TATTTTCATATATATTATTTCTAACTGCTCCCGTTACAGTCCCATCAGAATTATATTGAGGAAGATTAACATTACGGATTTTTCCATCTGTGGTATTAACATAATTTCCGTAGTATAATTGACGTATAGACTTAAAAAATCTATATTGTTCGGTATCTACACCCGAATCTTCATCTGCTACGAATATGACTGGTTGCCCCTTTGTAATGGTAGTAGGTACAGTTCCTGAGTATGAAAAAGTTTTATGAACTGTAAGAGGACTTACAATTATGTCTTTACCGGTTAATCCTTTTAAGTACCCCATTCATTAGAAATCTAACTTAACTCTAACAAGAGCTTCTTTAGTAAAGTCTTTTTTAAGAGGTTTACTTAATTTAGCTACTGCTAGTAAATCATTAGTATCATTATAAAGACCTACTGTAGTTATAAAAGTTTGAGGGGCATTTATAAAATCACTATAATATACTTCACCTGTAGAGCCGGTTATAAATGAAGGGTTTTCAGAATAATTAAATTCAGAATTTCTAGCTCTTATAAAAACGTAATCAGAAGTTACTTTTTCTTCACTATTTAATGTAAATTGAGCTTGAGCTACAATTTTATCAAATAATTTTTGAGGATTTTCTCCATTAACATTTGTATTTTTATTAGTGCTTAAACTAATTTTAGTATCTAAAGCCTCCGCATCTAATAGTAAAGTACCAATATCGGGTAGGAATAAACCATAATAAACTGGATCTGTGTCATCTACTGTTCCTGCGGAACCCGATCTTAAATTAAATACTCTTCCTGCTTCATTAAAACTAACTGTGTTAGTAGTAGCACTATCATCTGTGATAGCAAAGCCACTAGCTAATTTTAAGGTTAAAGATCCTGGGAGGATACCACCTTTATATCGAGCTCTATTAACTGATATAGCATAAAAATGTTGAGTCGCTGGGGTAGTACTCCCATATGTAAAAGCGGTGGATTCATCACCTAAAATAATATTTTGGAATTGTCCATACACTACTGAGGAAGGTGATCTTCCGTCAATATTAGAATCAAATAACAAAGAACCTGACCCTGCTGCGTTTCCATAAGCTATTGCAAATTGTACTTCTGCATCTGTATTTGCAGATTCTGTTTGGTAAACATTTAAAAAATATTGCCCACTAGTAGCAGCTTCCTGTACTGAAGAGGTATAAAATTCTGTTAATGTAGGAACATTCCCAGTCCATGCTCCTGCTGTTACAGAATCGGCACTAATTAAAAAATCTTCAGGTTGTAATCTATTAAATGACATCTATTATGCGCTTGTTTTTGTGATTGTTACAGGTATTGTTACCCTAGCACCACTATCTCTTCCAACTATTAATATACTAGTTTGTAGTGAACTATTAGAACCAAATAATGTGTTAACAGTAGTGGCTGTTAAGTTAATAGTAGATCCTATTACTGTTTTAGATACACTTGTACCATAAGTTTGAGTTGAATTGGTTCCTTCACTATTACCTTCTACACCTACCCCATTGTATGTACTTAAAGTTCTAATATCCGCGATGGTAGCTGAGTATCCGCTACTTTCAAATACTTGATTATTTCCTAAGTAATTTAAGGTTTGGGGAGTAATTGCTAATGAAGATCCTTGTTTTAATACAATGGTAGAAAATCCTGCATCTAATACAGGCATTTTAGCTGTACCTCTAGGAAGGGTAACTAATTTATATCTTAAATTTTGAGTAGAGTCTGGGAAGGCTTCTAATAAAGGCATATTTTCAATAGCTTGCCCAAAAAAAGCACTTCCTGAGGGGTGAGATGGGTTATATAAGGTATAATCTACTTCATCATCTGCTAAAGCAAATTGAGTAATTTTAAAGGAACCGTCTCCCCTTGCTAAAAGTTCTCTACCTTTAGTTGTAAGTATAGCATCTACTGTTACTACTGCATTATTTAAGTATCCCATAGTGTTTTAAAATATATTAATAAATATTGATAAATTTATTTTTCTATAATATTTGCTTGTTTTAATTCGTAAATTAATCTATCTCCTCGTTCTTTTAAGGCTTCTGAGGGGTATTGGGGTAAAATAATTCCTGAGAATGGTTGGAATTCATTTACCTCGTTGTTTTTTTCTACATTAGCTATTAAATATCCTCCATTTTTTACTATTCTATAGTGAGTAAAATGATCCACTACACTTTGACTTGTTATATAAGGGGATAAGGTAAGGTAATAACGTCCATCATCTCCAATAGCTGTTTCTATAATTTTATGGACTTTATTTTTATTATATTCAAATCTCATTTCATCCCCTACCTCAAAAGTAAAAGGAGTGGTAATAGGATTAAAAGTAGAATCAGTCTCTGTAGGATCCCAAGAAGCAGCATCAGGATGTAATCTAAAAGTAAATCCACCCTGTGCAAAAGTTGAAAGTTGGGCTGATGCTGTTAAAATAGAGAATCCACCTTGGTTGTTTAATACACTTCCTGTGTTTGAAGAGTAATAAGGTTCAAAATATGGTGAAAAAGTAGCATTTATTCCTTCAATAAGTACATCTCCTGGAGCATATTCTTGTATTGATCTAAAATCTCCATATTTCACAAAAAATCCTACAGAATAACCTTCAGATGGTGAATCTGAGGCTATTTGTACTTTTACCTCATCCCCACTTAAAAAATTATTAAAAGGAGTTTCTATAGGAATAGCTATCCAAGTAGTATTATCTGAAGTGGTGGATGTAGTAACCTCTTTGTACACCTCATCATTTACTACAATTCTTATTCTAAATGTAACGGGTGTAACTATATTGACAGAGGTAGGATCTATTTGTATATAAACATTACTACGAAATTTTAATCTAGTTCCTGCAGTATATGTATCACTTACTAAGGTATAGGCTATATTATCATATTCAATCCAATCATATCCCCCACCATCAGACTGAGAAATTGGGATAGAAGGGTATGAGAAGGTTATATCTTGGAATGTAGAATTAAATTGACTCGTATTATCACTAAGAGATGCGGTAAATCTACTAGTAAGATTTTGGGCATCAGTAATAATATCTTGTCCTTGAGTATTTGAAAAACTAGCAGTACTAGCATAAGCTGAAGGCGAAGAACCTGTTTCAGTAGTAGAAATTAAAGTTAAAGTCCCTACATCATATATGGTTTGTTCTCCTGATAGGTTTTGATTTAATACTGTGGCATTATCTGCTCTAATGACAGCTGTTTTTCCTTTACCAAAATTTTGAGTAACGTTTAAAGCTGATACTGAATCAACAGATGGTTTTGAGGTCCCTAACTCAGAATCTACTAAATATGTTATTCTAAATTGAGTTTTGTCTATAAGCTCAGGGCCTGCATCCCCTGCTTCGTCAAATACTGCAAAATATTCTTGGGTTTGCTCAATAACAGGTAATCCCCCTAATACTCCTCCTAAATCTAACCCTGTCTCAGCTTCTAATTGAGATTGGATATTACCTGGGTTAGGGGGAGGGGGGAAATAAGGAAATTGACCTGAATCTGCTCCTGTTAACTTTTTAGCCATCTTTTATTCTTTAAAACCTTGAATGTTAAATCCAACAGAACTTACTTTAGTTCCCTTATACCTACCATTAGTCCATGAAGTAGAACTATAATTTGAGTCTTGTACTGGGGCTTTCACTGCGTTTCCTTCTATTATTTGATCCAAGTTAACAGGGGTTAATATTCCATTCCCTTGGGGACTTGATGAATAATCTATATCCATAAATACACTAGATTCTCTATTACGCGATACGTTATTTAAAATTGGTGAATCACTTAGTAAAGTAGTATTAGTTACTAAATCTTCATTGTATATTACTTTAGAATTAAAGGTAACATCATTAAGAACTCCATTTATAAAATCACTTGGGAGATCTTGTAGTGGGTAGGGCTCAACGGTTATTGAATAAAAATTCCCCCCAGACCCAAAGTTATAGACAGCAGGACCTGTAGATATAAATGTGGCTGTTCCTGGATAATCTCCTAAAGTTTGTATTGTAATAGGGGTACCGTTAGTAATATTGTTATAATAATTTGATCTATCTTCAGTATTACTATCATATTTTCCAATTTTAAAACTATCTAAAGTAGAATTACCGTCTGTATAATATCTTATCTGTCCATTAGAGGTTATTTGTCCATATACATTTGCCTTAGTATTATCGTAAGGAGCTACAAAACTACCATTAGTTCCCTTTTCCCTTATATCTATAGTATTTAAATTACCATCAGTTACAGTAACCTTACTACCCCCTAATTCACCATTATAAAATTCTTCTTGTGTATCACGTGTTTCTTTTAAATTACCTACTTTGGTTATAAGAGTTTCTTGCCAACTTTGGGAAACAAATGAAGTAGGTACCATAGGACCTGGGGGGTAAGGTTTACTTCCTGTAATTAAATTACCTAAAGAATCAAATTGACTACCACTCCAATAATAATTTAAACCATTTACAGCATTAAATACCCCACCACCACCACCTTCAATTTGTCCTATTGTAGGTACAGTTGCTTCATAACTGTGAGAAGTTATACTAACTAAAGCTGGGTTGTGTTTGTTTCTTTCTAGTAAGTGTTGTTTAATAATAATCCCTGATGCTAAGCTGGATCTGGCAGGAGTAAAATCTTTAATCATTTTAAATAGAGAACTATCAAAATATTTTATTAATCTTACAAAATCTTTCCAATCATAAGGAGCAGAGTATTTTTGGAAATAACTTTCTGCTTCTTTATTTAGTGCTAGATATGAAGTTTCACCTGCTACTTCAAATTTGCTAGGATCTCCTATATACGAACCTAAATCAAAGTTATTATTATAAGTAGCAGCTATATCATCATTAATTTCATTTTGAGGAGAAAATCCTACTTCCATATAATGAACATCAGGAACTTCTTTTGTAGTATTTAGTGCTTTTTGTTGTATACTACTTATGTTACTTAGGGTAGTACCTGTAATAATGGGGTTATTTTCTTCAATTTTATAGGAAACTCTATTTTTAATACCTACAACAGGTTCTTTATAATAAACAAATTCATTATTTTCAATAAAAGTGGGTAGGTTTTGAGGGGGGTAATTATAAACCTGATCACCAGCACTGGCAAATGAAAGGTATTTAAAAGAACCCGCTCCTCCAGCAATCACTCCTTCGGGGTCTCCTGATCCCGTTGTAGATCGGGGATGAATAGATACATATGAAGGATCTGTAGAATTAGCTGTGGTATTTAAATCTGATCCTAAGGGGGCCCTAAAAGCTAAATTATCTAATCCTGTATCTAAGGAAAAGGGATTCATTATAAGATTATCTACCTCTTCCCCACTTAAGACATCTTTATAAAATCTTAATTCTTGGAATATAAATTTTCCATTATTAGTAGAGGCATTTCCATATATTTCTGTAGTATCTCCTGAAATTACATTAGAACCCGCATTACTATTAATTTTATATACGCGTTTAAATCCATCATTACCATGATTTGTGCTGCTTCCCACCACAGCTATATTTTTATTTAAAATTCCTATAGTCCACCACTCCCCATTAAAAAATGGAGCCTTTATTCCTGCTTGCCCATTACCTATATCAAGTGTTCCCCTATATGTAGTCCAACTTCCTGAAGGTATAGATCCATCATAACTCCCACTGTTCTCAGCATTACCTGTATATCTTAATGTGATATCATTACCAAAATTTGCAAGTATGTGGTCTGTATTATTGGGGGGCAGTGAACCTGAGATCCATTTTGTTCTAAAAAATACTCCATTAGGTACCCCACCTCCCCATTTAGGATGTAATGTAAGCTTTGTTTGGAATCGACCCTTAGTCATCCCAAAATTAGAAACTTCTTCAAATGTTTTCCATCTAGTACTATCACTTTTATAACCTCCAAATTCGGATACTCTTAAAATTGCCTCAGGTATACCAAAAGTATTAATTAAAGCTCTTAAACCTTCAACAGATCCTTTCTTTTTAAGTAAAAAAGGAAGATTATGGAATATACGTTTATAAACCCCTTTTACAGCATCTTCTTTTGGTTCAGGATCTGCTATATCTATAGTAGTAGTATTTATTTCTCCACTTCCTGAAATGATACCTGTACCTCCTTCTGAGTTAACAGTTGTTAAAGCAGATGTTAAATCTAAGTCTGATATATTATTTTGATAAACATTTATACCCATAGAGGTAAGGGCATCTCTTACAGCATCTTTAGATATACCCCTATCTAATCTATTATCACCATCATATCTATTAGAAATATCTTTTATATAAACCCAAATGTTATCAAAATGTTGACCCACCATATCCATGAACAATAGATATGAAGCATTTCTCTCATCAGATTGAACATATTCAGGTAAACTACTAACTAATCTATCAACACTTTCATTATCATAATTAGAGGCTGAAAGGATTTGAGTGTTTAGCCATGAAAGGGCATCTGCACTTCCTGTTCCTGCTAAAGTATAGGTTGGAGTTGAATTAGTTTTAGGATAGATATTTGAAGAACCTGATGAGTAATATTGGTATCTTTCGTATCCATCAAAATTTTCTTTTATTTGGCGTATTTGTTGTTCTAATACGACTGTACTAGAGGATATACTAGTGTTTGATAATGAATCTAAAATAGATATTTCATTTTCATACCCCTCAATTAATCCCACTTTGTAATAAAAATTCCTAACCCTTTCTTCTGCTGAGCTAAAATATACAAAATTGTTAAAGTCACTGTAGTCTATATTTACCTTTATACCTTTGTTATTTAATAAGGCTTGTATTTCATCATATGATGATGATAAACTAATATTTAAGATATCATTAGAAGATTTATAAATCGTGTCATTATTAGATTTATCTGCTACATTAATATTAAAATTAGGAGCTCCTATTTTTTTGGGTTGGGGTTTTGGAAAAACTTTAGGCTCAAACCTAATACTATATGAAACTTCATCTGCAGTTTGTAAAGATACTGTTAAAGAATCTTTTATTTCTATTTGCTCTGGAAGTGCTTCATATAGTTTTACTAAAATTGAATATTGTTGAGTATTAGTAGTGTCTAATAATATATTATTAGCTATTGAAATAATATTATTTCCTAAATCTAATCTAAAATCTTCAAAGTAAGGAGAATCATTTAAATCATTTAAAAAAACTAAAACCCCTTCTTGTAGTTCTTCATTAGTTAAATTATTGCTAACTATTCTAACTTCTGTCCTATCTGAAGATATTTGAGTTATAAAAAATGGGGATTCTAAAGAAGAAGATATTTCATCTCGTAAGAAGTTATAATATACTGTATAATTACCCTGATCATATCCTTCTCTTTTTAAATCTTCTTCAGGATCTACAGTTACCGTGGATACTGAATTGGTTACATTATTATAGTTTAGAATTACCCTATAATTGGTGTATTGTGGATTAAAGTGTCTTAATAAACCTTGCTCATCATATATGGACAATTCCACCCTATCAGTTTTTGGGTTAAATTGTGAAACTGAATCAAAGGCAGGGATTAAGGAAAGGTCTTTGCTGGTGTAACTTTCTACTACATCTCCTGTTATTTTATTTAAAGTTACCTCAGCCATTAGTATTATTTTGTGTTGCCTCTAATTGTGCTATTTGAAGATCTGCTAATTCTTTTTGAGTTGCTAACAAATCAGTTCTTAAAGAAGATATTTCAGCATATAAAGCATCTAATTCCTCATTAGTTTGCTCGTCTCCTACATACTCAGTACTTTTTTGAATTAAAACATTATGAGAATTTACACCTGTTTTGGGTATTTCAAAAAATAAATTATCATATGCTACAAAAAATTCCTCAATAGTTAAAGTATTATCTTCTTCTACGGGTTGGGGTGGGAGTAATTCTTTAAAAGAAGTATCTATAGTTTTAGTATACTTAGTTTTATCAAATACTGTTTTATTTAATTCTACCCTTGTACTCATCCATTTATAACTTTAAAATAATAATTATCATCTAAAATTAAAACTTGATTATCTATAGGAACTTTTAACATTATTTGATAGTACCTCTCAGGTTCTAATCCATTCATATACACATCAAAATAACTACTAGTGGCATCAGCACTTACTCTAGTATAAATATCATCGAAACCTACTACAAATTCATTAGTATCTAAATCTTTTATAGCATATGATGAAGATATTGGTAAGTAATGTTGAGTAGTATAAATAGAAGAAGTTTGGTAAGTTCTTGGGGGGAATTTAGGTCTACAATTTATTTTAAATCTGTGTATACTTTCCCTTCTAAATTCCCCAGGATTATTGTCTAGTGTTGCTACTAAATCGTGAGTATTAATTATAGGTATAGAGGAAGAAGCAGTAGCAAATAAATGATCTTTCCATTTAAATTCTAATTCTGGGGGGTATATAGTATTAGTATCAATAGAATAATACTTTATAGTAGCCTGTTTATAAAGTCCCCCTGCTTCATCAGTTTTACTTTGTTTTACAATAAATCCATTATTATCAAAACCATTACTAGTTAAACCTTTAGATTGGCTATACCAAGTCTTAAAAATATCAGTAACATTAACATTTAAGTCTTTATTACTAGTATAATTATAAGTTTGGGTAGGAGTTATATTTAACCCTAAGGCCGATCCTGTATACCAAGTGCCTCCTCCTGCTACATTACCATATGATCCTGTTACATTAGGACCCCATCCTGAGGTTTCCCAAGCGTCTGATCCTGAATAAGACCTATAAACCCACCCACACCCATTGCTTACTTCAGGTGTATCATTATAATGGCCTGTCCCCATATTCCACTCTTTAGATACGGGAAATACTTCTACTGTGGTACTTGTGTTTAAATTTTCAACAACAGCTATATAACACTTTAGATTGACTTGTATATTTTCAAAAGAACTACCTGTACCATAAGAAGAACTAATAGTAGTATCTACTAAGGAGTTAATTTCATCCTGGGAAAATTGCACAAGGTATCTACTTAATTCGCCATTTACATCTGTACTAGTTTCTATAATAGAATCTAATCCTGTGTTTTTAACAGGATATTTAGAATATATAGTAGTGTCTTTAGTAGGGAATAATTTATATACAGCCATATTAGAATGTTGTTACTCTGCCTCTTATATCAGAATTAGGAAATTTAACTTCGAAAATAGAAGGATCTACTGAGGGATAAATAACATTATTTAATGTAGCTCCTGGTATGTCATATCCATATTGGGAATAATTGCCCCCTGTTTTGTTTGATATATTAATATTACCAACTGTTTGTACTCCTTCTACCTGATCTAATAAAATAAATAATTCTTTAAGAAGGATAGGTTGGTTTATTTGTATATTTTTTATATTAAAATAGGATTTTAGTTGTGTTATACATTTTGAAATTACCTCATTACTATTATAATTAGGGTATGTAATAATATCAAAATCAACCCCTATATTAACAATATAAGCATCTGATAATTTTATAGAATCGTTAGCACTTCTATACTGAGACAAATAAGTAGTAAGATTTTGTTTTAAAGCATCAGTAGCAGTTGTTAACTGGCCTTCCCCATTATAAGCTGCTATATATAAATTTAAAGTTTTTATACTCTCCCCAGGAGATAAAGAACTAAGCTTTGTAGGTTCTATATAAGCTTTAGCAATAGTACCATATTCTGGGGGTAAGCTTAGTGCTCTTATTAAATAATCTTCTTGAGTTACTGTTCGTAGTTGCCCCCCAAAAGTACCTAATGAATTATTTCTTAGTTCTTCAATGTTATCTCCATCATCACCCCCACTTGCCCCTCCAGGGTTGGTTGCAAAGAATGAGTTAAATATGTCTTGTGCTAGGTTATTAGTATTATCTAAATCTGCTTGTTGAAATTGTATATCTCCCGTTACACTGTTTAATACATTAGATTCTACATTAGAAGATACTCCCCCTCCTACTAAATATCTAACAGTTAGTGTAGTATTTTTTGGGGCTATACCGTAAGTTTTAGTATATAAAAAATTAGTAGGATTAAAAGCTGTTTGTAACTTGTCTTTACCATAGGGCAATCCTATACCTACATTTGTAGGATTAGGCACAAACACAGCATCCGAATCATTTTGGGTTCCTGCTCCAAATTGTATATCTAGTTGGGTTTTAGATTTAAAGCGAGTAACATACCTTCTAGGTACTTTTTTCAATTTGAGTAAATATGGTACTTCACTATTATCAAGTGATAGATTTGGATTAGGCCCAAATTTATCTCCTTCATTTTGAACATTTTTTAACGTTTCAAATACTGTTTCTTGAGCTAAATAGGGTACTTCAGTCCACTTATTACCATCACTATCTGTAATGTCTAATACTCCTACGATATTGGCTCCGTTAATAGTTACTGTGGAAAATCTTTGAGCATCTCCTGTGAAAGAGAAAGTTGTAGTATTAATAGTAGCGGATATAGCTTTTCTAGATTTTTTTAACAAAAACCTTTCAGCGTTTGCACCATCAACCGTATACACAGTAATTTCTGTGGGATCCATTGAAGATGACACCGTAAAATCAATAGAATCTTGTACTAAAAATTTAGTACTATTCCCTAAAGTAGAAGAAACTACAGCATTTTCTTTTATTTTAAGAGCATACCTCCAATCTGGTTGGTAGGTACCATTTGTTAGTCTAGCAGGGATTTGTTGATAAAAATCAACATCTACTGTGGCTACACCTGTTGCTTTAGGTTTATAACCCATCATATATGCTAAATCATACAAGTTAGGTTCTTGACGGGCGTATTGTAAAAATGTTTCTTGAACTTGGTTATCAATATAAAAGGACAGTACATCTCCTACATAAGAAGCCATTTCAATAAACATTGATCCTGGAGAATTAGCACTAAAATCATTATAAGTGTTGGGAAAATAGGTTTTAGAAAATTCTATTAACCCCCTTCTAAGAGTATCAAAATCTCTGTTTATATATTTTATATCTTTATTTGTGTTAGCCATTAAGCACTAAAATTTAGTTCAAGAGTATCATTTTCATTAAAAACCGCGTAAGACATAATAACTTTTAATGTTAACCCATCGGGGTCTCCAAATACTTCTAGTTTCTTCAAATCAACCTCAGGAAAGTGTGTAAATAAAGAAGCTTTTACAATCTGCTTAACAGTTTCGTAGGTGTTGTCTGTTAATTGATCAAATAAAATATTTTTTAAACCCCCACCATAGTCTGGGTTTAAAGGTCTTTCTCCAGGGCTAGTATAAAAAAATACTGCTAAGTTAGAATTTATTTGGTCTTTTGTAGTATAATTAACTTTAAAAGGAGTAGATGAACCTGATACAGCAAATGCTGAGAAAGGGTAAGCAACCCCAACAGCCTTCCTAGGTTGTTTATCTAAAGGGAATATGTTGGTTTGCTTTATAGCCATTATTTACTATTCATTAACCCCATTATTTGATCCATGTTAACTTCTCCTGCAGGTAAGTCCCCCCCAGGTACCCCTCCTTGGGGATTAAAAGGTTTGGGTACATTTTGAGAAGTAAATTGAGTTCGCATATCTCCTAATATATTTTGGTATGCTGCTCTTTTTTCCTTTGAGCTCATTGAAGGACCATCAACAACCTTTTGGGGTTGAATATTTTCTACAACTGTTTGTTTAGGGGATTTGACTGCCTCAAGTAAAATATCTTTTAATTCTTCTTGTATTGCTTCCTTAACTGCTTGTTTTATTAATGATTTTAACGCGTTTTGTTTCATTATTTATAAATATTTAATTAATCTGCCCTTAAATTATCTCTATCTATTACAAATTTTAATTCTTCTATTAATACTGAAGGTTCTTGAGTGAAGGATAATTCTGAGCTTAAAAGAGCAATTCCACTTTTGTTTAAAGCATTAGCTCTTTTTCTGTTTATTCTTGAATTAAAGGGGATTTCCTCAATTTCAAATGTAAATCCTCTATAAGTAGTTTCTAATAAGCTAGATTCATTTGCTTGTATAACCTCTTCTACAAATTCTACAACTTTAGGGTCTAAAGGTTCAATTTTATTTTTTAAAGAAGGCTCATCACTCCCCTCAATACACTCTAATAAAGAGAAGTCTAATTTTTCTAATTGACATATAAAATCTTTTAAAGCATTAGCAAATAATTGTATGGCTATATTGGCAGATATTAAACCATCTTGTATAGGAATTAATTTTGGGGCACCATTTCCCTTAAATTTACCTTTTTCCACTGCATTTTGGCCTGCTGATATCCCTGAGGATACTACACCTGGTATGGGGAGGGGAACAAACATACTACCGATAGCAACACTTGTTGCCACTGTAGATGTTGCTTTAATAACTGCTAATACTACATTAACTAGAGTACTTGCCCCCGATATAGAACTCCCTATTCTATCCACAGTTGCATATACCCTTGATAATAAGGTTACAATATTGTTTCTAGTGTTTATAATTTTTTCTAATTGTTGGGGAGGAGGACATACTTCTAAATCACTTGTAAGGTTAGTAATTTTACTAGTATACTTGTTTTTAATTTCTGCTATTTTTTGCATAATAAGAGTTACCAATCTCTGTATACTAGGGAGAGGAGGCAGCAAGGACAATATCTGCTGATTATCATTTGTAGGAGTACAAATACTAGCCATTATGTTGTAAAATTATTTTTAGATTTAGCTCTGCTCTGCAAACTCGCTTTTACAGAATTCAAAGTAGGTACTACATTAGCTGAAGCTAAGGGGGTTGATGCTAGTTTAGCATTAGGGGGTTCTCCTCCATAAGCTGTAAAAAATTGAACTAAAGCATCTATCATAGATACTAACTGAGTTATAGTAATATCCCCCTTTAAAAGGGGCTCAGTAGCATCTTTATTTCCTAAATAAATTTTATTAGTAGCTATTATAAATTCTTTAGAATCAATATTAATAGAAGAAGGAGAATTTAAACTAATAGAGTTATTAGAAGATAATAATATACTATCTGTTTTAGAATTTAAAACAATTCTCCCTGAATTGAAAAGGATTTGGTTTGCTGTATATTCGCTAACTTTAGTAGGAGCCTGTCTGTAACTATTATAAGTTTCACTTGAAGTTTCTAAAGGAATTTTTTGTCCTTGCGTAAAATAAGCTGAGGATTGATCTTTGTTAACATCTTCAGATATTGGAATCCAACTATCTTGAGTTAAATCTTGAGGTTGACCATTTCTAATTATAATAATAGGATCTCCATTTTCACCTACTGATGACCATTTATTTGAGGAGTTTTTTAATGTACTTCCTAATCTAATAGAATTACCCCACCTTCCTTCTAGAATATGATCCCCGATATAAAACTGTAAAGGGTAAGTATTAATTTTTTCATTAAATCCTTCTCCTAAGTCAATTTCCGTAGAATTATCATTAACCCTTCTTATATCTTGTGGTATACCTTCCGAAGATTTTTCATAATCTTGTTGGGAATTACTATTAGGAGATTGAGTAGGGTCTGGGAGAGCATTATGATGTTGACTATTCCATAAATTTATAGGGGGAAAATAATAGGCTTCGGTTAAATTAGTATCCTCTTGACTATTGGGGGATGCTAAAAATACTATGGACACTAATTCATTAATTAATGGGAAAAATTTTTGATTAGGAAAAAGAGGAGAAGCTACATTTACCACCTCAGTAGCAAATGGAAATTTAACACTATCAAAAAAAATAGTACCTACACCATTCCACTCCCCATAAGTTTTAAACTCAGGATGGTTACTATCTAGTATAATATCCTTCACCCTCACAGAAACTATATTAGTCCCTGTTTTAGGAGGAGTTAATGAGGAATTTTCGTTACCCCTAACAAGTGCTGATATGCCATATTGTTGTTGGGGCATTATTTTTTATCCTTGCCAAATTTCTTTATTTCACCTAATAACTGCTCTTTTTCAGCGTCTGTCATGCCAAAATTGTCATCATCAACATCATTTTGAACTGCTTTTTGGACAATATTTGCCATTTTTATAAGCTGCTCATCATTTTTAACAGATATTTCGAGATATTCCTTAAGTAAAGGAACTACCAAGGTAGCATCCCCAATATCCTGAATAAGAGGTTTTAGCTCAGAAATAAGAGTAGAAATTTGTTCTTCTTTTTTCTTTTGATTATTGTAAATTTCTTCAAGAAGATCAGAAAATTTTTTACCTCCAAATATATCTTTATCTAATTGTCCCATGACAATAAATATAAATATTAATCAAAGTCTACATACCCATTTTCTAAATAGAAAATATAGTTGTCTTTAAATATATTACTTAGTTGGTCTGCAATACGAGTAATGTGAGGGGTTTTAACCTCTACTATTTCCCTAACATAAAGGTAAATAGCTTTTTTATTAAAAATATTTAACCCTTCTCTTTTTCTAAAAACTTCTAATATAGCATCTGCTACTTTAGCGTCTTTTTCTTTAGGAAATAATTTATAAATATTTTTAGTACAATATTCAATATAGATATCTAAAAAATCAGAAAGATCATCTTTTTCTGTTGGGTTATAATCTAAATCATATGAATATTTATCATTATGATAGAGTTCTTCAACAGGAGCTTTATCTACTCGTTTTTTATAGTTTTTAGTATTTTCTATAATTAAATATCGCTTAGCAATAGTCCCAAAGTATGAGAATGCTTTAGCCCCACGTTCTGGGTTGAATAGATGAATTTTACTAAGGAGAAATGTAATTACTTCATGTTGTAAATGTTCTATCTCATTTACTTCTGTGTAGTAAAATTTAAAGGTATGAATTATATTCTCGGTTAGCTTAAAAAAAGCGTAGTGGATCTCATCTCGATAGATCCTACTACGCTCTTCCGGGTCAATTGTATTGTTATACTTTACTATAGCATCTTCGGTTGCTTGGGTAAAATATTGATTTTTTGTTTTCTTTTTTCTTTTTCTTACTTCACTCATAATTTATCCATCCTAAATTGGGATAGAATTCTCTGAAGTTCTTTAATTTGTTCATACATGAAGCCAATCTCGTCATCGCTTTTAAAGATGCCACGTTCATCTATTTTTTTGAGCTTTTCATCAGAGATTTCTATTATTCGACTTAATTGATCCAAGTAAGTTATATACCCTGCTAGTATATCTTCTTGTTTTTCATTTTTACGTAAGAGGTTAAAGGTTGTGAATCCTAAGATCACAACCAAAACCCCTAATATACTGATGACGATAGTTTCTATCATAATTTATCAAAGATATTTTTTAAATTCTCATTTTTAAGCTGAGAAAGTGCTTTATCTTTTGTTGATTTTTTGACTTCTTTCTGTAATGTAAAATTACTTTCCTGGGTAGGCACGGGATTTTTAAACTTAGGTAACCACTCACGTTCAAATTCAATACGGGCAGCCATCAGATCTGCTTGGTGTAGAATAAATGGGAGAGAAGTACGTGGCTTTTGTTCTGGTTGGAATGAGAATAGGTATTTTTTGTTGCCCTCATCATACAAACCATCATGTGTTTGAATAGCAACCATTTCATTAAAGCTATATCGAATCCCATGGGATTGGAGTAAAAACAAACCACGATCTGGGACTGAAGCAAATGGGACGGCTTTATTAAACATATAATCTTCCCCTAATTTTTCTCGTCTCCACTTATCAGTCTGGGGGATGTATGATTCGTTCTCTTCATCTCCCATTTTCCCCAAATCATGATTAATAGCGGAAAATACAAGTTCTTCCTCGGTAAAAGTAGACATGTCTGCCCCTTCATCAGCCCATAATCCCTGTTGTTTAATAGCACAACGAACAACTCGATTTACGTGTTCAACATAACCACCTGGGAAGGCATTGTGGTATTCTTTTTTATGAGCAGCAGGCATCATCATAATGCGGTCCTCATATTTCTCGTAAAACTCAAGAAGTTTTTCTCTGCGAGGTGATGAAATATAAGTTTCAATATTCTCGCAGAATTCATCCCAATTGGATTGGATCTGTTCAGCTGTAAGCATAATTAAACTTTGTTATATTCGTTAGGGGTACGAGGTTCACGATCTACTATGGACTTGATATCTTCAAGTAAATCATGGCATTCTTCTATAGACTTAAGCATCTCAGCTATATCTCCTTGCCCTCTATTAACCCAAAATTTTAATTGTTTTAAGCGTGATTGTCCCGCTTCTAATTTATTTTGAATGTGATCTCTAAAATACATTTTTTTTTTGATTTAAAACTGGAAGTTACGATGAGGATTTTACGAAATCAAGTTGCTTTTTAAGGAAAGCACACTTTTCATATTCTTCTTCATTTTCATAAAACTTAATTGACATTTTGTATGCTTTAGTTAATTTTTTATAATCCTCTTCTCTTAATATCTTTTGATGATAATCATCCTCTACATCAATTTTTTCAACAAACCCATATGCCCTAGCATATAACATCCTTTCCCCAGCATATTCAATTTCTTGTATTGAAATGGAAGGATCGGCGGCACCAAAAAAATCAATTAATTGTTTGTTATAGAAAAGATAATTATTAATAATTTTCCAAAACATCCTAATAAAGTATTTAGGATGATTTTCATCTATTTTAGGAAGTGCACGAGGATTATAATAATTGTAACTCCTCTCATTCCAACCCCAACTGTTAGAAGATGAATCAAATGAACCAAATATCTTATCTATATCCAAAATATTTTGTTTATAAATATGTTATAGTTTATTTACAATGATAATCTGCCGCTCTCGTGGCGATTTGTTTGTTAGGTTTAATATTAACTTTATAACCATGTGATGATGCCCATCCCCTAGCAGCTGAAACTAATCTGTTACTCATGTAATATTCATCCTCATTGTAATCCATATCAATTTCAAATCTAAGGCCTGGGAATTCTTTAGATAATGGTTGTACTACTTGCATAGTACGTTCTGTTTCTAACCACAAACGGGACCAATCATCTTTAATAGGAGGAAATACTTCTTTCCAATAAATGTAATGAACTCCTCTAAATGGGTAACGATAAGCTATTGCTGTAACGTATATAATTTCTGATCCTACTCTTTGGGAATCACTTCCAATATGAATTTCAACGTGAGGTTCGTTTTTTACTATATTCCTTGTATGGATAATGGGACTAACTTTTTTCCCATTTACTGTTCTAAAATTCATGCGGTGAGAGAGGGATTCGAACCCCCGTTACGTTTCCGTAAACTTGTTTTCAAGACAAGCGCAATCGACCACTCTGCCATCTCACCGAATTGCTACCCTTAACGGGCAGCAATTTCGGATTTAATTTGCTCCAAATCTCGAGCGAGATCACTATAGAGACTCCCAAAGTCACGTTCAAGATCCCTATCTACTTCGTCAAATGAGTCATCGACATCATCAATCGCTTCTTCAAGATCGCGAACACGATTGTAGAGGTTAAACATAACAGCGAACGTAGCAGCAAAAGCAGCTGCAATAAAATAAGGAATAAATTCCATAATAAAAAAATTAAAAGGTTAAAAAATTAAAGGATATCCCATTCATAAGCCGCTTGTGTGTAAGCGGATCCCATACCAAGATGGGGATTGTCTTTAATAAAGGCCATTGCGGTAGACCTAACTTCGGACCTCAAACCGTAAATTTCGGCTTGCTCAAGAATCATTTCAACAGTCATGCTTCTTTCTATCATTTTCTAAATATACAAAAATTTTTTTAAATTCAAAATTTTGTGATCCGGGGGAGGCAATTCCTCCCCCTTCACACAAACAACATGGCTTACGCTGCAAACTCCTTTGCAACGTCGTAAAGTTCTTGGTTAACCTTCAAGTCCTGCTTGAAGTTCTTGATTCGGCGAGCTTTGCGGAGCTTAACACCACTCACATACTCAAAGTCACCTTCAATAACCTTTTCTTGAACGACATTAAACACGTTCCAAAGGTCATCACCCGCATCCTCTTTACGGACTGGGGCCAAGATCGCATCAAGATCAATCTTGTAAACATCTTCGATTTTTTGTCCTTCTTGGACTTTAAATCGAGTCGCAAGCGCCTTACGAGCAAGATCGTACTTTTGCTCATTAGTAAGTTTGGTTTGCTTGAACTTATTCATGCTCTCAACAGTCAAGGGCAACTGCTCAACCATTTCGGTCATGGTTTCACGGAGGGTTTCAAAATCATAACCCATGTGGCGAATTTTCATTCGACCAAACTCTTGGTCGGCAATAACCAAACCATTAGAGCAAACCAAGCGATACATACCTGCTTGGAAGGTAAACGAATTTTTACCATCGTGAGAATTCGTAAGGATGATTTGGGGATAAACCGTATCACCATCATTACCTTCAACAACAATATCTGTGTTGCGGAAAGTAATCATATGCTTTTGAGTACCCTTGGTATGGGACTTACGAGCATTAACTTGTTGGGCACTAACAACACCCCATCCAAGTTTTTCCATATCTTCAATCACTCGGAAAGTGGGGATGTGAGTGTAATGTGCTGAAACCTCCTTGCTGGGTTTCTCGGTAAATGCTGTAGGGCAATTTTTGCGAATTTGCTCTTGGCTCAAGAACTCCATGTTCTCTTCGTAGGTGGTCATCAAATCTTCCATGTTTAAAAAATTAATTTGTTTTTTCGCGTTTTTCTCGATGCCCGGAAGATACGAAAGGGATCCGGCGCCGCCAAATTTTATTGCAAAGGAAAGATGACTTTTATATGACGTACGATATTTATTGGTATGAATTTAGAACAATTATTGTTAGAGGCATTACTAGAAGCTGAAGACTCTCAAAGTTATAAAGCTGCTCTTAAAAACACAGGAAAAGACATTAAGGATGGGGCAAAGGAACTTATAAATGTTGCTAATGATGCAGGTGCCGCTGCTTTACAAAAATTAAAAGATAGTGAAGCACTTAAAAAAGCTAAAGAAGAATTATCCGATCCTAAAAATAGAAAAGCAGTCGCTACTAAAGGAAAAAAAGCTATAGGAACAGTACTCAAAGTTCTAAATTCAACTATGGATACTGAAAAAAAGAGAGACTTCCTTAGAAAATATTTAGTTAGCAATACTTTTATTGGGTTAGGTTTAGCCGCTGAGCTATGGGATATAGTTAGAAGAGAAGTTAGAAGGGCTACGGATGTTAGCAAAGATATACCTTTTGTTGGGAATGTAAATACTGGGGGAGGGATTAATTTACCTGATCCTGAATGGTTAAACATAGCGGGGGAAGCTGTTTGGTATTTAATAGCTATTAGAGTTATAATGGTACTCTACGCAGGTAAAGATGCATACTTTTCTAAGAAAGATGTTGAAGAAGGTGAAATTAATGAGAACCAAGATCTTATCACCCCTGAGATGGAAGCTGCGATTTTAAAAGGGTTAGATAAGTTGATTACGAAATCGTAAGATCTACCCCATAAAAAGTTTCTATAGATCCACTTATAACCTTTACATTAGGAGCAGAAAATAAAACTAAATCTTTATTTATTGTAGATGTTGGGGTAAAAGTAAATGTAGCTGTGGAATTTGGGTTAACTATAAAACCTGCATTTGAAACTCCCCTTACCACAGTACAATTAGATAAACTACCTAGTGAAGCAGAATTAAAAATATCTTTATGAACGTAAGTTTCACCATTAAAATATCTAGCCCCTTCCATAGCAAAATAAGCTGTTGTAGTAGCATTATTTACTAAAGTAAAAGTAGCAGCAGATGAAAAATCACTAGAGTGAGTAGTATAGCTTCGTAGTTCTTCTCTTGTAGGCATACTAATAAATATTAATTATCTACATCTATTACTCCCCCTCCTCTCCATTTTCCTCGTTTAATGGATACACCCCCCTCACCATACATTTTAGTTACAGACCAATCACCAGGTAAAGTTTTTACTTGTTTTTGTATGTAAGCTAAGTAAAATCTACCACGTCGGTTATCCATTCCCTTTTCTTCACCTTCACCAGCTTTTGGTACTATATCAAGTTGCTTAACAGGAATAGGGGTTTTATCTGCTTGTTCAATAAAATCACGAACACATTGTACTACAGTAGCTAATACTCTATATTGTTCTTGGAAATTGGTTTCTTCTTCTTGTCCAAACTCTACATCAAATGATACATTATAAGAACTATCAAATGTTACTTCTTTTGGACCAGCATTTTTTTCTCCTCCAAGTGCCCTTCTTAGACCTCGACTGTAGTACTCATCACTAACTTTAACCCACCCCATAAAGTTTACTTTATATTTATAGCCCTTATCATTTTCAAAATTATAAAAAAACGATAAATCGGCTGTCCACGGTTTATTATCATCACCAGGGTGTTTTTTACCAATGTTAGCTAAACGGCTAAGCTCGATAGTAACGGTAGGTTTAGAACTTAGAGGGAACGGTTTGGCAGTTCCCTCACCAACCTCACTTAGTATCTCCGTATATACCTCGTATAGCTTCAATCTCTAGTAGTTCTAGTATTGTTATTTTGCGGCTTTGGAGATCTTTCGCGGTATTGGCCTAACTGCTCGGGACGTGGGGTATTAGACAATGTAGGACCGTTATTTACGGGAGGAGCCGTCCAATTTTCAACAGGAACATAATAAACTGTTTGTGTGTTAGGGTACCAAATATTAGGAGTATAATTCCTATTAACGTGTTTTTTATACCCACGATACCAATACCCTTCAGCAGGATTAGGACAATTTTCAAATGGGTAAAACTCGTCACACTGGCGGTTTTCTTCCCCTTCACAACATTCAATTTCCTTTTGGACAGAACACCCCATAAGGAGGAGGGCTGGGATTATTAGGGTGAGTTTTTTCATTTTTAGAATCCGGTTTGACCCCCACTATGGACTAATGCTTCCATCATATGATCTCCTAGTGTTTTTAGGTAGTTACAAATTTGTTTCATTTGGTGGCTAAAATATCTGCAACTTTTTGCTTCATACTACTAACAGCAGTAGACCATGACTCTTCCTGATTATCTACGTTTTGAGGTTGACGACCTATACTAGAAGAATTTAACCATCTACGAATAGCAATGATACGTTCGGCTTCAATATCCTCGTTTTTATTTTTTTCTGCATTTTGGATGTACTCGGATTTAGCCTTTTTATACCAAGCATCGTGTGTCCATCTTAATACTTCAACTTGGCCTCCTAATCGTCCTTCGGTATTGCCTGTAGTATAATAGAGGTTTACATTGACTCCAATGGTTTCGGGTAAACTAATAAAATATTCGGCTTGTTTTACCGCTTCATTAAAAGTCATATCTTCTTCAATTTCATAACGAGAATCATGTACAAACTTACCACCTTGCTTATCCGTACTCATAGTACGTACTTTAAAGACAAAAACGTGAGGATATTTAGTATATGTATCAAGCCCTTGGGTAAAAGTTTGGATTGGTCCTTCTTCTAAATTTTTTTTAACCAAGTCATCCGCAGCATACATTCCTTTACCACCGGGGCCACCTTTAACAGGGAATACTACTTCTTTACCACCCGCATCTAATCTATTAGATTTCATAAATTTACCGGGGCCCGTAATAGTCATAGGGAGTTTTTCACCCCCTTTAGCATTTTTAAAGTAAACAGTATCACCCTCTTTAAACTTGAGTTGATCATCGGCATATTTTTGCTTTTCATCAAGTGGCCCCTCTTTTAAATCATACTCATTAGCAGCAGCAGAAATTGCATTATAAGCATCAAGAACGTTAGTGCTAGGATTAATATTAACCCCAAACTTATTTGCTTGACTTAAAAGATCCTTATATTTCTCATACTTGCCAGGATATTCGGTAAAAAATTGGATAGCATTCCAATCTCCTTTAATACCAGTAGCTTTAGCATAGCCTAAAGAACCTAATGTGCTAGTATCAAGTTTAAGGGGAATAATAGCTTGGAACATATTTTTAATACCACGCAATGGGTTTCTCTCAGCGTTTGATTCTCCCAAGAAGGCTCCTAAAACGACATCATTCTCATGTAGATCCGTATATCCTTCCACCTCACTCTCTAACCTACTACGTACCTCCCTTATCTTACCAAAGAGAGCATCTTGTTCGTCTCTCCAATCCTGTTCGTATTCAATCTCGTCGGCATAATCAAGTTCCTTATCGGTTGGATCGTAGTACCCTTCCTCAAAATTACGATCGGAGCTACCACCGGGTTCACTAGCTTTAAAGCCGGCATCCTTGATTTTAGCCATGTGCATGTCCATGTATTCTTTGGCTTTTTTACGCACGCCTAATTTGTCGGCAATGTTGAGGATTTCGGTGTATAACCGTGTTACATCGTCATTATATTCATCAACTGTGATTCCCATAGAACCCAGTGCTTTGCGCTCTAAATTGAAGAAATTACGGTGTTTTATAGCGAAGTTCAATACGGTAGGGGCGGTTCTGCTGAATCCCTGGTGGACAATAGCTTGGTTTTGGACCAATTTATGAGCGCTGGGACATATATCGGAGAAGTTAAATGTTTCACCCATGATGGTGAAATCGGGCATAGTAGTATTCTCGGATAAAAATTTTCTAAAGTTATTTAACTCTTTCATGTTGTTTTATATGTTCTTATTTTATATATGTAAATAAATTCCCATTTTTAATTTCATAAGTATAGGTTTTATTATTTTCTTCATATGAAACTAAACCACCCATTTCTTCAACGGCTTTTTTTATAACTTCTTCTACAATACGGGCGTTACCTGCAGCTATTAAACCTACTGTAATAGGGTCATTAGGGGTTTTCCCTCTTTGTTTCCTTTTAGTGTCTTTTTTTAAAGCTACCTCCCAATCATCTAATACCATTTTTGTTACATTAAAGGGAGTGGGGGTGACCATCCATATATTATGTTTTATAGTATCTGTAAGTTCACGCCATGTTTCTTTATTAGCACCTGCCCCATTCATTGAGTGGCTTAGGTTTTTTGCTATAGATAGGAGTTCTTGTTTTTTAGAGTTTTTTTTAAAAGGCCCAAAAAATTCTTGAATTGATTCCCTAGCAACTGATCTATTCCTAGTAAACGCTGGGGATTCATTAAGGAACTTTCTAAATGCTTTTAGTTCTTTCATGTTGTTTTATTTTTCAAGCTTTATTTAACCCCCACTATACCATTTGTCCCTTTTCCACAAAATGTCTTTATACTGAACCAATGGATGATTATAATATTCGTTAGTTATTCGTTCAAACTCCTTCTTAGCTTCATCACTGTTATGATATCCGACTGTATTGACGAGTAATTCATATTTTTCTTCGGGTGTATTTGGGGATAGTTTCTCAATTTTGTCCTTATATTTTACCATAATCTCCTCTTTATTCCCTCTATCTAATAGATACCTATGTGACTTCCAAGCATCTAAATCTGCGATAATCTCTATATCTTTTTCGTTGGTTGCTATTTCTTCGTTGATTTGTTCTTCTGCGAGAAACCGTTTAAATGTATTTAATTCTTTCATGGTGTTTTATGCGTAGTTGTCTATTCCAAAATCGGCAATGTTGCCTTTAAATAATTCTTGTTCTTCGGGGTCTAACTTTTCAAATGGAACGCTTAACTCCATTGAGTTGTAGTACTCATATGAGTCTACATATTTGTCTTTCATATACTGGTCGGCCATTGTTTCTGCCTCCTCATTGCTGTCTGCTGCAACGTAAAGAGTTGCCTCTAATCCCTCCCTTTCGTCTTGGTATTTGACGCTATAAATGGTTTGGTCCGGAGCAATGTTTTCGGCTAGAAACTTTCTAAAGGCGTTTAATTCTTTCATTTTATTATTATTTGTATACTTCTACCCCACCTTGAGGGCCTGCTACTAATTTACCATCAACAAACAAAGCCATTCCGTGGTTGGAATCACCATCTGGTTCTGAATCGTTAGCGGCTGCTTTCAATCCCTCAAAATCTCCAAATGCACCTTCGTTAAAGAAATCTTCTTCTAATTCCTTCACTAATTCTTCCTCACTGTTAGCGGTATAAACTTCTAAATCTGAATTGTGCCAAAGTATAGCGTGGTACTTACCTGAAGGGATATCAACTTCATTGTCTAAATCTTCTTCACCGTATGTTATATCCTCAATTTTAGAAGGTGAAAATACGTATAGGGTTTTGTATCTGTCATCCTCATTAAACTTACCTGCTTTCATTCCTGCAAGGTTTTCGTTGATTTGTCCTTCTGCGAGGAATTTTCTGAATGTGTGTAATTCTTTCATTTTATTAATAACTTTGGGGATAGTTACCGCTAGTAATCCAAAGTTGGACTACTGTTTCTCCATATTTGTCTATAAGATCATTAAGGTATTTAACGGCTTCCTCATCGTTATTTAAATCGTAAAGAGGGTTGCCTGGGTTCTCAATGTCTAATTCTTGCTCGTTTACCTCTTCACCTTCGTTGGTTGGTACTTCAAATGTTTCTCTGGTTTGGGTAAACAAATCATCTCCTTTAACGTAGTAGTTATATGATTGCCCCATTTCCCCGTAAGAAACTGGTCCTGTTTTCTTAACGGCGTTTTTAATGAGGATTATAGCATCAAGGTCCAATTGTGCTTCTTCTATTTCTTCCTCATCATCTGTACTGTTTCTAACGGCGTTGAGCTCCTCAACGGCCTCTTGAGTTTGGTTAACTGCGGGGGATGTTCCTTCTTCTGGGAAGAAAGCACCATCCTCCATCATGTCCATTGCTTTTTGCTGTACTGGGCCTTCACCCATAGCTTCAACGGTATCGAAGAGCTTATCGAGTGACTCTTGACCAAATTCTCCTCTATCTTCTGCGAGGAATTGTCTAAATCTTTGTAATTCTTTCATTTTTTACAAATTCTGTTTGATGTGTAATTTTCTAATACGTTTGGAAGCCAAGCGTGAATTAAAAGTGCTACACCACATGTTGTTGCGCACCACCAATGCTGAAAATAATTCATTTTAGCTTCTTGCAAATGCTTCATGATGATAAATATAATAAAGGGAGTGAAGGTATCCAAAGGAAATGGTGCGGGTCATGATGGGGTCATGGTGGAGAGGTATGAGATATTTGTATATACTTTTGCCCTGGGCCTATAGCTATTTACGCTCTAAAAATCACCCTACACTACTATACCGGTATATGGCCCGTCGATGGACATCAGCGCCGGTGGGGTACATGGCCGGTACGTACGGCGTACGCCCGCCCGGGTAGGGCACCCGGCCATAGCCGGGCACCCACCCATTGATAACCCTCACCACAAAGGTCATCACCCAAACTTTTTTATCCATTCATTGGAGCTTCATAGAGGTAATTCACACGGTTGTGGAGGTTGAGGTTAAAGAACAACTTGTTCATGTTACCACCACGACGGTTCTTGCTAAAGTACAAATACCGACCACCGGTTTCGCTATCATGCTTCAAGTGACCCATGGCAGTGGCCATGTGCTTGATCCGGTTTGAACCAGCAAACGAACCACTCTTAGTGACCTGATTGATCATCATGAAACACGTATTCACCTTACCCTTATTACGACCAAGGTTATGCTCCTCAAGCAGGTTGAGGATCTTCGTTGTCGCACCCTTAAACGTGCCACCGAACTTATCCTGAACCGCAACTGCAACCTCCTGAAGGCTGTCAATCAACACACAATCATAACCGTCTTCGAGGACCGTCTCGAGCACCTGCATCGGACACTCATCAGCGTAATCACCCATAAACAGGATCGGCAAATCACCGAACTTGGGGAAACGCTTCACGTAACCGACCATGTCGATTGCGTTCATCTCACCTGAAATGAACAGACACTTCTTGCCTGCCTTATTCAGATCACCGAGCACATCAAGCAACACGGTGGTTTTTCCAACACCGGGATCACCGGTAATAACAACATTAGTTCCAGGCATGAGACCATTGTCTCCGCTGAAAAACTCATCGACCTTCCGACCCGTCTTCAACGGATTGAACAGGTTAGCCTCGAAATTCAGGCTATTCATCTTGGTGGTGGTGACTTTAATTGCCATTTTGGGTTTGGGTTTTTGGGTTTTTTTACTTTTCTCGTTTCGGCCGTAACCTTACTCCATGAATATACGAACGGTTATCCGCAAATCCACATCCTCGCATGACCTCAAGATGACGCCATCTCGAAGGTCTCGTACTTGTCGATCTTTCCATCCAGCTGGAAATCCAGTGCATTAAGCATAACTGCGTTTTCCCTCATGATGCACTGCTCAACTTCCCACTTCAGCATTACAGCATCAAGTTGGGTAAAACGACCATGATCACGCTTATGGGTTTCAATCCACATTTCAAATGCTTTAAAATCACCTTTGTGGTAATTGAATGCTGCTTCCTTAATCGTGATGGGGGATTGAACGTTGTTTTCCATGTCGCTGTAACTTTACCCCATGAATATACGAAATGGGGTCCGGACCCCCAAATTTTCGTATGACTTTGAAATGACGAAAAAAAGATATATCCTTCGATTTATTTAGGTTGGGGCCCCGGGGGAGGGGGTTTTACATCAAAACACTCCGTGTTAGATAACACTCCCCCGGTCTGTCACATACCACACATAACCCTTATTCACCCAACATCCTCACTCACCCTTGTGTCACCCTTTACCCTTGACATGTCACCCTTGAAATATTCCTCCAAGAACTCCATAGGATACAGATGAACGTTCCCATGATACGCAGGATTGGAGATAAACCGTTGTTTAAATTCAATTTTTTTCTCCACGGCGGCTTTACTTACCTCCGCTCCCAATTGTTGTCCAGCTGCTCTACCGAGGTAATCATACAGCGACATGTAGATAGTATCTTGTTCCATTGTTATATTCATTTTTGATTTGATTTTAAATTATATTGCTCCATGGTAATATCCAGTATTCCCATATTATAGATTTTATTGATCTATTCATTTGATTTTATCCGTCCATTCATTATCTGGATCACCCATCTCATTCATATCACCCATCCACTCATCCAGCCGCTGTTGGAATTTACGGTTCCATTTCAGTTCGAGGAGGATTTCCAGCTGTTGGCTACAGTTTTCATTCACTTCCTCCAAGCGTCTAATATTAGCAGCGTTTCGCTCCCTAGTATCCTTAACACGTTGGATTTGCTTTTCCAACTCAACGATCTGTTCCTCAAGACCCATCGCCTTGACTTCTTCAATATTAAATTTATTCATATTGGCAAATTTTGGCTTTCAGCATAACTCACAATATCACCATCCCAACCCTCAGCAACTTCAGTAAATAGTTGAATCATTTTCTGTCGGTACATTTCATCAATTTCATTACTAGCACCAACGTGAATGTTCTCCAAACAATCAATGAGATCTTTATAGGTGTTCTCAAACCTGCAATAGCTCATATTAGGCATTTTCAACAATATTTTCAAGTGTATCGTGTACTCCCTTCAGTGCACCAAGTGCTTGTCCAAACAAACTATGGAGCAGGAAGTCATCTTCTCTATTATCGTAAGCACTATCCAATTCGGCAACTACCTGCTCGATGTACTTAATCTGGTTTTCAATTCTATTTCTATCCATTTTTTACTTGTTTTTTAAATTAACGTACAATCAGATGATACAATATAATAAAAATCATTTTAATAAGGGTTTTCAATTCCTAAAATTTTACCAAACAACCACATCCATGCCTTAACAATCAGCTTAAATGTAAACGCAAGTAGTTTAAAACCAAAATAAACACTTGCAAGCATTACTATCAAAACGTGCCAAATCATTCTCTCTCTATTTTCTTATTTACACTCAACAACCCAATTCACTCGGCGGTACAACCCCCAATACTTTTCCTGAGTATTTCCATATAACACACCATCAACAACTGCAACTGCGTGCCTTTCTACAATCACAAAAAACCGTCCTTTAGGATGTGTTTCCATAAATGACTTCAACGTGTAACCAACTTTCTTGTTCTTGTAACGTGGGTTAGTGATCGTTTTGAATCCTCTAGGTCCCATAATCCACTTCTTATCAGGATGACATCCATAAGCACTCAGCTTATAACCATTTTTCACCTTACCCAACACATTCACAATATTAATAGCAGTGTAAGTACCGCGCTTAAATTTTCGATTCATATGCTTCTTCACCCACCCATGAGCAACATCATAACTAACATCTAGTACAGCCATAAACGCTCTAACTACGCAATCATTGTCCTCTCTTGTGGCCAAGTTGCTTTGACTCACTGCAATCTTATGGGAGTCTTGGAACTTATTATCCAAAATCATCTCCCGCTCTGCCCACCTAGCTCTCAGGCCCTTACCAACCAACGTTTGGGTTTTGTGTGTGACTTTCTCCATGATTACTCTAATTAAAGATTAACCGTTGCCATATACTCATTGAGCTTTTCCTTCAAAATGTCGGCAAACTCCAAAACATGCTCACTCTCACACCCAAAAGTATCTACTTCAAACTTCCGAGTCACTTGGAACATCGTAGTGCTGAAACCGTTGTTCTTAGGATGAACATACCAATAACCGTGTCCCTCATCATGAGCAATGAATCCTTTGCTGTCAATAAACTCGTGGAACATCCGAGTCACTTCTTGTTTTTTCTGCGTTTTTGTCATGTCGCTGTAACTTTACTCCGTGAATATACGAAAGGATTCTGGATCCCACAAATTTTTAGATGACGTCAATATTACTCACCGAGCCGTTCCTGGAATTCCCTCTCAATTTGATCTATGAGGTCTTGGGATTGTTGAACCTCATCATTAACACCTCCAGTACCAAACTCAACCATCGAGGCAATATTCAAACCAAGCTGAAAAACCACATCCTCTCCACCACTCAATCCAGCCACATACCTCGAGACCCGAAACGAAGCGCTTCCATATTCCTCCTGAGAGGCATACTTCGTAAAACCAACCAACTCCTCACTTCCAAAGTAAGACATCCGAACGTAGAGCCGGTTGCTATTCTCATCAATGAAAGTAACACCTCCTCTCCCCTCAATCATCTCCCCCTCATATCCAGGCAGGATTGAAATGCTGTTTGCATTGAAGAGACCGATATTACAGGTGTCAGTGTTCAACTCTTCAATGATGCAATCCGCAGTACAGGGGATGTCGTTCTCAACCAGGAACTGATCCAGGATCTGTTGGCCTGCTTCAGTGGTCAGGACTTGGGGGGTGTTGTTGTTGTTTTGCATGTCGCTGTAACTTTACTCCATGAATATACGAACCAGGATCAGACCTTCCAATCCTTCAAATGACTTTAAGATTACGCCACCGGGTAGGTATCTGGGTGGCACATTCCAAACTCGAGGATTTCCTCATCACTCGCGTTGCAATAAGCAACTCGATTCTCACTGAATCCCATCATGAACATCTCAAACGCATTCTGCTCGTTCATGCGGAACAACTCCTCAACACGAGTTGTCTTGCTACGACTCACAACACCACCAAATGCACTAGGCAACACGTAATCACCACTCAGGTAATAACGACCGTTCTCACTATCCCGGAACACCTCAATGTTAGTAACATTGATACCGAGGTTATCACATGCCTCTTGGGTCTTATTGATCAGGTTCTGAAACTTACTCATGTTGTTTGGGTTTTGTTTTTTTGTTCTCGCTGCTGCTGCAACCTTACTCCATGAATATACGAAGGGTTCTCTGCAATCCCAAAATTTAAGATGACGTCAACATGACGCGAGATCTTAGAGTAAGTGCTGCAAGTATTACACCTGCAAATATTAGTATATGAATGTCTCCATCAATGGGTATTGATGAATCATAACAAGGATCACTAGGATTAAAACACCAATCAGGTGGGTTATTAGTTTGGCAAGCAGCACATCCTAAATTAGGGTCCATAGCTTGTACTGAATACCCCTCCCTATCAATATAGTACTCATCTAACTGGGTGTTGAAGGTATTTCCATCAACTCCTTTATACATTATTGAGTTTTCCTGTAGGAACTTATCAAGAGGACCTTGTTGGTTATCCATATTAAAACAATTTACATATATAATCAACTAAACAATACAGGGCAAATCCACCTGCTGCAACCACACCCACAAAATAAAGGGCGTTTACAATAAAATAAATATTCTCGTGCATATTACTTGTTTTTAAGTGCTTCCCGTTCCAATACTTCACTGAGCTCTTCCCAGTCGTTTTCAAAATCCATCATTGGGTGATTAGCTAAACACTCAAGTGTAGCACCCTCACTATGAGCGCATACTCTATATAACCAATCCTCACCCAACTCACCAAAATTTGATGGTGTTTCTAGGTAAACCATACCTGGAGCATCACCTTTAAGGTGCACAATAAGTTGTGTTGCAAAGTCCTCAATACCATTAAACTGGGTACCCAACTCTGCTCCTGCTTTTAGTCCATTAACAAACTTACCACCTTCAAGGAACTCCTTAATGATTACTCCCAAACAATCTGGGTTACCATCATAGTGGTGGTAAATACATGCTACTGGTTCGTCCATCATATTAGTGATGGCTATGCTTGCTCGTGTTGCCATAATTATTAAAACTTATTTAGATTACTGATTTTTAAACTTGCGGGCGGCATCCATCATCCGCTTGTACTCCTCATAACTCTCATCTCCATAAAGCAACTCATGAGTCCTCCGATCATAGTACTCAGGGTCGAAAAACTTAACAATTGCCCTATCAAGGTCATAATAAGTAACTACAAGAAAAATACCCATAAAAAACGAGGCAATTGTACTTGCAATACAAACAATGGCAAACAACCCTGCGAATACATCAAAAATAGTCATGTGTTTCTTTTTTGCTTTACCCCATGAATATACGAAAGGGGATCCGAAGATCCTCATTTTCGTATGACTTTAATATGACTCAAAGCCAGTTTATTTTATTTTTAGGAATTAGCTTATTACCTACTCTAGCGTAATTTTCTAATTGTTTTGTTTCTAAAGTTAATTGCTCACCCTCTGGTGTTTCTACTAACACGCCTGTACCTTCTTCTCCTAATAATTTTAGCTCCCAGGTTGGATTTACGTACATGATAATTTGGTTTTACTGTAGTCATTCCTTTATTTCCATAGTATTTGAATTAATACAATTGCAATAGCTAAAATTAAAGTAATACCTGTTTTAAGTGTTATACCTTGGTTTAAATGTAACCAGGTAAGAAAAGCAAACGCTATCATACCCATTGCGAATCCTATTAGTCGTTGGGGCCACATTTCCCCGTCGAATGCCTCCACCAAATACTGTGTGGCATAAATATAGACAAAAGATATAGGAACGCCCATTAAAGACATAACTAAGGGACGTTCCTTAATCCAATCACTAATAAATTGTCCGTTTATCTGGTACCAAACTAATGTTTGACCTAATAGGAACAATAAAGTTCCTTGTATTAATTTAGAAATATTGTGCATAGTATTGTTATTAGTACTCCTATAAGTCCTAAACCCACAAACTTAGCACTATCTGTGTATCTCCTACCCATTTTATATCAATTTAAGTTGTTTAGCTCTACCATACCCAACCATTTTCCCGTTTGCTGGGTTGAGGAACTTACGTTGTGTGAGTGGTAGGTCCTCATCTTTAATTTCTATCTCTACTTCCTCTACCTCTACTTTATAAAGCCCACCAACATACTTATCAAAATCAAAGTACCAAGTGGAAATATTCCCCTCACTATCCGTGAATTCTTGTGTATACTTAGTACGAGCTTTAGGCTCTTCAAGTGATGGACGTCCTCTACTCATTTTGAAATATCGTTTTTAACCATGAAAAAAGCCATTACAGGAAATGCTATACACACATAGAGACCCACGGTTATAGCAAATATAATAACGTTTACAGGCATGAATTTAATCACAAGAGTCGAAACTCCTACACCAAGAACGAATTTAACAAACATTCCTAGTTGAATTACGCTAACTGAGGTAGGCCCAGGCATTTGTTTAGAATACCAAATAAACCCCACATTAACAAGTGTGAGGAGGGCACAAAGTGCCACTCCTACTCCAAATCCACCCATTACTTTTCAACAATAAAAAGTTCAAAAAATACAGCAACAGCCATAATTCCTGCAATAATAATATATCCCATTATCCTTCGTAATTTTCAGCGAAATCTCTTCCTTTTTTAGTTAGACGGTAAGTTAATTCCCCATCTTCATTAATCCCAGCTATCTCAACAAATCCTTTTTCCAATAACCCATATAGGGCGTCATTTAGTTCATTAATATCTTTAAACATAATTAAAATATATGGTGTGATCCTTCATCAAAAATATAGTTTGCTACTTTTTCTAATTTCCCTGGTACCGATATATGGTTACCATCCGCCATGTAAATGTCTGTTATATCTTCATTTACGGGGCATTGTCGGATTGAGACAATTTTTTTAGCAGCTATATAGCCAGGGACCTGGTGGACCCCTCTCCCCATTTTCTCAAAATAAACCATTAATCAACGATTTTAATGTACTCACTAATACCCTCAGTCAGTGGGTAAAGATTACCTTTGGTGGGGTGAACCACCATTTCGGTCTTGTCGAACTGCTTAACCAGTCCACGCTTGTTAAACACAACGCTCAGAGCGTTAACGGGCACGTAACAGCGGCCGTAGGCCCTAAACGTTTCTGCTTTCTTGATCGTAACTTTCATCATGCCATGAATATACGAAAGGGGAGCCGGAGCTCCCCATTTTCGCATGACGTCAATATGACGCGAGAACCCCCCTTATTTTCTTTTAACTAAGCCCTTAACTGTATCTTTAAGCATTGTAGCCATTTCAGAGCTCATAGAAACTAACATTTCAGATAGTTCTTCACTGTTTTCTCTTATAAATTTATTTAATTCAATTATACTACCTATCTTACCAGCAGCAATTGCCCCTTGTACTATAGGTTCCATTTTCATTATTAGTTCCTTTTTAGCAGGGAACTTAGTAACCATTTTATCAAATATTTTCTTAACTAAAGGACCTAAAATAATAGGACCCAATACCCTTCTAAGCAAATACTGGGTTGCAAGTTTGATACCAGTACCCGCTCCCATAGGGGACTCATTCATTTGCTCCTTAGCAAGGGTAGTAAGAATATTTATCTCCTCATCAGTTAAAATTTTAGCTAACTCGGCCTCAATGGCTTTTAAGAGAGGATCACTACTTACCCCTACTTTCTCATCTAGGCTTTTTTTTTGCCTAAGTAATATAATAGCATCACTAAGAGTATCTATTTCATCATCACTAAGTGTTGCTTCGAGATCATTTTGCATAGTATCTAACTTATTGGCTATTTCCATAGCTCTATCCAAAGCCATTTCATTTATTGCTTCATCAATTGTTTGATCATTCACTTCTTCTAACATATCCCCATACCCCATTATTTGCATAGCTGGTACAAAAGCATCATCAAATGCTACTTTATCATCCTCTTCCATAGCGTCTGTCATTTGTAGGAAAAGAGGCTTAAGTTGCTTCTTCTTACCAGGATGTCTTGCTAACCTAGGAGCAATAAACTGGAACCTTGACTCGAGATCGTTACCAAAATCTTGGGGGTCCCCACCAAAATCCTCTTCACCACCATCATCCCTAAACTCTCTCATCATATCTCTACCTACTACTTCAGGATCATCAGCTACGTTTTGGAACATACTTCTTCTCTCTGTTCTATCTCTATCATCTAAGTAAGCATCAATCGCCCCTGCTAATTGGGGGTGTGATTTAGCAAATACATCTTTATAAGCATCTACTACTCTTGATTGAGCGTATGGAATATCATCTGTATCCCTAGTGGCTTCTTCAAAATCCTCTTTAAACGAGTCCATAATGGCTTTAAGGTCCCAACCTGGTTTGTCAAACTTATCCTCCTCTAGGTTATCAAAGTAATCTGCAGCGGCATCTAGATCATCTGGGGCAATCTCGTCTGCTTCAGGGTTTATTTTTGTTCCCCCTTTCTTGAGAATACCTACAGCGTTAGAAATATCAGCACCTTCAATTGGGTTACTAGCTCCTTGACCAAATTTTTGGTGTAGATAATGGGTTTCCATTCCCTTTTTTTCTAAAGTACTGACAGCCGCATCGATAATATTTTTACCAATTTGTTGAAATTCCTGAGTACTCTCAAAAGCATCTAGGTCCTCACTCTCACCACCAGCTTCAACTGCCCTTTGGTAGTCAACATCTCTGATAATATTCATTTTCATAGCATCGTGAAAGAAGGGGATAATCTCTCCTACTCCGTCTACTTCTTCATTAACTGAGGCTTCTTCAATTATGTATTGCCTCCATTTATTCCAGCTAAAGCTCATGTTATTTTTGTTTATAAATATTGTTAAATATTTCCGATCATTGTTTTTAACACCTCTTTCCCCCCAATCTTACGTGAGTACCACCCGTTGCCAGGTTTTTTATTTTGGGGGTGGGCTCCATACCAAGTAATATCTTTATTACCTAATATTGCCCTTACTTTCTCCTCATCATCAATTACAGGTACCCCACCTCTCTCGTGAAATACTCTATAAGCATCACCACTTACCTCAACATAGTTACCAGGGGATTTTAACTCACTAGTTTTTCTAGTTAAAACGTGCTTAATATGAGGTTTCTTACCATCGTGACCCATTCCAGTGTGCTTAACACCAAAAGATGTATTCTTACCAAAGTAAGTAACATCTAACTCAGGATCATCATCGATATCAGCGGCTCTCCAAAAACTTATATCAGGAGCCATAATATCATTAGGGGAATTAATCTTTAAATGTCCCCCAATTGGAGCATAAGCAGTTTGTACTAAATCAAATAGCTCTCCTTTTGCCTGTTCAAGCTCCTCCCCACTTAAAGGAACATACTCTCCTTTAGGGTAGTCTCTCTCCAGGAGTAAATCTATTAGCTTAATCATGCTAATAAATATCAATCCTCCACGAAACGTTCCATAATATCAACAAAAACATCAAGTGGGGTTCTGTGTCCCATTTTCTCAACAGGAATCACACTCAAACCATCATAAAAACCATCAGAAGCAACCATGTTATACGTTTCTGTAGGGTTGATAACATCATCCTCCAACCCAAGCACTACATGGCCACTAACACTAAATTCACCATTCGTAACACCATAAGGTTCAAAACTACGAGAATGAATAGCTGGGTTAAACAACATAACTTCAGTATCCTCAAAATGAGTTGCCAACTGGTGGGCAAAATATCCACCCATACTAGAGCCAATAATCAAATCAAACTCCTCAGCAGCACACAAGTCAATCATTTCCTCAAACAACTCATTGTTATCATAATCCATAGCAGGAGCATAACACATAAAACGATCGTTGAGGTACTTAACCTTAGAACCTCCGGGCTTGCTTTCCAAGCCATGCAAATATAATACTCTTTTCATTAGTTCAAAACACTTAAAATTTCCTCCTTTGATTGTACGAATGCCTCAGTAGGCATCAAACCAATCAACTCATCACCCTCGATCAATCCGTAGATTTCACGTTCACTCTCACTCATTTCACTTAACTCACGTAACTCACGGAGCATTTCCACAGTTTGGTCAATATCAACCTCACAAATCAAATTAAACATTAACTTATCCATTAGAACGGCAGGTTTTCGGTTTCAACTTCAGTTTCTTTTTCCTTCATGTTCTCAGGTACCCACTCATCCACATAGGTAACCTTTACACACTTGAGATCCTCAAAATAGAGCGTTTTGGTAATCTTGGTCCCAAAGAAATACGTTGTGGCAACCATTCCCTTACCATTCCTCATCAACTCAACATTTGCAACATACTGGTTCCAATCACTCAGAATGCAATTTCCATACTTGCGAGTGTTCAAAATCAACGTGAACTTCTCACCATCCAAACCTCCACCACGTGGACGTTCAAACTGGATATGTGCTTCCTGGGGGTTACCTGCTTCCAACCGCTGGGTAAGTTGCTCTTGGGCGTTTTTAACTGCTTGAATCATGTTCATTTGTTTTTTCTTTCGCTTTAACCTTACCCCATGAATATACGAAAGGGGATCCGAGGATCCCCATTTTCGCATGACGTTAATATGACTAAGACTTTTATATTACTATGGTAAAGGAGGGGGATTTTCTATCCCAAACTCTTCCTCCCCTACATAAACTTTACCAAGGGATTCTACTTTTACCCGTAGTTCTTCTTCTGTATCAAAGAACTCAAATTGGGGTTGACCGGTATGTACCTCACTCCCAGCTGTATAGGGACCATAATGTACGTGTTGGGGGGTATTAGTATTGGGGTCGGTTTCTCCATTCCCCCATGCTATAAAAAATCCGTCTGTTTCTCTTGTATGATGTGACATTTTAATATTATTTTATTGTTTTTTTATACTATTGTTATACCTGAGATAGTCCAACCTTTAGCTGTGAGTACTTGGATTGCTAAATCCATATCACTACCCACAGAATATGTTCTGGAGGTTGCAAAACTTGAAGCATTAACATTGTCAGCTGTGTTGGGGTTATCTGCCCAACCTTTTAAAGTTAACTCTAAATTAGCATCACTCATTCCAGTAGCATTACGGAACATTTGACTGGCATTTTCCAGATTAGGTAAATTCCAATTGGCTAAAGAAACATCTATAATTGGGTGATAATTGAAAGCTTTATAGAGGATCCTAACATTTGTTGTATCCCAATTAACTATACCTGCTGCTCTAGTAGCATATTCACTAGGGTTAGTAAAAAAGTCTGAACCATCATCTTCAAAATTACCAAAAACATTATAATAAAAGAACATCTGGGACATACTATATACATTACTAGTATCCCAATTTTCTATTCCTGCGGGTAAATGATCAGCCTGTAAGAAACAATTCTGCAGATCATTTACACTAGGCCCACACCAGTCCGAAGCATCAATATTATTTTGGTTATAAAAGTCCTCTAAACCCCAGGCAAAATTAAGTACATTTCGCAAACCAGTGATTTGGCTTTTATCTGTATTTTTTAAATAATCTACCCAACTTTTATTAAGGCGAGCTGATGGTTTTCCTGTTACACTTCCTTGCTGAACTGCTGGTAATATATTCGCTATCGTTGATGGTTCATCCCACCCATCTAAGCTAACAACAGGTCCTAAAGGATATACCGGGGGTACGTAATAACGTGCCCCAGTACTCGCATTTAATATTTGACTTTTCGAACGGCGGAAGATATTTTGAATATGGCTGTCTTGGGTAAAAGGAATTGGGCTTAGAATGTTTAACATTTCTTTTGTCCCTTTTATAGTTATTGTATATTCCCCTAAAGGCACCCCACTATAATCATGGAATATCCAAAGGGGGAGGGAGTCTGAACCAAAAAGATAATAATAAAATGAATCTGGGTCATCTTGGAGAGAATAATATGTTGGAGAACTATTAAATCTTCTAAAATTATAAGTACCCATATTTATTTTCTCAACTGGGCCACCATCACCCCAATCTATAGTAATTTCTTGGTCAGCTAGAGGACCCCCAAGATAATCATCTAGCGCCTGTCTTGTTTCAGGTAGGATTGCGGGAGAAACCGTAACCTTCCACGAGGTTCCTGTTGATGCAGACCAACCATTTTCTGGGGTTCTTGGGATAGCCACCCCCCCTCTTACGGGAATAGCCCACCAATCCTGTGTTTCGGACCCTGATGAAAGAAAGCTTGTGACAATCTGACCGCTATTATAATCATAATTAGGGTTAGCTTCATTATTATTATAATGGTCTAGAGCCTCTTGGGTAGCAAAATAACCAGTTCTTATTGCAAGGGAATAAGTTACGAGTTCGCCGGAGGAGCCCCCACCTCTTGCTCCACTAGGGCCTATACTCTTTTTAGGACCTCCACCTCCACCTGCTGAGGCAGCAGATGCTACACTAGGAGATATAGTATTTACAGTATTTAGGGTATTTAAATTGCTATAATAGTTTTCAAAAAGCAACTGCTCCTGCATGTATCTTTTCCTGGCTTCCATAATAGGGAGACCCTTTATATCTTTTCTTTTTAAGAACTGAGGCCAGGGCTCAGGTTGGTATATTGGTTTCCACATAATTTTGTATTTTTTAGATTAGGATATCATTTATAGTCCATGTTACCCCCTTGGGATCTACCCATTCTGCGGTTTCATCCTCCATAAACATATCTATTACAGGGGAGAGAACTCTAGGATCCTTCCACTCTTTTCCTAATTCTTCTACTCGGTTTTTTAATTCTTCTGGTGTAGTAAATGTTTCTAAGTTTGGTTGGCCTGTAATAAACTTATGATCTAAATCAGAATACCCATAGTGTACAATACCTGCATTGTTATATGCTACATAATATACGTCTTCGTTTTTTTCTATATGATGATGTGACATTTTATTTTATTTTATTTTATTAAACATAAGCTTCTAAATAGAATTCACTCATGCCTGAGTGGTTTTCACAATAGGTGTATAGTTTGGGTTTGTACTCTACCTCAAATCCATTCAAGTTAGATACTATAACATCTGTATATGAACCTGAAGTACCTGGGGTACCTACAGTTGTAACGTCTGTGGTGTACTCAACTCCACCTCCATGGGTACCATCTAGTGTTTCTGAGAATTTTAGTGGGTGACCCGTATTACTAGCATCACTCTGATCAAACCTGTATGTTAGGGTAGGAGTATATAGAGGATCGTAATTATCATAAGGTTGAATTTCTGATATGGGGAGGAAAACACTCGATGACATTACAAATTGACTTCCACTTACAGTTACTTGTATGGGTACTTGTGTTATTCTATTAGCAGCTATAGAACCAGTTTCTAATATATCTATGTTTCCAGGCATTGACCATCCTCTACTTAATAAAGTTTCATACGCCTGGTGGTTTGAGCTTCCACTAATAAGGGTTACACCTGTGCTATTAGAATAATTGGCAAACCATTTACGGAAATCTGCAAGATTTATGAAGTCAGTATCGTTCCAATATATGGGAGTGTCATAAGGAACAGTATTTCCATTCCCATTATTTCTTTTATCTAGGGATAATGAGGGAGTAGCACCCAAACTTATTTTATAACCACTACTTGCATCTGACATATTCACATTAGATGCTGAACCTGAGGCCCACGCTTTAAGAGTTTCAAAGAAATCAGTATGGGACATAGCTACATGGTTAAATATGCTCTGCATATTTACTCCATCCTTTAAATTCCAGTTGGTAAGTCTTTCCTTAAAACCTGACCCACCAAACATATAACCCATACTGCTTATATTACTTACATCCCAGTTATTAAACTGTGTATTATGTTGAAAAGCACTATTATTAAAAAACATAAGAGTTGTAGTGGTTACACTACTCAGATCCCAATTACTTAAGTCTGAGGAAAGAAAATGTCCAGTATTCTGGAATGCATATATTGTGGTCATAAACATTTGATACATAGTGGTTACATTACTTACGTCCCACTTACCTATATCACCAGGATCACCTATCATACCTCCACTATAATTACCAAACATAGTAGACATATTGGTTACATTACTTGTATCCCAGTTGCCCAAATCATTTTGCTTGATATCTTTCCCCAACAAAAAACTCCCTCTAAACATCTCACTCATATTTGTTATATGACTTGTGTCCCAAGTACTCATATTAAGAGGGGTTAAATCTATTAACTGTGCATCTCTAAATAAGCTACGAAATGATGTAAACTTGGAAATGTCTAAATAATGGAGTCTCCTTATTTTTCCATTATAAAAACTCCAAATGTTACCACCCGCTAAAGGATTTCCATATATTTTAACAGATTGTGTTACAGGTGTCCAGTTATACCAATCATTAAAACGTGTTCCCCATGGAAATAATCCATTACTTGAAGTAATAGGAGTTTCTTGGGCGTATCTATAATAAGTATTTCTAGAATACTCAGGACGAGGATAATAAGTATCAGGCTCAGGAATAAAAGGAACCCAACTTTCAGGTACTAAATGTTCTATATCATATGCGTGATTCCATACTTTATCATTAACATAGGCAGAACCAGATTCTACACTCCATCTTGATGAGCTATCAGTACTTGAGTAAGGTATAGAATAACGAGTAGTAGTATAAAAGTGACCGTTATTTACTTGTGGGTAACCCTGGGGGCCTGAGTAATTGTTTATGTTTCCATCTCCCCAATCAACTCTTATAGGTTCTTCTAAATCCCAAGTAATAGGTAATTTAAGCTCTCGAAGTTTTGAAGAATAAGCTTCGGTAGCATAATCATCATATCCTGAACGTATAGAACCGCTTACTACACTAAGATAATTATCATCTGTGTTAAATACAAAGTTTTTTAATTTTTGAGTTTGAAGGTCAAAATCATCCCCATAAGGTAATCCATTTACCCATGTATCAGGTTGGGGTAGGGGGGTTTGATCAAAATTATTTTGATAGTAAGCGCTAGTCCATGCGTTTGTTGACCATGCTGGGTCATCACTAAATGTCCATTTATTTATTGTGAATGGTTGGGGTAATTCACTTTCAAGACCTGGGGTATAATTAGAGGGGGGGTTACTGTAGCTAAGCCCTAGTGCACGATCCCAATACATTTCTGTTGGGTGGATATCCATTTCAAGGAATAGAGATAAGGCTCCTCCACCTCTTGCTCCACTAGGGCCTATACTCCTTTTAGGACCCCCACCTCCACCTCCACCTCCACCTGCTGCAGCAGCAGCAGATGCTACACTAGGAGATACAGTATTTATAGTATTTAGGGTTTGTAGATTACTATAGTAATTCTCAAAAAGCAACTGCTCCTGCATGTACCTTTTCCTGGCTTCCATAATAGGGAGACCCTTTATATCTTTTCTTTGGAGAAATACTAGCCATTCTCCTGGGGGTTGGATTGGTTTCCACATAATTTTGTATTTTTTAGATTAGGATATCATTTATACTAATAGTTCTATTTCCATCAGACCATGTCCCTAATTCTTGTAATTCTTCTATTTCCAACATAGGAGGAAGGAGAGGATCTTTCCAAACTTGACCTAGCTCTTCTACTCGATTTTTTAATTCTTCTTTAGTAGAAAATCTTTCCATATAAGGTTGGCCTGAATCAATACTATCCCCAATTTCTGAATATCCATAGTGGAATATGTTAGAATTATTGTGAGTTAAATAATAGGTATCTTCGTTTTTTTCTATATGATGATGTGACATTTTATTTTATTTTATTAAATATAAGCTTCTAAATAGAATTCACTCATGCCTGAGTGGTTTTCACAATAAGCATACAACTTAGGCTTATGTTCCACCTCAAATCCATTCAAGTTAGATACTATAACATCTGTATATGAACCTGAAGTACCTGGGGTACCTACAGTTGTAACGTCTGTGGTGTACTCAACTCCACCTCCATGAGTACCATCTAGTGTTTCTGAAAGTTTTAAGGGATGACCAGTATTACTTGGGTCACTTTGATCAAATCTATATGTTAGAGTAGGAGTATATAGAGGATCATATAAGTCATAAGGTTGAATTTCACTTATAGGTGTCCAATAAGAAGAAGACATAATATACTGGCTTCCACTTACTAATACTTTTATGGGTAGTTGGGTTAACCGGTTTGAGGCAATAGAACCTGTATCTAATATATCGTGGTTTCCCATAATCCATCCTTTATCTAGCAAAGTTTCATATGCTTGGTGATTTATACTTCCACTAATGAGAGTTATACCCGTACCACGGACATTATTACCGAACCAAGCTTGGAAATCTTTATAATTTATAGCCTCTGTATCTTGGGGAAAGTGTTGAGTACCTTGAGAAAGGATTGCTGGGTACGATGAAGGGATCCCATCAGGTGCTCCCAATCCTTCTGAAATTTCCGCTGAAGTTCTCTTAGTGTAAGTACGTGTATATAACTTACCAATATTGGTGGGGTAATAAGAGCTATGAGTATCTACATCAACCGCAGAACTACTAGCCCATGCCCTAAGTGTAGCCCAATAATTAGTATGAGATATAGAAGAATCACCACACCACCTTTCCCAATTTGTTCCTGAACCCGGAACCCAATTAGTTAAAGCTTGGTTAAATGAAGTGCCCACAAATACGTAATAACCTGTTGAACCACTTATGTTCCAATTATTAAAGTTTGTGTTGTGTTGAAAAGCCCCATTATAATAAAACATCATAGATATGTTTTGGGCATTACCCATATTCCAATTGCTTAAATCCGCGTTATGATTAGTGTTAAACCAACGGGCACCGCCATTGACCAGGAACATACCGCTAAAATTGGTACCACTACTAACATCCCACCCTCCTATTTCAGGTTGGGAGGTATCAGGTTCAGTGCTTTGCGCTCGAAACATACTATCAAAATTGGTTACATTTGAAGTATCCCAATTAGACAAATTATTTTCCTTAATGCCTTTACCTAATGTAAATCTAGAGTTATAGAACATTCGATACATACTTGTTATGTTGCTAGTATCCCAAGCAGCTATATTAAGGGGAGTTATATCAACTCCTAACGTATACCAAAACAACGAGCTGAATGAAGTGCGGTTTGATATATCAAGATAATTTATTCTTCTCAACCCACCATAAGCTGGGTTATATGAATTAGGGTTACTTGCAGGATTAGGATCTCCATACACTTTAATATTAGTATTAGTATTGGTCCAATCCCACCAGTTATTCCAAGGACTCCCCCAAGGGAAATTACCATTACTTGAGGTAATTGCGGGTTCCATAGCGAACCTTGAATATCTATTATCTGAAGAATAAGACCTAGGTGTATATACAGGGTCAGGGATATGGGGGATCCACTCTTCGGGCACCAAGTGCTCTAAATCGTACCAATGATCCAGAGGGGTTTGATTGTAAACGTTACTAGAGGCCGCTTCAGCAGTCCATACACTGGAGGTATCTGATACTTGTTCAATTTGCCAAGGTCCCAACTCCCTTGTATATGTACCTGCAGGATAGTCATTTACATTCCCATCCCCCCAATCAATCCTTATAGGATTTTCTAAAGTACTAGGCATTCCTGCATAGTATTTTCTTACAGAATCCACTGAGTTGTTCCTAAAGCTATCCATGTAAGAGGGGACACCATCATACATATACTCTGTGTAGTATTTACCTGGCCCACCACTAGCATCTTTATACATGGTAGTGAGTAAATCAAGAGATCCCGAACTCCAGTTGGGCATACCATTAGATCCCCATAAATCTATAGTTGGGAACCTACTAGAGCTATAAGAAGGAACAGCAGTCATGGTACTCTCATTCCAACCAGGATTCCACATATAATCGTGGTTAGTGCCTACCTCCGCATAAGGATACTTCCATTCATAAATACTTTGTGAGGGGTATATTTCCATATACAATGTAGGATCCCTCATATCTATAAGCTTGGTGAGGACGGAAGAGGCTCCTAGATCATATACCCCATCAAAAAATAGAGGTAAGGGTCCTCCACCTCTTGCTCCACTAGGGCCTATACTCTTTTTAGGACCTCCACCTCCACCTCCACCTGCTGCAGCAGCAGCAGATGCTACACTAGGAGATACAGTATTTATAGTATTTAGGGTTTGTAGATTGCTATAATAGTTTTCAAATAGGAGTTGCTCCTCCATATATTTTTTTCTGGCTTCCATGATGGGAAGTCCTTTTATATCTTTTCTTTTTAAGAACTGAGGCCAGGGCTCAGGTTGGTATATTGGTTTCCACATTTATTTATTTTTTTAATTTTTTTAATTAAGGTATTGGAACTACATTAAGAAGTTTTCCTATGCTAACAACTTCACCCGAAACCCATTCCCCTGTTCCTGGGTCTATTCCTTTCCATACATCATCATAAGTAGAAGGTCCTACAACACCGCTAAAGGAGTTCAAATCAAATAATAACCAACCACCACTGCCAGGATCCCAAGCCATTAAAAAGTTATTACCACCAGCTTGATCTCTATACTCCAATACATCAACGAGGCTAGGGTTACTACTTAACGTGAAGACGTCGGCGGAGGTGACTTGCCAATTGGCTGTCTCAAAATTAGGACTCAAACTAGAACCCGGAGCTAAAACTACTTGGAGAGTTCTCAAATCAAGATCTCCCCTTATAACCTTTGCCCAATCTACACCAAAAAATTCACTAGATGGGGTTAGATTTTTAGTTGTTATAAATATATGTGCACTCTGCCAAGTTTCAGTCCCAACCTGATCTAATTGTGAAGACCCTATCATTTCGTTTGGATTGAAGAAGTTGTCACCATCAACGTAGACATAAGGACGATAATAACTAGTACCTGTGAAGGGTCTAAAATCTTCATAATCCCAATCTTTATAATCTAAATCAGTGGGGAGTATATACCAATAACCATTAAAATCAGGTCCACCTATCCAATCACCAGCTCCATCTCTTCTACCCAACTTAAATACAGTCGTTCCATCTACATCATCAGAAAATAATGGGAATCCAATCTGAGGTGTATACCCAGGATACTCAGGTGCATTAAAGAATGTAGTAGTTTCATTTAATACCCCTGCTTTAATATCCGTAAGAAGGGGATCACCTAATCTATCAGTTGTAGATGTAAAGTTAACCCAATAGTAAGTCTTGCTACCACCCTCAACAAATTGATATTTACCCCCAGGTCCAGGTCCAGGTCCAGGTCCGGGTCCAGGTCCAGGGGTTGAGGAAGGAAGGGGACCCCCTCCTCCCGCACTGGGGGATGAAACATTTAAGGTTTGTAAAGTACTTACGTAATTCTCAAATAATAATTGTTCTTCAAGATACCTTTTACGTACTTCCATTATAGGTACTCCTATATTCTCTTTCCTCTTTACATACTGAGGCCAAGGCTCAGGAGGATTTGTTGGCATATTCCACATTTGTTTATTTTTTAATTATTTTCTTTCCAAAACCCCACTATAGCGTCTAAAAGATTCTCAATCCCCTGGTCATTTAAGGTGGGGGAAGATACTTTAAGCCCTTCTCTAACAATAGGTATTAACCTTTTATCATTCCAAAGTCCATTATCATTAACTATAGTAGTAGCCTGCTCCTGCGTAACTTCACTATGATTGGCCACTATGTAAGTTGCCATCTCATCTTTATTATGGGTTTTTACTTGGGGATTTTCACTAGAAACCACCAAGTATTTTGTTAATTCACTCATTTTTACTTTTATTTATTTATAAATATATACTAAAAAAGGAGACCCGTCAAGGTCTCCTAGTTATATTTTATTAAACTTAACCAAGTTATTTACTAAATAACTCTTTAATAAAGTGGTATACTACAAATATCCCTATAATGGGCCAAAATACCCACAATACCAAACGTTCCCAGAAGTTAAAGCTTAGATCCATAAGTTTACCAAAGTGTTCCATTAGGAATCCAAAGCAAACACCAAGTAAGATATATTCTAGTATGCCCATTGTATATATGGATTAGGGGAGGGGGGTGGGTAATTAAAAGCTTGCTTAATTAATACTCGTAGGAATCATCTCCATATTCATCCCAATTGTCGTTAAGTTCCCTTTCGGAAATAATATCAACAAAATCTTCAAACTCATCTCCATACGAGTCATCGATCATTTCGGGGTTAATACCTTCTTTTTTAATTTGCTCACGAAGAGCGTCATTTTTAGGATCAAAGTGCATTTCCTCTTCTTTTTTTAAATTCACGTGGGTCAATATCATCAACAAAGGCTAATTTTCCAACTTCTACATTTGACGAATTTATGACTTTATTCGTTCCATACATATAAACAGGTCCATCGTAATCTTTGTATGTGCTTGTAACATTTTCATTATCCTTAATATCACCTTCCAAATGTAGGATTCTACGCTTGCCTACAAAACTTCTAAACTCATTTGGTGTAACTCGGTGCCACCTATCTAAACCAGGTGAAAACACCTCACAACACAGGTGTTCAGGGAATGGAAACTTAAGTTTTACAGTGTTACCTTTTTTTTCAGACATTCAATTGTTTCTTTTGCGGATGTGTGTAATATACCAATTCCTCCTTTAGATTCCCACTGCTCAATGTTATCTTTTCGATCATCAATCAAAATGTGAGAAGGAGCAGCATACTTTTGCTTGTTATGGGAATAAGCCAAATTCAACTTAACTCCTAACTTGTGGTTTCTAACCCACAACCGCTTACCTAACCGTGAGTGTTCTGCTCTTGAAGGGGAGGAAAGCAACTCAACGTAGAAGTTTTCAGTAATAAATTTAAATAGTTCCTTACCATCTTCCATCCAATCCATTCCTACCCAAAAACCTACTCCTCTACCATCAATAAGTTCCCAAAACTCATCTTTACCGTTTTTTTCAGTAAACTTTTTGGGACCCCAAGGGTGAATTTCGCTAAACTGCTTATCAAAGTCAGTAAGCACTCCATCCATATCACAATAGATCTTGGGCCGAAACTCTTTCGATACCGTAAGTGCTTCCTCTTCGGATAGCTCCAAACTGTTCATTGTTGTAAATTGGTTTTGCTTCATTTATATCTTCACTAAAATATGGATACCCTCTCCTCAATCCGGCAAACACCCTTGCATACTCATCTATTACATAAAATGGGCGTTTGCGTTCTTCTGCTATTTTAAGGTCGATCTCGTTCTCCTGGCGCCTCAGGTCGATGTACATAATTCTGGGATTTACGTTGGATTTCTTCTGCTATAAACCTTATATGCTGGAGGTGGGTAAATACTTCCTCAGTAACTTCAGAGAAGTGTTTGCGGTCAATTTCATTGAGTTGGTTAAGGATGTATTGTGCTTCCTTATAGATCTTATTCCTCTCCATCGAGCATCAGATTATTGTTTTCTAAAAAATACCAGAAACGTTCGAGCCATAGGGCAATTCGTACGTCATCAATGGTGTCGTCAAATTTAGCACCTTCAGCACGGGCATCTGCTACTTTCATGATACCGAAGTCAGCTAGATCACGTGCTTTGTCTTCATCACCACGTGCTAGTGCTTCACGTGCGTTTGCGTAACAATCAGAGACTGTCATTTTCATTTTTATGTTTTGTTTTACGGGTATATTTACTTTTGTCAGTATGTACCTTATTAGAGGGTTGGCGGAAATATTTACCCTCAGGTACACTAGCGTTTATGTTTTTCCGCTTTTTCATGCACCATAAAGATACGAAAGTTCCCGGCAAAAACCACATTTTCATATGACGGGATTATGAAAATTGATGATTAAAAACAAGATTTCGATTTCCTCCCCATTCATGCCACCAATGAAGGTATCCTATTGTGGAACATAATTTATCTTTTAATTTATCTACCCCACAGCAAATAGTTACTTTTTTATTATTTTTTAAGTAAAATTCTATATTTTGTTTGGTGTATTCAAGATCTTCTTGTGTATTTACTTTAAAAAAAGCATAATCTGCATCTTCCCTAAACTTGAAATACTCTATACCATAATCAAAAAACAGCTCCCTAATTCTATTTCTAGAACGGGGATTTAATTGAGAATTGTGGATATCAAATTTAAAATTTTGGGGATAATTATAATGATCAGATAATAACATACCCACCCACACATCATAACATTCATCATAGTAATGTTCAATAGAATCTAATTCTTCTAAGTTTATTTTAGAATTACGTTTTTCTATAAACCTACTATTTTCTTCAACCATAATTTGTAGTTCTTCACTAGGTCTTACTTTATGGGATACTGATGTGTTAGATTCTTGGGAGTAAGTATGTAATACTCTAGGGAGGAATAAGAGTTTTCCTTTAGTTTCCGTAATATACCCCTTAACAAGATCTTCTGCAAAACTATGTTTAAATTCTCCTTCTTTAGCAAATTCTTCTGTGGAACGGGTTTTTATTCTATAAGCTCTAGCATCTCCTAAACTTCTCCACATTTTTTTTCCTTCCTCTAGGTTATAGACCCCCTTATAATGGTTATCTCTATACCACTCAATTTTCCCTTTAATATGATTCTTTTTCATTATAGAAGAACAAGATATCATTTCTACTTTGGGGAATTTATCAAAATTATACTTATAAACTTCTAATAATTTAGGATGGGGGAAATCATCAACATCCTGTACTAGCATAATGTCTCCTGTAGAAATCTCGACAGGGGGGTTAAAGTAAAATTCTCTTTTCCATCTAGGTTTAATGTATTTTATCTGAGGGTGGAGTGAGGTGAAATCTATTAGGGTTTTTTCTATAGAGGAATCTTCACTAAAATCATCTGATATGATCCATTCCCAATTAGTGTAGGTTTGGTTTTTTATACCTTCCCAAACTTGATTTAAGTATTCTATATTATTATAGAACCCACTATATATAGTAAATTTCATTATTTTTTAACAATACAGTTAGTTCTCCTAAATTCAATATTATTAGTAAATACTAAATCTTCTTTATAATAATAATTCCCTTCTTTATTACTATTTAAAATAAAAATATAAGATACAGGGGTGGGTTTAAGAGGGTGTATACTTCCATCTTCATGTTCCAAACTACATGGATCTGGGAAAGTTCCCTCTTTAGGCCAAATCAAATATGAGTTTTTTTCAGAATAAAAATATATGTTTACTAAAGATTGCCCTAAAGTATATTTTCCATTAAAACTTTTATATACTCCTGAAAAGGGGATATCTTGTGTGTGTGGGAATTTTTGGTTTGAGTACTTCTCAATTGCCCATTTAAAAAAAGATTCACAGAACCAACCCTCTTTAAGGTTAGGATCATTGACTGTTCCCTCTTTATACAAATTAAGCACAGGCTCTATAGAATTTACATATGTGTTACAGGGAAGAGCAAATATATTAGTTGCAAAATTATAATCCTCCCCTTCTCCCCAAGGAAAAAATAAAGGATCTCCTTTTTCCCCTCTGTTAATAAATTTATAAAAGTTTTCTTCACTTAATTCTATATCATAGTTTAGATGATAAACATAATCATATCCTAAACTTTGACACAACTTAATTGCTTTAAGTATTTGGTGAAGATGAGCATAGCCATAATCCCATTCTACAAATTCCGCATAAAGATTTTCTCCCCACTCTATTTTAGGATCTACAAGCTCCCAAAATACAGCATACCTATTAGGTCTAGGATTTTCTTTAATATTTAAAGTATAATCTACCTTTTGTTGTATTTCTATAGGAATGGGGAAGTTACCCGCAAATATTACGGGTAACTTTTTATCTTGTAAAAAATCTACAAGTTTGTGAGCAATTTTTATTTTCTCACTATTGTTTATATGGGAAGTAACTAATATACAAGGACTCATGTCAATGTCATAACCTCAGAATGGTGATAGAATTTACCTCTTTTAAAATCGGCTTTTTTAATCCTACGACCTTTACCAGACTCTGCTTTTTGTACAAAGTAGTAAGGACCTTCCCTATCATCGTAGGCTACTTGGTTAATTTCAGCAGTAACAATATAATCATTACCCTTACGTGAGTCTGGGACTCGGACTTGTTCGAACATTTTCATTTTATAACTTATTTAGTTGTACCTAAGGTGGGACTCGAACCCACACGCCGAAGCACTAGTTCCTAAGACTAGCGTGTATACCAATTCCACCACTTAGGCAAATAACCCTTAGTGGGTCATTTTAGCTGTAGGCTCAACAGCTGCAAGGCTATCAAGCAATTCACCTACAGTCTCGATTGAGTCTGTATTAAAAGGCATTTCTACACCTGTAGTGTCCCACTGTAGGCTGTCAGTTGCACAGCTATCAGCCATAGGGGTTACACAGTTTTCGTCTTCGGTTCCTCCACAAGAGGCAAGAGCAACAATTGCTCCAATAAAAAATAGTTGTTTCATCGTTTTGTATTTTGGTTTGTTAAAATGTACCATGGTGGTACGTCTGATTTCTTTTTTGGTAGTTTTCTAAATGTTTGTACTTCGGGGTAATTATACCCTTCATGTAGTAATCTAACTGTTTTATCTTTGGTATTAATGTTAAGAACCTCTCCTTGGACCTCCTCGCCAAATAGAAAAAAATTTATAATATCTCCTACTTTCATTACCAATCCCTTTGACATTGCTTACGGGGGACCCTAGCATATCTAGTACGAATTCCATTGTTGTAGGAATTACCTCTTCCACTATACCTCATATGAGAAAATTTTCCATCATTAGTAAAAACAGCAGATTGGGTTCTGCTATTATAATAATAAGGAGAACAACTTGACAATCCAAGGGCAATAAACAACCCCAATAAGTAACTTAAATGTTTCATTTGTAATAAATATTTGAGGTTAGGGGTGGAATTGCACCACCGTAATAGGATTTGCGATCCTATACCTTCTAATCGGACACCTAACCATATTGCCCCAGCCAGCGCTGAGGACTTGTCCGTCTGGTATCTCGTCGGACCACTGAGATTCTATATTCTGGGTTATAGAAAACCTAGTCTCCCATATTAGACCAAGGGTTATTATGGGGTGATGTCTGTTCCCCTCTCTGACCCCAAGTATCAGGCCAACTGGGAATCGAACCCAGAGACATCGACTACTAGAATACTGCCATATCCGTTCGCACTTTTACCCCTCTCCCCCTGGCAGGGGGGAAATTGGAGCCACTAGTCGGAATTGAACCAACGACCGATGCTTTACAAGAGCATTGCTCTACCGCTGAGCTATAGTGGCTACATTCGCCTCACACGCTGTGATCCCGCTGGGACTCGAACCCAGGACCCTCTCATTAAAAGTGAGATGCTCTAACCAACTGAGCTACGGGATCAATAAATGAAGGAATGGGTAAAGAGTTATTCAGGCTCTTAAGCGCGACAAGCAGGCGGTTGTATTGGTAAATCATAATGGCACAAGAGGAGTGTTAAACCCGCATCCCATTAATCATTTCACTTCATGGCTGCTAACCCCAATTGAAGTTCACAATATCGCTTAGTAGAATTTAGTTCCACTATCACACAACCACACCCTAATAGGCCCACACCGGGCTTTCACCCCCTACAGCGCTTGCTGTAAGTCGAGCTACCTATTAACATGTGTACTTTATTCCCCTAATCATAGGAACACATTCAGTCATACCCCCCCGTGCGTGATCAGCGCGGTAGGGTTTCCTTCATTTGTAGGAACGGCAGGAATCGAACCTGCGACCTTCAAGATATAAGCTTGATGCTCTAACCAATTGAGCTACGTTCCCATATTGGTGCGTCATTTTATTACGCAGTGACGTCATCAGCGAATGCTATTTATTTCAATAAGTAAAGAACCTAGTACTCCCTACAGGATTTGAACCTGTGACCCACAGCTTAGAAGGCTGTTGCTCTATCCAGCTGAGCTAAGGGAGCATATTTTGTAGCGCTGGGGGGACTCGAACCCCCACGGACCTACGGTCCAACAGATTTTAAGTCTGTCGTGTCTACCACTTCCACCACAGCGCCATATTTTTATTTTATTTTTTAATGTACTTAAAGTAAGTGTAAGTATTAAAAATAACCAATAAACTCAAAAAACTCCAACAATAAATTTGAAAATCTGTCATTTCTCTGCCTTAACTTTACCCCATGAATATACGAACGGGATCTTACAACCCCAAATCCCTCGCGGGAAATTTTTTATTCTTCAAGATAAAGAATAATAATAAGGGTAATGATAACTAATCCAAACAAAAGCATATAATAATTAGCAGGCTCTGGGTCTCCGCTAATGATGATGTGCGTGTTTGCAATAAAGTTTAAAATAAAGAGTATTAATTGCAAAAGCAAAAATGCTGCCCCAAGAAAATTCAGGATATAGAAGACAAATGCATTCATTTTTATTTTATTTTTTAATGTACTTAAAGTAATTGTAAATATTGATAGGAATACAAACCCCAAACACAACTCCATAAATAATAATCCAAACCTGATCTGTCATTTCTCTGCCTTAACTTTACCCCATGAATATACGAACCGGATTTTCGGATCCCACATTTTGGGATGACTTTAAGATGACCTTATTTTATTTTTCTGTAATAATAACGCTTAAGATTTAAAATCTCTGCTTTAAGATTTTCATCTACTACTTGCACTTGTTGCTTATAACTTTTAAAATCATTAATTGACTTAATATAACGAGCATATCTGTAGACATAAACTTTATGAACGTCATCAACGAAGTCTTCTCGAACTTCATACATCATATCATTAAGTAGAGTAAACGAGAAGTATGTCTTATGATTAGGATTCCAAACTATGAACGGCTTAGCTTCATCAAATTGCTCAACGTCGTAAGCGTAATAGCTAGTACTCATTCTGTACTCATCGAACTTTGAAACGTAATTAGTACTCATGTTGCTTTTTTTTCTTCGCGTTAAATATACGATGAAAGATCAGCAATTCCACATTTTAGGATGACTTTAAGATGACCTTCTTCTTCCTTTTTTAGGCTCAATACCCAACTGCCTTTCCAATTCACGCAACTCACGGTTCCGCTTGACTTTTTCCTTACCAACAGCAACCTGCTGTTTGCTAGGGACTCGGTCCTCCATCTCACCACGGAACTCCCTCATGAACTCCTCGCAGTCACGGCGGTCCATTTTTCCGCCATAACGTACTGCCTCTTTATAATGCCTAGCAACAGCTTCAGCATTTCCAGTAATCATAGCATAGGCTAGTTCAGCCATCCTACCATGGTAGTTCCGCTTACGGCGGCGATTGTTGTGATTACGCATTTTTTAGTTCTTTAATATGTTTACACTCTCTAGTTTTCGATCTCCAAACACCTGGGCAGTTACAACTAAATGTAATTTTTCCAGTGGGTAAAGTCACCTTACGTGCCTCATAGGTAATATCAGGATTACTCTTAGAAGTAAACTCCATAACTACCATATTTGGCTCTTTTGGCTTAACCTCAGGACGTTCCCATTTAATGTCACTCAATTTGGTTTCAGGATGTACCTCTGTCCAAGTAGGCATAATGTATTTTTTACCATCCATCACTATAAGTGAAGGGGGCATCCAATCGTGTTCATGCTCATATGTCAAGCGTTGCACATTCACAAACTTGTGTCCTTTAGGTTTATACTTAAATTGTGAAGAATCTTGTACTACCTCTCGGTATTTACCGTCTTCCCAAATTTGAAAAATCGCCATTGCTTAAACTTATTCCATAAATATAAGAATAAATTTTTAGGCTTCCCCGGTTTTGCTATGACGATTTTATGACTGACTTCTTTATCTTCCTTTTCTAATTGGTCTTCTAAAGTAACCATCATACACATTCCATTAAGCATCATGGGGTAATAAGCCGCTACAAAGGCTAAATCTTCATCAGACATAGCCTCCATAGCCTGCTTAGCTGTCACTATTTGGGGGTCAACGTTTACCACGCTTACCACTGTAGTAATCTTCCAAGTCCTCTTCTTCTGGTGGGAGGTAACCTGGTTTTTTGGGTTTTTTCTTCTTGCGCTCCTTATAAGCAGGAGACTCATGTTCCATAAAACGATCCCATTTTTGGAACGCATCTAACCTTTGGTGTGGGCTATTTTTGCTCATCGTCCTTGACCTCTATAGGCTTTTTTATAGTTTTTAGAATTTTTATTTTTGCTGGTTTTTGTTTTAGCGTGAACACCAGGGCGGCTCACTTTGTTGGTGCTGGGGGCATTTTCCAATGCGCTGATTTTCCTAGCCATTTTTTGATTTTAAATAGTTTATTGCTTCAGTTATTTTAATACAATCTTCGTATTCTTCTTCACGCTCATAATGAGCTAAGTTTGTTCCTAAGATATCAATAAATTCATCTGTTTCCATTGATAATGTATAAATAGCTCCTTCTTCCTCCACTTCTACTTCAAACACAGGAATTTGTTTTTTCTTAGTATCCAAATTATTTAGTATCTTTTCTACAATTCCTTTAGCAAGCATAAAATCTTTAGTTTTAGCCATATTAAGGAATTCTTCATACGTTCCTACCTTTATGTGTTTCACGTACGGCATATCAAAATAGATCAAGGTAATCTCCTTTTATTTGTTTTGACTTGAATTTAAGCATCTTTTCGTCATTCTCCAAACTTTTTGTCGCAAGCTTTTCAAGATGTTTACGTTTTTGTCCATCGTAATCGTCTACTAATTTTTGATGCTTACGCTTTTTCATACTTAAAGTATTTTATAGTAAAGTTACTAAGTGGTATTTCTGAATAGGGCATATCCTGTGTAACATGGTTATTTATTACAACATTCATTTTAGTATTATTTACCTGTTTCATTACAACTGGATCACTTATTACACGGACTAATCTGTCATTGTAATAAAACTTTAATGAGTCTAAGCTCCAATTTAATTTGTACTTTAAGAAGTGTTTTGTGGGATCTTTAAAGCCCATAAAATGACTTTTAGGTCCCCACATTTTATTTTTACCCTCTTCAGAGTAGTGTACATTTGTATCTATATGCCTACAAGCCCAAGGTTTGTTCCAATTAAACCTATGATAATTTGGTTTTTTATGAGAATAACCTTCAAATATATCAATTTCAGGGGGCCAACTGTCCCAACTCCACATCCAAAAAGCAGGCCATAAGTTCTTACCATATGGTAATTTAGCTTTTATTTCAAATATGCCAGGACCAAATTCAGTAGCACATGATACCAAACCTACACCTACTTTAGGTCTAATTCCTAATTCTTTAAACTCCTTAGGGTTGTATTGGGTTTTTAAAGTTAAATAGTTTTTTAATGTAATTTGAACTGCACTAGGATCATACCAACAATAGGGTTTATCCTTGTGTACCTGTCCCCACCTTTCTTGGGTTAACCATTTATATCCTGACCATTCTATTACTTTGCTCATATCCTTGATATCAAATCTAATTCATCTTTATCTTCTAAACCTAGTTCTTTTAGGCGTTGAAGGTGATAATCATCAATTTCCCAATCTACTTGACCTTCATTAACTGGTTTATATTCCTCCATTGTTTGGATTTGTTTGTCACTAAATATGTCCCCAACTGTTAAAAAGTAACAATTATAACAAAGGAGTTCTACGTTATCTAATTTATAATTTTTTTTATTATTGTCTTTAAAGTTCATTATTAACGGAACTTTGTAATCTAACACCCTGCGTTCATTAAATGAACAATTTGAACAACAATCCTCTAAATAACCCTCCCCTATCATTCTCTCACGAATTTTAGCAGCTGAAAAGTGGGAACTATCAACTCTACCTTCTATAATGTCTAACACAGCAGGTTGTTTTACACTACCATTTAAAAACTTGGGTATACCTTTACCTGCTTGGTTTTTATGTTGTTCAAATAGGTCTGGGTAACCTTCTTCAGTGGCTTCATAATTTTTGGCCCATTTTTTGTAGTGAATGTAGGAAACACCTAAGTAACGAGCGGCTGCACGGTTAGACATAGTCTTATTCATAGCTGCTTGTATCTGTTGTTTACTTAGGGGTTTTGCCTTGGGCATTTTTATCTATTTTTATTTTTAGATCTACTAAGTATTCCCACAATTCTTCTTTAGTATTAAACATATATTCAACACCTTCATCATCTAAAAAGGGTACTACTCGTTTATTATCGTCAAATCTTGTGTATACATAAAATAGTATAGCTTCTGCAGCAACAGGTTCAAAGCAGAAATGGACTAGACTTTCTATAACTTGAAAGTAAATATCATCAATTGTTGATATATCTATTTTAAATTCATCGTACAATTTATGTTGACGCTGCCAAGCTTCCTCAAATAAACCTATTATACGAATAAACTCATTTTTTATTTTAGCTTCAGTGTCTGCCTTATCACTAGTAAGGTGAACAGTGGTTCCTAAAATAGATTCAAGTATTTCCTTTATTTCTTTTTTCTGCCCCATTAACCTTTTGTTTTAACTTAACCAATTTAGCACACTTATCATAATCTTCTTGTTTCTCGTAAAACTTAATAACTCCTTCAATAGCAGCTTTAAAATTACGTCTGTATATTATTACTGAACATTCTAAATTAGGTATGTGGATTATTTTAGCTTGAGTAAAGTTAGTCTCTAATGCTTCTTCTATCCCACTTACAACTTCATCAAATAATAGCTTGTGGAAATCCTCAGATTCAGTTAGTATATCTAAATCTTCTTTATCATCATAAAGTATTTCCACAGCAAGGATTTCACGTTTTTTATTTTCCTTATCCATGGTTATAAATATTTAGAAATCTAACATTTTAGAGTTATTGTCTGGGTTGTGTTTAGCCCATTGCCCCCATTTGTACTTAAAATATTCGTGGCAAAGTTGTTCTTTTTGCTGTTTGTTAATTTTTTCTTCATAAGTAGCTTCTGTGCCATATGAAACAAAGTGATAAAAATGGCACTCGTAAGTTCTTAACATTCTTAATCCTGCTATCTCACATTTAAGAAAAAAGTCCCAATCAACAACCCAAGCACCAGGATAAGATTCATCCCATCCCCCTATTTTCATATAATCCCATTTATTCATAAAAATAGGTAAGGTACACCCAGTTTCTTCAACTTTACTTTCTTCTATAATACTTTCTTCATACTCCCAAAATGCCTTTAAATCAAACTTTTTAGGATCCCTACCTAAATTTTTAATATGCATCTGTTTGAACATGCTAGGAATAGGTTCAATTTGATTGGGAGTAACTACAGATCCAGGAGAATAACTTGCTATTAATGCTATATCCCATTGGTCTGGGAATACATTGTCATCGTTGACTATAAGGATTTTGTTTGATGTAGCATTAAAAACTCCTAAGTTAGTAGCCCTGCTAAGACCCACATTTTCTTCTAAGTTAAGGATTTCAATGTGTTTTTTATACTTTTCAAGGATCTCTTTATTTAGATCATAAAAACCATCTACTACTACTATTATTTGATTCTTTTCAGTTTGACCTTCAATAGCAGATTTTAAACACAGATCTAAAACTTCAGGTTCTTTATAAGTAGGAATAATTACAGAAATCATATTTTAAAATTATTTTATTAAGAAGTAATTTTTATGCTATATAGTTCACCTTCAAATAAAGTTGTAGTAAGGTAACCTAATAACCTTTCGAACCCATGGGCTAAACTACCATAGCGGTCATATCCCTCTTCAAATTTAGGAAGGAGAGAAGGAATATCTATTAAATTATAAAGATTTTTCATATAGAGATCATTTACTAAAAACATAGTCCCAGCAAAAAAAGGAGGGGCAAGTCTTTTATCTTTAAATACTAAAGTAGAGTCTGTGTTGAGGAGTTTTAATGCTTTTTTTATAAAGGGAAGAGCATCTAGATAATTTACGTTATCTAAAGTTTCACTAAATAACCAAGGAGCAGAACCTACCATACAGGGGACCGTATTAGATGAAAGCTCAGAAAGAGCAGTAACATATTGCATATTACTATGTAAAAAGCTATCTACTAATTGAGTTCTCCACATTTCTCCTAACTTAGGGGTATGAATAGACTTTTTTCCATGGATCTTTATATAATATTTATAAGGAATTGACTTAATTTGATCACAAACATGTAAGAAAGGAGCTACATCTAACCCTTTATTTTCTACTAAAAATACTTCTTTACTATACTTACTAATATCTTTTATATAGGGGGTATTTAAATTGTTTACACTAACATACAAATCAGTTTTAGGATTATTTTGCAAAATAGATTTTAACCTAACTCTAAACCAAGGCCACAAATCTTGATAGTGTAAATGTAAAATAATAGCTACTTTCATCCTATTTGTGCATATCTATTATTTTGAAAAACTTGTCGTTCTATTTCTTTATTATGAATAATACTAAAATGTTCTTCCATAGGTAAAGTAACATAAGTTTCATAACCTTTAACCATCCCATGTACTTGATGTCCTTCCCACTGAATTTTGGAGGAATTTTTATATATTCTTTTTTGAGGGTCAGGCCAGTTTACCCATCCTTCAGGTGATACCTGCCATCCCCATTGTTTAGTGTGTTGGGGGGTAAGACCTTCTACTATGTTTTTTCTGGGGGTAATTAATAAATCAACAGGGTTCTCTTTAAGGATATTTTTTAGGTTAATTAGAAGAATCTCACTAGGAATCTCATCAGCATCTAATTGAAATATGTAGTCCCCAGTACATTTAGTTTGGAGGTAATTTTTATTTTCTAAAAAGTTTTGTTTAAAATCAAAAGGATAGTAATCAATGTCATCTTCATACTTTTCAAGAACTTCTATAGTCTCATTAGTAATCCGATTCTTATCATATACTATTACAATTTCATCTTCATTGTCAATTTTTTCTATTAAATAAGAAATTAAATTATCTATTTCTTTATCTTCATTACATACTGTAAGGCCGTAACTTATTTTCATTTTTTTTCTTCTTTAAACATACCAATATAATCAAGAGCTTCCATATAATCGTGTTCGGCAAAGTGTTTTAGATTTTGCATATCCATTTTATAAGTTTTTTCACTTTGATCTTCAGAAAGAGCTTTTACAGCAGCCCATCTCCATTCTTTAACATTTTTACCATCAGCATACACCATTCCTTTTTCAGGATTATTAGTAGCAGAAGGCATCCAATTTAAACCTTTATCATCTACATAAATAAGATCCTTATACAACTCGGGAAGTATTTCTATTTGCTCACTAAGAAATGAACTGCCAGATTGCATTAAAGTATTAGTTGTAAATCCACACCCATAACATAAACTTATAACGTAATCCGCCCCCATTTCTTGTTCGTAACAAGCATCGCTTCCACAACGAGGACATATTGTTAATTTATCTTTCAACATTTTCTAATTTTTTAAGTTTAGGTAATTTCAAACTAATTTCATTAGGGACATCAGGTAAGTGTTCTTCCATTATTACCTCTAAAGCTTGTTTCATATTTCCATAACTAAAATGGTTTTTACTTTTATGGTATTGGAGTAATGCCTGTTTTTTATATTTAGGATAGTTATCAAAAACATCTTTTAAATAGGAAACTGCCTGAGAGGGTTCTACTGAGAACCAACTTCCTTCTTTAAGGAGAATGTTTTTTACTAATGCACTATCATGTACTTTAGTAAGCTTTCCTTCTAACAAAGTAGTAAATTTACTATCTAAAAAATCAATATGGCCACTCCAATTAGTAGTAATAATAGGTTTTTTAGTTAAACTAAATTCTAATAAGGGTCTACCAAATCCTTCCCCTTTAGTTAAAGATATCATAGCTTTAACTTTTTTATGATTGTAAAGATTATTCATCTCTTCATCAGTAAGTTCACCATGAAGTAAATAAATATTAGGTAAAGTGTCTGCTTCTATTGTTTTTTTAATTTCATCTATTTTATCTAAGATCATTTCTCTATCCATATAAGATGCACCCGCCCCACTAGTTTTTAAAATTAATGCAGGTGTTTTTTTCTGGTTTTTGAATGTTTCGTAGAAGAGTTTTATCATTAGGCCTACATTTTTCCTATCTTCTCCTACAACTCCTTGCATCCAATGTCCTACAAATAAGTAAGCAAATTGATCTTTTATATCTTTTAAATCAAATTTATTAGTTTCTTTTGAAGGAAAATATTTAGTTAAATCCGCTCCTTCAAATAATACTTCTATAGGTTTTTCTATATATATTTCAACAGGAGTATCTCCTTCTTTATGTTCAAATCTAAGGTTTTCAAATGTATTTTTGGAATGATTTGAAGATACTAAATTTAAATCCATTCTATTTAATCCCTGGATCCATGAGGGATCACATACGGTGGTTTCTATGCCGGCAGTAATTCCAATATTATATTCCCCTACAGGTTGGAATTCATTAGGTACACTAATTTGAGCCCACACTTGGGGTTTCGCAGGAAGTTGATTACCTGGAGGAAGAAGGTGGGGTTGTATAAATCCCCATTCCTCTAAATTATTTTCTATAAACCCCCAAGGGCAACTCCCCCATCTTTGGGGTAGAACTTTTACATTATATTTGTCAAGCTCAATAATAGCTCTAACTAAATCTCGAGAACGTGCTCCATAACCTGAGTAAGTGTCTATGGGGCAACTTATTATAAATAAAGGTTTCATTAATATTCTAATTTATGGGGTGTTACTTTTGGTTTTCTAGTGTCTATTTTGATTAGTTCATACCTTTCTCGGGGCTTCCAATTTTTAAATAATGTATCTATATTATCTATAATACGGTAGGACATTTTTTCTGCAGTGAATCCTGCTTCATCACTTAGAGCCCACTTTCTTCCTATTTCTCCTTTAATTTTTCTTTCTTTAGCCCCCATTTCCCATACCTCAAATAATCTATTAGCGGCATCACTAGAATCACATCTATCATCAAAAATATAAGGGGTAGGAGGGGAACCTTGGATTGAAATACTTGAAGGGAAAATAGGAAAGGCCCATTCTCCATGTTGGGTATATGTTTTTCTATGGTTTGAAGGTATTTTCTCATTAGGGGTAAACCATTTTCCTTTATTATCTATAAATCTCATTTGGTCTTGCATTCCCCCGGTAACATTAGCTACTATAGGGTTACCTACAAGTAAAGCTTCGGTTAAACTTAACCCCCACCCTTCATTAGATGTAAGTTGGATCTGAACATCAGAGCAATTATATAGAAAATTCATATGCTCAGTATCCAATTTATCCTCTACAAATAAAATGTTATACTTTTTATCATCCCCACACAAAGTTTCAATAACAGCAGGTAAATTGGTACCATTAGGATCTATCCTTTGGGTTTTTAATATTAGAAGACATTTCTCAGCTTGCTTGGGAGTAAGTTTATCAACGAATTGTTTATAGGCCCAAATAGTATCTGGTATCTGTTTACGCCTAATGTTTCTAGAGTTGTAAAGGGTAACAAAATCATATTCTTTGCCTTTAAAAAGCTCAGTTTTAAACTCTTCAAGCTGAGTGGCTTTTTCGTGTGATTTGTCGATAGGGAAAAATATTTTATGATTTAGCCCATGGGGAACATAAGAAATAATTTTATTTTTAGCTTTATCTCCTAATACTAATTTATTTATATTAACAGTCTGTTTTGAAATGCCCATTAACAAATCACATGATTCATAATATTCTTTATTATACATTGGGGCTGGGAAGTCGTCCCAAATATTTAAATAAATAATAGGAATATTTTGCCTAATTTCGTTTTCCATTTGAAACAACCAAGTCCAATATCTGGGGTCAGTAAATATAAAAATGGCATCAGGCTGCTCTCTTTTTATAAAGAACCTCACTGCATCGGGGTTCCCATACCCATTACTAGGGTATATAGTTACTGAGGTGTCTTCTAATCCTGTTATTTTATTGGTTTCAGGGCTTAAATCTATAATTTTTCCTTCTTCAGGGTGTTGTATTGCTGCTCCTATATTTACCCAATTATAGTGATGGCAGGTATGGAGCACCATTTCTTTGGCTATAGTCCCTATTCCCGAATGAGTCCTAATATCATCACACATTAGGAGTATCTTTTTACGTTCCTCTTTGGGAACATATCCTTTCATTTTCGTAACCATTTTGTTTTTTTATTATAAATCTAAACTATTGTGATTGTGGATTTGACGTTTAAAGTCTTCATCAGTAAGATACAAATGAACACAACGGTCAGCAAGTTTTTGAAAAGAAAACTTATGTCTAACACATGCTACTTTAAATTCTTCAAATAAATCACTTTGAATTTTTACGCTTGTTAATGTTAAATCTTTTTTCATAGCTAATATATTTTGATATAAATATTCGCGAAATTAAAAAGATGTGTTTCGGGTATAACCCTCCTCAAAATGATCAACAGTTAACTTATTGATAAATACAGGTTTTAAATCATGTTGTTTCATCCAAGGGTTAACTCTATTATAAAAATTTATATCTCCAGGTTCACGTCTTCCATAAAAATATAAAGGGTCTCTTCTTCTTAAAGGTATAATTCTATAGTTAATACAAGTACTAGAATTAATTATATTAATAGGAGTTGGGGGGAGATTAGTATAAAGTTCTGGGGGGTTTTGGCGGGGTAAAACACCATTTAGGTATTTGGATTTAGTATAAAGAAATGGAGATTGAGTAGTTTCTATTGCTGTAGCTAAGGTTTCTAAATGATCAGGAAAATAAATATCATCGTGGTCTAATTTACAGATATAATCATAACCTTCGTTTATAGCATATTCTATCCCTATGTTGGTACCGTGGGCACCCCCACTATGCCATAAATCCTCTCCTCCTTTAGGATACCTTTTCCTTTCTACAGCCACTGGAAGGTTAATGGGTAGGGTTTTATTTGGGGGGCAAAGTTTAATTATTTGTTCAAATTCTGCTTTGTCTTTGTAATTATCTCCTATTAAGTATATTTTCCAATTTTTATATGTTTGGTTAAAAACACTTTGTAAGGTATTTTTTATATAACTAAATGTTTTACCATCAGGTCTATAATAAGTAGTTACAACTATTGCTAATTTAGGGTTACTATATTTTTTATTTATAAGTTCCATAGTGGAATTCCTTTAAGGTTGGGTTCAATGTTTTTTTTCTTTTTAGCAGGAATTCCTATATAAACTCCACTATCTTTTATGTTTTTAATTACTACACTTCCTGCTCCTAATATTATATTATCTGATTGGAGTTCTATTCTAGGGTTTATGATGGTGGCACAACCTAAGAAACAATTATTAGATATCTTAACAGAACCCCCTATAGTAACATTATTAGCAAAATGTACATTTTCTCCAATTTTAGTTCCATGACCTATACAGCAACCAGGAGCTAAGTTAACATTGTCTTTTAAGGTTGTGTATTCATTTGCTGATCCTCTTACTATTGAAGTATTACTACCAATAATACAGTTGTTTCCTATTTTAACTCCACCTAATTGTCTTAAAAAAACTTTAGTAGCCCCATCCCACACCCACATCATACCTTCGGTTCCAATACTGCAATTAGCATCTATCCTTGTTCCATTTCCTACTTCAGTTTTAGAATAAACTACAGAATTAGGGCCAATAATTACATTATCACCAATTACAACACCATCACCAATTACAGCTGTAGGGTCTATAGAACAATTATCACCCTTAATATATGATTTTTTATCAAAAGTGTATGGGTATTTTACTTGATGGGATAACCTATAAAATTCTAGTTGGGGATTTTTTACAATAACTTGTACTACATTATTTAATCCTTCAAATTTTTGTTTGCAAAATAATTTACAATTTTTTAAATGTTTTACATGTTCAGGATTATCACCTACATAATAAGTAATCATTCCTTCTTTAGTATTAGGTAAAATTGATAATATCATTTATTGTCCTTATATTTTTTAGCGGGAATCCCATACCAAATTTCATCTGCAGGAATATCATTTCTTACTTGGGAATTAGCACCTATAATTGAATTATTTCCAACTGATGTATCAGGCATTAAGGTTACATTTGCACCAATTAGCACAAAATTACCTATACCTTTTACAATTTTTGTTGAATTTTCTTCAAGGTTTGGAGTGTCGGTTAATACAAACCCATATTTAATTACACAATTTTTCCCAATAGTAGCGTTTGCTGAGATTGTGCATCTGCTTCCCATAGAGGTTCTATCACCCACTACGACGTTATTTCTAATTTCACAATAAGCAGTAAATGAACAATTCTTACCAATCTTCGCACCAGTCCTCACAATGCAAAACGGACCAATTTTAGTGTTATCACCAATTTCTACACCATCTTCTATTAGTGCTAGGGGATGAATTTCTACATTTTTACCTATTTTTGATTTGTTTGATATCATTTCTTATATATTTCAAATTTACTTAAATCGGGATAAGGTAGTTCCAAATCTTCATTGTGTTTCTTACCACCACCCATTTCATAGAATTGTCCCATAAGTAACAACCCCCTAGCTGCAAGTTCCGGCATCATGTAAAAGTTCCAACCTAACATATCAAAGTTATCTTCGTGATATGAACATTCTCTTCTTCCACTATATCTAGCTCTTTTAAACCATAAATAAGCCTCATGTGAGTCAGTTAATATAGCACCACCTTTAGATAGCTTAAAATGTTTATAAGGTCCAGTGAATGAAATACACATATGTGTGTTAGGTAAATACATGTCTGCTGTAAATCTTAGAGCAGAATCCCATACGTTAGAGCCCTCTAATTGGTATGCTCCTTTTATGGTCTTTCCTTTTACAGGTTTAAATTTAACTTTCCCCCCAGCATGAATAATTTCACAAGGGACTGATGGGTAGGTTCTAGAAGGAATAGTAATTTCTTTTCCTTCTATATTTTCATACTTTAAAGCTAAAAATAAAGCATTAGAAGCATTATCTACCGTAATAGCATACCTTGCTCCTGTATAATCTGCGAGTTTGGCTTCAAACTCTTCAGTAATTTTATATATCCCGTTGGCCATTTTTAATATTTAACTTTAATTATAAATTCGTTGCTTAACTCTTTAGAAGCAGGTTTAGCTTTAAATTCATTTTTTAAAGTTCCAATTATTTCATAATTGGGGTCTAACTCTTTTACTATATGATCTACAGCTGGTTTTACTTCAGGGGAGTGTTTAAAATCTAAGTAATCATCAAATATAATATAGCCTCCTACAGGAACTAAATCTTTATAGTTATAAAAATCATCAATTACAGCTTGATAACTATGATCCCCATCAATAAACAAAAGATCAATTACAGGGAATTTATTTTTTACAATATTAATAGTAGAAAGATTACGAGAACTACCTTTAAAGTATTCCCAAGTATTATGTTCCTTTTTATATTTAGCTACATTTGCTTTAGCTATTTCTGGGGGGATGGGGCTTCCTATATCAATAGATAAGCAATTGGTAGGATAGGGGTGGGAGGTCATTAAACATGCTGACCCTCCAGCAAAACATCCTATTTCAACATAATTAATAGAATCTTTCCCTAAAAAAGTTCTTAAATCGTATAATATATGATAATGATGATGGAAAGTATGACTCTCCATATTATTTGAAATAAATTCAACTAATTCTTTAGACTCTTGAGTAATTATTTGTTGCATAACTCTTTATTATTATTAAAGGGACACCATTCACATAATTTAGATACAATTTTTGGGTGCTCCACGTTTAAATGTTTCCCTTCAGAAGAAAAACACTCAGTAATAAACTCATCTAATATACGGTCTGCTTTTTTAAGTTTATTTCTACCTGCAGCGGGTCTATGTTGTTGTACTCTATGAATTGGGTAATCACTATTTTCCCATATTTTTCTACGCACAATAAAGAATTCCACTTCTATATTTTCAAGCGGGATACCATATTGTTCATTAAAGAACTTCTTATAAAGCACAAGCTGCATTTGCTTGTTTTCGTCTTTTTTAGCTGTATCGTTCCATCCCCTAGTAGACGTTTTTATATCGTATACATAAAATTTGTTTGTGGGTTCATGGTATAATACGAGGTCAATAAAACCTTTGTATACTAAATTTCTACCAACGTTCATTACAATTGGTAACTCGATTCCTGCTAGATGCCAACCACGATTACCAAAGTATTGTTTACGTTTTTTCTTAAGAAAGTCAAGTATTGCTACACCATCTTCAAAAAACTCTCGTAGTTCTTCTGGGGAGGAATAATGGGTGTCTTTATTTTGTTTGTATCCTTCTTTATACAATCCTATAAATTTTTCTTGAAATAACTCCTCTAAATTCATAGCATCTGCTTTTACCCCTGACTGTTCATATAATACAGTAAGCCAATCTTGGATTACTTCATGCATTGCCGTACCAAAAGTAAAATGGATAGATTGTTCATTTTGATAGTGTCCATCTTTGTACTGGAGTGCCCACTTGTGTGGGCAACTCCTGTACATAGACATTTGCGAATAAGAAATTGTCTTTTGGTAAGCATAATTTACCTCAGGCAATTCTTTATTCTGTATCTCCTTGAGTATTTGGGGCTTCTTGGCCATATATTTTTTCTAATTTCTCTAAATAAAGTATGGCATCCATTAACTCTTCTTTCATATGAGTGACCCATTCGGGGAATTGTAGATCTCCTCGATCCATGTTAACTCCATACTTTTGTTCACCCATTTTAGAACGGGTTTCAAATTGTTTAATTACTGAGGTAACTATGCTATCCATTACTTAAATAATTCTTTAATTTCGTCTTTTTGTAAGCCCTGTTGTTGTAGTGCTTCCTTAATATACTTTTTATCAAGTATGTTTATCCAATCTACTGCTTGAGCGGTAGAAACTTCATAGAGGGAAGCAATTGTTTCCACTAATTTTTTATTGGGTTGTTTCATACTTGATTTAATGTATTTTAACCAAACATTTTGTTTAGGGAGTAAACCACAATACACTGTATAGTATTTTTTCTTATCAGTGTAAGGTATGGTTTGAACATAATTTACCAACTCAACAAAGGGTTGGTGCATAGATAAAAAACGATTAACCATATAAGGATTAAAGGACTCCCTCTCTTTATCCGAGAAGGAGTCCCAATCTCGTTTCTTACCTGTTAACTCTTTGAGCCAATCAAAAAGTGTCATACTCGTCTCTCAATTCAGATGGGAGAGTTTCCGAGTAAATTTTTCCTGTGGCCCCATCATAAAATACTGGAATGGGGAGGACAGCATCCTCACCACCTGTAATAAAACGGGATACTTTACGCAAGACAAATCCTTGCTTAAATATTTGGTCCCCATTTTCAGTAGTGATTGAGGTAGTTTTGCTCAAATCAAGTTGTGGTTGTTGAGCTGTCATTTCTGATTTCTTCATAGTTTATTGTTTTAATTTCGTTGCAAAAATAATATAATTCTTCTTTTTTAAGCACTGTGTCACAATGCCAGTATTGTTTTAATATGTTAGGATCTATTTTATCAGTAACCTTAGCGGTACGATACAATAGAAACATTCGTTCTCCAAATTCAAATATGTCTTTATATAACAACTTTACCAGAGATTTCAAGTAGTTTAGAAATACATGCCATTATGTTAATTTCCTTATCAATTCGGAAATTTGAATGGTACATATATTCTTCAATAATAATAATTGCTTCTGCAGGACGTGATGTGTATTCGTCCATACGCTCATATAAAGCTTTATATAGCGCTTCAAAATCATTTACATTGGAATCTGCAATTACTTGTCGAATTTGTTTAAATGAATTTGGATTAACCAATAATTCAATAACTTTATCAACATAATTGGATGATACAAGTGTTTGTTTATCTAATACAAGCTCACCATCTTTAGTAGACATTTGGCATACGTTAAGCATTTTACGTACATCTGGGTAATATTGGTTTACAAGATCTTTAAGATGGTCAGTGCTATGTTGTACATTCTCTTTAGATAAGATATTAAAAAGGTGTGCAGCAACAGCACCTTTAGTTGGGGGTACAATTTTAAGTACTTGGCAACGTGACTGTAGAGGATCAATAATACGCTCTACGTAATTACAAGTTAATATAAACCTTGTACTTTTAGAGAACGTTTCAATGACATTGCGGAGAGAAGCTTGTGCCTGGATAGTAAGAAAATCAGCCTCATCCAGAATAACCACTTTAAGTGGTTTAAACGACATTGTGCTAGCAAACCCCGATACTTTATCCCTAATTGTTTCAATACCTCTTTCATCGCTGGCATTAATATAAAGGTGCTCACAATCAAGATTCTTAACCAAAAGTTTGGCGAGTGTAGTTTTTCCTGTACCAGCGGGTCCATAGAAGATTAGATTTTGTATATCGTTCTCTTCTAAATATCGTTTAACAATATTTTTTAGATGCTCATTGCCTACATAATTTTCAAGTACATTGGGCCGATACTTTTCTACCCATAAACTATTATTAATAGCCATCTCCATAAAAATCAAATGTTTTGATTGGTTCCTGTTCTATTTCTACTTCTACTCTATCTACAGCATACAAAGCACTTCCAATAGGATCTAAATAAAATGCTTTGTTAAATTTAGTTTTTTGAAAATATGCTTCTAATGTGTCTGTAAGTGACTCATAAATAGTACTACTATCACTAGTAAGGGACCACCGGTCTCCCGGTGGTACCCTTTTAGCGATTAGTTGCTTTTGCTCTACTGTTTCAAATTCAGCCATTGGCTAAAATTAATACATTCCAGACATAGCTCCAACCTCATCTTGATTTTCTTGAGGTTTATTAACTACAGTACATTCTGTTAACAAAATAGTACCTGCAATTGAAGCTGCATTTTCGAGAGCACAACGCGTAACTTTGGTAGGATCAATAATACCTTTTTTAAGGAAATCATCAAACTTACCAGTTTTAATATTGTAACCTATATTAGCATTTTCAGCTGATGTAGTACTAAATTCGATGCGGGGAGCATCTTCTATACCAGCATTTATAAGGATTTGTCTAAAGGGTTTACGCAGAGCTGCATTCATAATAGCACATCCTAGTTTTTGGTCATCGTTAGTAGTTTTACACGTTACGTTTTCACTAGAACGAAGCAATGCTACTCCCCCACCAGGTACAATACCTTCTTCAATAGCCGCTTTAGTAGCTTGAAGAGCATCATCAACTCTATCTTTACGTTCACGCATTTCAGTTTCAGTGTTCCCACCTACATGGACAACAGCTACTCCACCTGTAAGTTTAGCTAAACGCTCTTGGAGTTTTTCAGTTTCAAAAGGTGAAGTAGAATTTTCAATTTGAGATTGAAGTTGGGCACACAGCCCCTCAATAGCTTCTTCGGTACCTGCACCATCAACAAGAGTAGTTGATTCTTTAGTGACAGTAACTGTACGGCACTCACCTAACCAATTTAGGTCAAACTTATCAAGTTTCATACCTTTGTCTTTATCAACAACAGTACCACCTGTAAGGGTAGCCATATCATTCATAAGCAAAGTACGACGATCACCAAAATCAGGGGCTTTAACACAGCATACGTTCAAAATACCTCTCATTTTATTAACAACAAGTGTAGCAAGTGCTTCACCATCAATATCTTCAGCAACAATAAGAAGTGATTTAGCTTGCTGTGATAGATTTTCAAGGAGGGGGAGCAAATCTTTTACAGTAGTAATTCTACCGTTATAAAAAAGAATAGCTGCATCCTTGAGTACACAACTCATATTGTCATTGTTAGTAACAAAATAAGGTGATTTATAGCCCCTATCAAATTGTAGGCCCTCTACTGTTTCAAGGTAGGTTTCACCTGTACGTGACTCTTCAATAGTTACTACACCATCACGTCCAACTTTTTCCATAGCAGTAGCAATCAACTCACCTACCTCTTCATCATTATTAGCTGAGATAGTAGCTACCTGGCGGAGTTGCTTTTCGCTAGAAATATCTTGAGATATCTCCCTAAGATAATCTACATGGGCTTTAACACATACATCAATACCACGTTTAATCTCTACAATGTTATGTCCCTTATCACTGTAGCGCATACCTGCATTTACAATTTCACGGGCCAGCAAAGTAGAAGTGGTAGTACCATCACCTGCTTGTTCAGCAGTTTTAATAGCAGCCTGCTTAACCATTTGAGCACCCGTATTTTCAACAGTATCCTCAAGTTCAATAGCTTTAGCTACAGTTACTCCATCCTTAGTACTTTGGGGAACACCTTGTTCATTTTGGATAACAACATTACGACCATTTGGCCCCAAAGTAGTTACGACTGCATCTGCGAGTTGATTAACCCCACTAATTAATTTTTTACGGGAGTCGTCTCCGTAGTTTACGATAGTTGTTTTATTCATTTTTCAATAATTCCTAAAATTTTATTTTCTTCAATCATGTAGTATTCCTGCCCTTCATAGTCTACTTTAGTAGGACCCATTTGGGGAAGAAGTGCAATATCCCCTACTTTTATAGTAGTCTCAATAAAGTGTCCCATACCTGAATAGTAACCAGGACCAACAGATACTACTTCACCTTTAAGGTTTTTTTCTTTGCCCATATCAGGAACAATAATGCTCCCATGGACACTTTCTTCTTCTTCGATCGGTTTTATAATAACCGCGTTAAATAATGCTTTTACCATTACAAAAAGTGTTGTTTAAATTCGTTTTTAATATTTCTAAGTTCAATAATATAATCCTTAATACTAGTATAAGAACTTTGTTTCATTTTATTTTCAACAACCTTATTAAGTGCTGCTTCGAGGCTACTACAATGTCCTATACAGGAATCATAAGGTGTACCACTATCTGGCATGATTGTTTTGTAAACAGAATAGTTGTAATCATCAACTTGGATGAAATACTCACCGAGGAGTGGGTCTTTAATAAAATTCATAACTTTGTTTTTTCTAATACGCGGGAATATACGAAAGGATCTTCAGGACACCAACCCTAAAGTAAATTACTTAATAGTAATTGATTTTGGTTTTGATTCAAGTGCAAACGGGATACTAATTACAAGCAAACCATTTACCATTTCAGCATTAGCTTTAGCTAGATTAAACCTACGGGAGATTTTCCAACCTAAATTGAAGTTACTTTTTTTAATACCTGAGTGGTAGTAGCGGGTTCCATTTTCTTCAGTTTGGGTTGATGGGGTGGGTTTTCCTTTGTCATAGGAAAGTCTAAGAACATCCCCTTCAATGTTAATGTTTACATCTTTTTTATCAATACCCGTACAAGCTACTTCGAGTGTAAGGCCATTTTGATCTTCAAATACATCAATAGGATGTGTTACTGTGGGTCGACTAGGCTTATCAAATGTACCTTGTGAGTCGAAAAAATTTCTAACTAGTACATCAAGTGGACTAGTATAATTTTCATTAAATAATACGTGTGTCATTTTGTTTTGTTTTGTGTCCCCTAAGGTGACGGTTAATAATTATAATAACTAGGTTGGTGCCCTAAAGTCACCAATAAATATACATAATTTTTAAGAAATTACCAAATTATTTGATAATTCCTGCGCGACGCTGCCATTGGCGCTTTGTCCATTCATTTAGATTTTTTTCTTCTTTAAATCTATTATAATCCCTAATAAAATAAGCTTCTGCTTCTTGATCACTAGATTTAACAGGATTAGGTTCAGTTGAATCCCACCCTTTATAAAACCCATTATACTCTGATCTTTCAGGGTATGTTTGTGGGGCTTCATTATATAAGAAAGCATCTATGTCTTTATCTTCATTAGGAAACTTTCTTTTAAGAAAACCTTCTATGGGACCTATTTTCCAAGTAGGGGTTCCAAATGCCATTTCCCCATACGTTGTTTCTTTTTTTTCCATGTCAATAAATATTAATAATCTGCTTTTCGTACGACAAAGTACATAGAGTCTATATTCTCATCTTCGGATCTAAAGATAAGGCGAAGAAGGCCATCATCCACAAAACTCATTTGACATTCATCTGACGTTTTGTTAGCGTTAAATATTTCTCTAAGCATTTCACTACTAAAGGGAATCTTATTATCTTCTCTAACATTATCTTCAAATTTAGCTGCAACATGAAATTCTACTTTATTTGAGAAATCCATACGTTCACCAAATGTAAATTGAAGTACTGAGTTACCGATAATATCTTGTGTGGGGTTTACTGTAACAAGCTCGTTTCCTTGAATAGCTCCTGCTGCTCTAATAAACGTTTGGAAGTCTTCATTATCAAAATTAGCTCTAGCTTGCCATTGAACATCTTCATTTACCTCACCTACTTTAGGTATCATAAGTGGATCAGCAAGTGAGTAGTTAATAGTAGATTTGGCGTCTTGGATATTAAGTTTAGTAAGTATTGCTTTGGTTTTTTCAGCATCAAGTACCAAATCACCTGATAGTACATTCAATAGCCTATTAAGTTGAGTTGTGTTAAAGATAGCTAATGTGCCCTCAGTTGTGATAGGAAATTCCCAAGCAATTACCCTACCAATCATATCCTTAGTAGGAGCCATAAAGTCGATAGTTAAAGTACCTCCTTCAATTTCCCATTTAACGGATTCTACTTTACCTCCAAGATAATACTTAGAGATAACTGATTGTAATCTATTTTTTGATATCATTAGAAACTAAAAAATTTATTTATGTTTGGATTTAAATTTAATGTCCAGCCTAGGTCATTATAAAACCCTTCCAACTTAGATTGTAGTATAGTTTCAAATGATTTTTTCCTATCAGCATAGTCCTCAAGAAATATACGAAACTTATCTGGCATGTCAAAGGTTAAGAAGCCTATTTGTTCAATTTTGTAGGGATTATCTTTTAAATAGACCCATTTGATTTTATCTCCCTGTACTATTCGGCTATGGTTTTTAATACCCCAAAAGTTAAGCAAATCATTATACTTTACTGCTGCCTTAACATTAACAGGGGCACCTTTTTTAAGTTCAGTCATTACCTCACCTGCTCTAGGTTTACGAACTACATACTCATTTAGTGTTTTTACAGAGGTAGGATTGCCAAGTTTAGCTATATCTAAATCTTTAGACATAACATGATTCCTAAAATCTAAAATTAACTTATCAATATGTTTTTGATCTGCTCCTTTTAGAATTTGCTCTAAGATATCATTAAAGAAATCTCCAAATATAGGAGGAAAGTTAGCTTTTTTAAACTCAAGTCCTTTAACATCTAGTGATTCTTTAGCTATACCCTCTTGTTTAGTTATCCACTGAGCATATCTACGAGTTGCTCTAAAATAAGCAGAACGGATAACGCACTCTGTTTTCATTTCAAGTCGATGTGTACCGACATTGAAGCAGTCCCTAGCCAACTCATCATAATGAGAAGTAATGATGTCCTGATACTTAAGTGCGATTTGTTCAAGTAGGTTGTCTTTTTCTTCATCAGTTTTACTTTCAAAATCTGGGTAGAGATGTAGTAAGAGGGGTTCAGCGTTAAAGTAATTTGAGTCTGTGTCTACATAAGCACAGAAATTTTTATCTCCTTCGTCACATATCCACCAAGGTGTTTCTTCTAAGTGTATCATAGTTTTACTTCTCCTCTAATTACTTTATTCATATGTCTATTAGCACACAAAGCACTTTCTTGAATAATACGCTGACCAGATAGAGTGATTGCCTCACTAAGGATTACGTTACCGTATCTAAAACTACCAAGAGCAGTTGCACCATACAAGCTATTTAACAAAATTTTCATTGTGTGTTGACGTTGATGCCAAAACGCACCCTTTTCTTTATCACCAGCTTTATATGCTTTTTTCATATAACCTTTATATTCCACTCGCTCATCAAACCATTTAGCAAGTATAGTTGACAAAACAGAAGGCTTATCAGTTCTAAACATTACACCATTAGCTGAGATGGCTAAGTTATTATTTTCTATAGTTTCAATAATTTTTTTACAGGGAATATAAGTTTGTTTACGTTGTAGGTTTTCAACACACAATTCTTTATTAGGGTCCATTGCTTTAAGATCATTTAACCCTAAACGATTATTTCGATCATCAAACAAATCCATTACTCTACCAACATATGTTTCTTTACCAATGTTAAGAGACATAATAATTGAAGGATACAGTGAAGTTAGATCCTCATCAAACATGTACTTATACAAACCTGCAGCAGGACAAAATAGATAACCACCTGCATAACCCTTTTTATGAATTGGATTTTTATCTCTAGAAGGTGGGACAATATTTTGTCCTAACAAATAAGCTGAAATTGCTCCGTCTTGGGTTTTAGTGTTTGCATAAACCTCTCCATAATTGTGTTTTCCTTTATGTGATAGGTTTTTTACAAGGCCAATATATTCAAATTTTTCATCTAGTGCCTTAAGTATTTCTACATCTCGAAAGTTGTATTGAATAAACTTTTGGATATCATCTTCGAATAAACGATCTAGATTACCATCATATTCAACTTTACCTAAATTAACATATTTTTCTCCAATAGCATCTAGTCTCATTGAGGGTTCATCTCGGAAACTAAACTTTTTATGTAGTTTCATATAGTCTAGTGATTCAACTCCTGCAATATTGAGCCATCCGTTGCGGTTCCAAGCACTTTCGTCTTTTACAACATCTATAGGAGATAAGGCATTAGCAAAATCTTCACCTAGCACTCTACTAATCCTAAAATAAAGATAAGGAATATCAAAGTAATCACTATTCCATCCTACAAGGATGTCTGGGTTTATTTCTCTAAATTTTTCTATAAACTTACTAAGTAGTTCTTCTTCACTAGCACAAGGGATAATTTCTTTGTGTCCCTTAGTATGTTTAATTTGATTCTTTTTATCTAAAATAAGAATTACCCATTCATCAGGTGTTTTATCATACCAAGCAATTGAAGTTACAGGTTTAGGAGCTTCTTTAATATACTCTTCTGTAAGTGCTCCACCCATTTCAATCTCAATATCAAAAAATACTTCACGGTGTCCCTTAGACACTTCATCATTAGTTCCATATTTTTCAATAAGGAACTTTTGGTAAGCAGGCATGTCATGGAAGTGGAGGCCAGGGGTATCTTTGTCCCATTTATAGGTTTTCTTTAACCATTCCCCCTTCAAACCCTGGTATTGAGCTTCATTTTCAGAGCACTCAACATAAGCAGGATTGCTCCAAGGAATTATATTATAATTATCTTCTTCCCATAGATGTATCTTATACCGGTTTTTACCAGCATATTCAGCATAACATTTTTTGTACATAACTTAATTATAATCTATTGTTAACTCTGAGGATTTAGGGGGAATCTTCGTTTTTTTTTTGGGAGGGGTTGGGGTTTTGATGGAGGTGGAGTTTGAATTGTTGGTGGATTTGTTTGTGGGGAAGAAAATAGGGGTTTTTCTTTTTTAGTTTCCCCATATACTTCTAAGGGTTTTTCTTCTTTTACAACTTCTTCTTTATGTCTTTCAAAAGCTTGTTTTAAAGCTTCATTAGGTTCATTTTCATCTTTATTTCTTAACTGTGCAAAAGCAAAGTTTGCAGCTACTACTAAAGATATGGCCAAAGGATCAAATACAAAAATTATTATTAAAAGAAGATAATTTATTATTTTATCCATACCTAAGCCAGTTAAACCTGATAAGTATTTAAGGGGGCCTAGTTCACTAGCAACATCACTTCCAGTTTGGATGTTTACTATTTCGGTTTCGTACTCAAATAATTGTTGATTTAAATCGTCTACTCTAGTATTAATTTGAATTTGACGTTCAATTGCCTGGTCGAGTTGTTTTTCTAGAGCTTTACGAGTTGAACTAGAAGTAGTTGTTATTATTTCACCCGTTTCAGGGTCTTTATACTGTATTATATTGTTAGATAAACCATCTCGCAATGAAGCCACAGCAGTATTAATAGAAGATTTTTCTTCATTATATACCGCTAATTGTTCTTTAACATTGTCCCTTTTAGTTTCTACAAGAGCAACTTGAGCATCAATGTTACCTGCTAAAGCAGCAGTTTCTTGATATGCTGAAGATAAAAAACCATAGATGCCTGCTGAGGTAATTAAAATAAGGACAAAACAAGCTATGCCTAGGTAAGTTCTAAGTCCTTTATTAATTGTGTCCCAATACTGATAGAGTAAGGAAGCAATTACTAGTTTAGCTACTTCTAAAGAACCTGCCATTATAAGCACTTCAGTTGAAGCACCAGCAAACAATTTACTTAATCCTGTAACTGAGTAAAATGCTGCTGATGCTGAAACTGATAGAGCGCTTAATGCTATAATGAAAGGAAATATTCTTTCTTGTAGCTTTTTAAGCATTAGTTTTGATTATACATATCGAGGTAGGCTTGCTTTGAATGTACCCCCATTTTTCTAGTTACTTCATTACCCATACCATCAATTAAAACTACAGCAGGGATACTTCTTATCCCATAGTGGCTTGATATTTCAGGACTATTGTCTATGTTTATTTTTTGAACGTTTGCTTCTTGGGCAACTTCTTCCATTACAGGACCTAATACTTTACAAGGAGTGCACCAAGGGGCACTAAAATAAATTAATTTTTTCATACTAATTCTTCAATTATACCTACTACTTCACTTATTATAAGTAAAATAACAGCTGTTAACATATTAAAAGGAATAAAACCATACCCCAATATACGTATCCCTGATTTTATAAATGAGAGAACACGATGCCATTTTTGGTCTGGCATTTTGTCTATGTTTTTGGCTTTAGGGGTAGTTGTGAGAATTTTTTTATATCTAGTATGGGAGTAAGTATTTCCCTTTAGGGCTTCATTTAATCCATCACTCATTTTAATTCATCTTTAGTAAAAAATTGTTTAAGATCGGGTCTAAAGTAATTTATATTTTTCATTACTTTACGATCACGCGAGCGGTAAACAATATACTTATCGCCAACCTTTTCATAATGGCAGGGTTCACCTTGCTCTTCGGATCTCTTTTCAACTGTTGCTCGTGCCTCATCTTCACTCGAGCAAGCTTTTGATAGGTTAGAGGCTTGAACTTCTTGATAGGCGGGCCAAATTTTATCCTTAAGGCCATGTAACATAACTCCATTCCCCAATGAGACGTAAGCAATGTCGCACAAAGCGTCCAAAACTTCAACGATGTCACCTCGTTGACATGCCTCTCTATATTCCTCAAGTTCCTCCAGTACGAAGTTGTAAACGAACTCCCACTCTTTTGTTTCGGGTATAGTAGGTTCATAATTGTTTGGTTTATTCATTAATTGATTAAACTCTTCCACTTCATCAACAAAAGGGACTTTGGTAAATAACTCTAATTGTTCACTCATAACTATTATATTTGATGCCCTCCGTTATTGATTTTTAAACTATCAAAAAACTCTTTACGGGCTTGATTACTATCATCTCTAAATACTCCACTTGCTTTAGTGGTAACCATCGCTGCACCTGAGTGCTTAATTCCTCTGCAACTTACACAGTTGTGGGTTGCAACTACAGTAACAATAACCCCTAAATTACCTTCACATACTTTTTCTACACCTTGGTGAATAGCAGATGTAAGCTGTTCTTGGATTGCTCCTCTACGACCAAAGTGTTCTACAATCCGGTTTAATTTAGACAAACCAATTACTCTTCCTTCTGCACCTGCAACGTAACCAATATGAACAACTCCATGAATAGTTTGGTGATGATGGGAACACATACTAGTAAGGGGAATATTACGTTCAATGACGATACCGTCATAACCATCACTAGGAAAAGACGTAATATCAGTGAATCCATCATACCTACCCGCCCATAAATCATTTACATATGCCTTTGCTACTCGTTTTGGGGTTTCCATTGAATTGGGATCATTTCTCCAATCACATTTTAAAGCATCTAGAAACCTACTATAGGCATCTGCTGCTTCATTAATCATAACTTCTTTTTCATGGGGGGTAAGTGGACGATCCATTGCAGCCCCATTTGCATAACCTGTAGGTACACACTCAATATCGTTGTGTAACTTTCTTCGTTTGTTTTCCATTATATAGTATAAATTGTACTTAAATTTCTATTGTGGCCCTTATCATCATCCATACCATAACCTATATACCAAGGATCAAATACAGAATCAGTAGGTTGGTATAAGATATGATAAACTTTATCAAAATCCCCGCTTTCCTTATAAATTGCTACAACAGGAGTAACTGTTTTTGGTTCTTTAACTGAGAGGAATTTAGAGACTGCTTTCATAGTATTACCTGAATCTAAAATATCGTCTACAAGATAAACATGTTTGCCTTTAATTTTAGTTTCTAAGTCTTTACTAACTACTAAATCACCTTGTTTTCTACCAAAGTAAGATTTGCAACGAATAAAATCTATTTCAATAGGGATTGTAATTTGTTTTACCAAATCACTAAAGAACATAAATCCACCATTTAGTATACAAACTAATACTACAGGGGTAGGATCATCTTTATGTTCGTCATTAATTTTTTTAGCTATTAACTTTAATTTAAAGTCTAAGTCTTTTTCACTTATTGCTTGTTCCATTTTACTAAAATATAAAATTTAGAGGGCTACTCCCCGTTAAGGGAGTAGCCTTCTTATTTACAATTAACCTTGAGATTATTTTAGAATTTTAGGCCAAACCCAATTCTCAAGTTAGCGGTTCCATCTGTAGTGTTATAAACTACACGAGGGTCTAAGTACATATTATTAGTAGTAGTAGTAAACAATTTACCAACACCAATATTTAGTCCAAAGTCGGTTGTTAGGTTTTGAGTACCAATGTACCCAAAAAAACCTTTGTAAAAATAACGAGCATGGACATCTAAATTCAAATCACCTGCTACAGTAGCACCTGTGCTATCAGTAGTGGTTCCTTGATTTAAAGAAAATCCTGCCATAACGTCATCAGTAAAAGCATACCCTACAGTGGGGGTAAGCATCCACTGAGTCCATGCAGTATTAGAGATGTCACCAGTACCTATGTACCAATCTCCTTTAGCGTTATCGTGGTTGTGGGTTTCACAACACGTAGTAGTATCACCTTGGGCGGCAGCAAATGAAGTTGCTCCCAAGATTAATGTAAGAGTTAAAAATAAATTTTTCATATTAAATTTGGTTTTATATATATATGTAACGTGGTTAATTGTATTATGTAATATCGTCTGATTCAATTAGGGTATATGTAAATGAATTACCCCAAATGTCTCTAGATTGTCTAACAAGGCCCATAAAATCTTGCCAATCATCATTAGAAGCAATTACTTGGCAACCTGCAGACCATTTATCGATTTGAGTAGAAGTTTTACCTTCATATTTAGTTGCTCGGTGAATGTTAATTCCAAAAATACCTTTTTCAATATTTTCTTCATCTAGATCATAACAAACATCTAAGTTATTATCCCTGTAAACTTGTACAGGTTTTACTTGACGTAGTGCTTCGTATTTACCTTGGTGCAACCCAATTTGGTAAGTACTTCTATACTGATTAGGCTTTAAAATAGCAACACCTGATTCTTTCATAATATTTTCAACCCAATACTTGCCTGGGTCGGTTGTGCATCCGAAGCAACTATAATTCCACATACCATCTACCTTATAGGAGACAGTCATGTAGTCATCAAATTTATTAGTTACTTCGTTTAATGTTTCAGAGTTTCTAACTCCTACTATGTTTAAATTGTAATCTCCACTTTCAAACCATTTGTATTCTTTAGACTTGACTGCGGTTTCAATTTGTTCTCTTGTTGGACAATTCATTTTTTATCATTTTTATTCTTAATAATAGATACTATAGACAAAACTACAATTGTAAATGTCATAGCTATAAATAAAGTATCTACTAAAGAAATGTTAAAGTACATAATGTATTAATAATACTATTGCTACTGATACCATTAATCCTACTAATAATTTTAGGAAATCTTTAGCTACAATAGGGAATACTTGCTTAAGATTACCCTTTTTAGTAAGGTATGTATTCAATGCTAACTCTCTACCACACAACAATCCAACAAATACCCAGGTAGTTGACATAGGAATGTTATTTATTTGTTTAAAATAAAGTAATAGGAAAGCATACACTAAATCAATTAAAGTAGCTGATCTAACATATTTTGTATTTTGTTTGTCTAAGACAATTTGTTGTATTTTACCTCCTTGTTGATAAAAAATCCATCCTAGACCTGCTGTAAAGAAGGTAATTACTCCTATAAGCTCTACAACTGAAAGTTGGCGAGGGAGGAATACAGCAATATTAGCTACATCATGAGACAACCAAGTAAACCATAGGAATCCTGTAGTGAACCATTGTCCTATTCTCCAATATTTTTTATTTTCTTCCTTAATATCTTTATTTTCATCAAAGAAATTAGAGATAATAAACCAAAGGGTATATGCTACTATTGCTGCTAATCCGTAACCCACTACACTTTTAAGTAGCATTTTTTCAAGTACAAAAGTAGAGGCGAATGCTGAGAGTACAAGGAATGAAGTAGATACAGGAATACCTTTTCTAGTAAGTGCAACTAGTGCTAAAGGTGCTAGTGCATGATACCACTGTACTTCTTGGAATGGTATTTTAGTTAATCTTCCATATGATATATCTCCATCATAGGCATACCACCCATAAACCATAGTACCTATCATTACTGCAGAAGCTGCAGCCCACATAACGTACCATTTAAATTTTTCTCTGTTAGAGGCAATCCAAGTGCCTAGTGTTTGAACGCTGTCGTTAGCGATAACTGAATAACCGGCAAGGCAAAACCCTACCATTGCTAATAAACTCATTTTGTTGTGTTAAATTTTAATTGAAATTCTAAATCGTATTGTGTTTGAAGTATCCCATCCTACTCTATAAACGTAGTTTTTATATGGAATATCTGTTGCTATTGCAAAATTATATATTTCGTCGAACCAAAATTCTTGTTGTACCCAAAGTTTAAATTTTTCAAACTTATAAATTAAACGTGGTTCCCAAGTAGGTTCGTTTTTTTCTCTTTTGTAGTGAAGTGGGACACTAAATACTACTTTGTCTGTTACTTTAAAATTGTGTCTATAAGTAAATCGATTTTCACCTAAATCAGTTTTATGTCTTAATTCAAGTCCACCTTTATTGTGTATTTTATGACTTATAGTAAGGTATGATTTACCGTTTGTTCTTAACTCATATCCTATTTTTTGGGAATGGCAAACGCTTGCTATTATAAGAACTAAATTAAATAATATAAATAAATGTTTCATGCTTATACGTATCCTAAAGCGTTCGAGATCACTGGGAATTTGTTTATAAAGTGTTTTTTAATCTCTTTAGCTACTAATTGGATTTCTTTTTGAGCATGTTCATCATCTCTTAGTTCAAGAAAATGAATCCAACTACGAATACTACCTGTCATATGAATTTTAGTAGTTGTAGCAAGTGGAAGAACCATACGTGCTTGTTCACGAGCTACTCCTGCTTCTAAAAGCTCATTATATAAAGCATGAGTTCTTTTTAAATGAGCATCTATAACTTCAGATGCTTTACCTTTAAAATAACTTTGATTGTTATTAAAAATTTCAGGATTAATTATTTCTGTTGAACTTTGTCTATTATCTTCACATTGTGCTCTTAGTTCAATAGGTTCAAACATACCTTCAAGCTTGTTAACATCTTGGTATCGTTGGCTAAACTCTTGAAATGAAAATGAACGGTGTCTGATTAATTGTATACCTATTGCTTTTGATGTTTCGATTTCAAAAGTAACATGTCCATGTTCAAATGGAGACCAATGTTTATGTTTAATTAGGTAATTAAGAAGACCTTCAGGTTTGCTTTTTTTGTCTTTACGTGAGCTAGATACACGTGCTACTTCTACTATATGCTCTTCAGCATTTGGTGTAACATTTAATAGCGTAACTTTCATTTGGTTAATAAATTTGATATAACTTTACGAACAATTTTTGAAAAAACCAAGTTAACGTAAAATTATAACGTGTCCTCTTAATTCTTTTACTTCAGCTGTCCCTACTTTCCTTGCTTGGAACCACCACAAATACATTTCATTTTGTACATAATAATCACCCCCTCTAAAATTACCATTCCAAACTAAGTTATTTACATCATAAGATTCCCATACTATATTTCCCCATCTACTTATTACTTGAACCTTAACATCAGTCCAACATTCAGGATCTAGTACTATCTCCCACCCATCATTATACCCATCATTATCTGGGGTGAAGGCGTTAGGAATGTAAACATTACATTCTTTATTCCTAATTTCACTACAAGGTAAACCTGTTTCACAATCTATTTCTACAAACTCATATATAGTAACTGTATCACTTTGTATTATATAAATTGTATCTACAGAATAGATGTATTCTGTTTCAATTACAGTATCAGTTACAAAAATAAATTCTGTCTCAGTTACAGTAATTGTATCTGTTATAAATATAGTTTCAGTAACTGTGTCCGGGGGTAGTTCTATATAGAGTGTATCAATTTCAGTTACAATAATTGTATCGGGAGGTAGCTCTATATAAAGTGTATCAATTTCAGTTACAGTAATAATAAGAGTATCTATTTCATATATAGTATCAGGGGGTAGTTCTATGTAAACAGTATCACACTCAACTTCTTCAGGACAATCAAAAGCATTAAAATAAAAATCCCAATAACCGTCTGAGTTTTGGTATTCATTACATAGTTCTTCACCATTAGGAGTATCACAATAAATACAAAACCCACCTGGTTCAAACCATTGGTTGTTGTAATTACAAGCTATTGGGTTATTACATTCATCTAATATTAATGGTTCTTCGGGTTCCTCGCAAGGTCCTACGATTATCCAATTGTCTAAAAAGTTAGTATCTTCATACAACCCACTCCCATAACTGGTCCCATCACCATTTGCCCCTACTTCTGCCCAACCCCCATCTTCAGCATACATTGTAGGCCCATAGCTAATCTGCCATATTACTGCTTGAATGCTATAACCTTCATCATACCAATATTGTAAATTATTGGCAAGTTGAGAAGTTGTATTGATATTTGTTGATTGATAAACATTATCCAAAGGAAAAGTTAAAGTATCCCCCGTATAGTAAGGGGGTTGTAATTCAGGACCATAGTTATTAGTCCAATTACCAAATATTTCAGTTGTAGTAGCTGAGTATAACCATCCAGGATGATTACTGTTATCAGGGATAGATATTCCACTAGGGAAATCCCAACCAATATTCATAGCATTACAGTTACTATCTATTGCTTGAAACCCAAATTGAATTTCAGATATACCATCAGGCCCACCTGTCCCCCCACAGTTATTTGTATTGTTAAAAGCTACAGTAATTGTAGCATCATTAACATTAAAATCAAGTATTTCAAGATCACATTGTCCTAATATACTAAATGGTAAAAAAAGTAAAGCTAATAATAATTTCTTCATTAATGTTGTTGGTGATAGATTTTTTTACTAATCACAAAACCATTTGTCCATTCTTGAACTATAAAATAGATTCCTGTATCTAGATAATCATTATATTGTACTTCTTGTCCTTGCAAATTATATAGTTTTTGAGTAACAACTTCTTCTCCTGCCTCTTGTACTAATCGTCTAAAACTATCTAATGGGGGAGACATTAAACCTGTTCCACATTCAGTATCAAAATTAGCAATAGCATCTAATATATCATCTACCCCTACAACCCCATCTTGGTTGATATCAAATTGGTTACAAGGTTCTACTTCAAGTCCATAATATTGTATAATTTGTAGTATATCACTTACCCATACAAATCCATTACCATCTACATCCCATGGACAATCGTTAGGGGGACAAAAAGAGGGTATTACATAAAAGGGTAAAGGTTCACCATCAGCCCACCCTCCTTGGATTGAGTTTAATGTATCATTCCCACTTATAATTGAGATAAGCCCATACTCATCAGGATTATCTACACAATAATAATGTAACCCATTACCAAAAATATCTTCTAACACTAAAACATAGTTACCTTCAGGTAAACAAAAACTATAAGTTTCAGATTCACAAGAATAATCAGCATTAGTATATGTCTGGCTTCCTACCCCACTAATAGCATCTCCTATAGGATTGTTTAAACTATCAGCCTCGTATAAAACCCAATGGAATCCGTAGGGAAGGGCGTCAAATTGTATATTAATATCAATAAGAGAACCTTCATAATTGTCAAGTTGAACTGACTGAGTGTTATTATCTGCGTAGACATCTCCTAAGGCATCTACATTAATTTCAATATCTACTAGACCATAACCTACTTCAAAATTAGGTATAGTTATAGTTTCACTTTCACCAAATCCTAAATTACCTGTCCAAATCATAAATAACTCTTCACCATTAATTGTATAATTAATAGTGGTTTCAGTTAAAGTATCACCATAACTAGTTAATATAAATTCTATATCTTGTGTAGGGTCACAACCAAGATTTGGTATAGTAACACCACTTACACCAGCATCTACACCATCAATAGCACCACAAGCTAGTGTGTTATTTACTACCCCTGGGCGAGCTGTTTCTAGTCTGCTAAGCATTCTTAAAGCTTGACCCTGGGTAAAACTATCCATGCATTGGTCATTAGAATAATCCATGAAATTCTCCACCAATGTTTCAGGACATGATAAAGGTCCACATCCCGCAGAACCTGTAGTTGGTGGGGTATCGCATACAGCATCACCTTGGCTGACGCAATTACCAGTAGGATTACACGTAGAAGTATTGTGGAATGTATGGAATAACCCACAATAATGTCCTAGTTCGTGTACTAGTGTTCTATTTAAAGCATAATTATTTTGATACCCAGTTATTCCAAAGTAATTTGTACCTACAAATACCCCATAATTTGAAGGGGCTAAATAAGCAAATCCTAAAGGACTAGTAAAAGGTGCAACAAAAATATTACAATAATTACTACGATCATACCCAATTAAATTAGAAACATTTACATTATTTAAGTAAAAATCAGAAATGTCACCGAAACCTAAATCATCCCAATTATAATATCTAATACCTTCAATTGGAGCACCACTAGTAGATAAATTTGCAATACAAAAATCTATTTCTGTATTTGCTGTGGGGTCGTCACTAAACTCACCTGCAAAGTTTTGGTTGGCATTATCAATAGCTTCTTGAACATATTCAATAGGTAAATGGTTATCCACTCCATAGGGCTCACCAAGGTGAATAATATGGACAATAACCGGTACAGTTATAGGAAGATCAGGCATAGATGAAGCCCTTTTAGCTTCTTCTGCTTCCTTAGCTATTTTTTCAAGTTTTAAATAGCTTCGTTTAAATTTAGGATCTTGTAGCTGTTGCTCAAAAAGAGCATCTGTGCCACATCTTTCTTGCCCATAAAGGGGCAATGTCATAAGTAGTAAAAATAGGAAAATCAGTTTTTTCATAGCGGTTTGGTTGTAACTTTCGGTTATAAATATTAAAAAAGGCACCCGAAGGTGCCCTTTTTGGCATAAATTTGTAAGTCGTTAAACTCCACGTTCTGTATTATAAGCTATAATATGGTCTCGACCAGTCATATTATATCCATGCTCAGCGACCATTTCAAATACTTTAGGGTACATTTCAACTAGTGTTTCTCTTGTATCCCCTGCAGGCATAACAAATGTTTTATTTTTAGGAATATTCATTTTAACTCTAAATTCCTCAATTTCAGCTAAACACTCATCGGTACCATCCCAAACTGGTTTATAATGATAATCACTATGAAAATCAATCATTTTCTGAATGTTCTCATAATGGAGTCTAAACTTGTTATGCTGAGTGACAAACCTTTCATCAACCACTTTACCACCGGGAGTAGTAATACCCACACGAGGGACAGAATTAGAAAACTTAGGGCTAAGGGATACGAGACCAAGTGGAAAATCCGTTTCCACGAAGTGAGACCCTTCGGTTTCGATTGTAATGAGAATTCCTCTTTCGTTGGCAAAATGGGTAAGTTCATTTACAAGGGCAGCATGCATTGTTGGTGAACCCCCTGTTAACATCATCTCTTTTACTTGAGGATTCTCATCATAAATATTGATAATGTCATTAAATGTAAACGTACCTTTTTCAGGGTGGATTGAAGTATACCACGAATCACACCACCCACCTTCACCAAACCAACAGCGGTGGGTACATCCTGTAGTTCGAACGGCAATAGTGGGGCGCCCGAAACGGGAGCCCTCACTTTGCACGCATCGATATACCTCTAATACAGGTAATACTTTATCGTAATCTTCTATCCTTTTAAGCATATTATCTTTCGATCTTTAGAAACTTTTCACCATTTTTAATATAAATGGAGTTAAAGGGAATTTGATCGTAGCTATCAATTTCTTGACCCATAATATTATAGTAAATATTATTTTGTGGGGTTTTATTTTCTAGCTCTAGTATTGAATTAGTACTACTAGGTACAAGAACAGCATCAATAACATGAACAACACCATTATCTGTGACAAGGTCAGCAACTGTGACCATGGCATATTCAACTGTGACTCCTGTGCTATCTACACCAATAGTTAAAGTACCATTGTTTAGTGCTGTTACTTCCATACCATCATACAGATCAGTACTTAGAGCTGTGGTTCCCACAACATGATATGTAAGAATATCTGCCAAGTTTTGTAACTCTAATAGATCAGTGGGTTCGAGTTGGAGTGAGGTTGCTAAAGTAATAAATGCACTATCTGTAGGTGCAAATACTGTAAATGTTCCTGTTGTGTCGCTTAAAGCTTCAACTAATCCTGCTTCTACTACTGCAGCTTCTAACAAGGTGTGGTCTTCGCTATTTACAATAACATCAACAACAGTTGTTTGTGCAGAACTAACTAGGGTGGTTAAGGCCAACCCAAAGGCCATAATTGTTTTTTTCATAATTTTGATTTTTGTTATTAACTTTTATTTATTCAGCATAGATTGCTGTGTTTTTTCCGTGTTCTCTAAATTCTACTTGCATAACCTTAACACGTCCATCTGTTTCTTCTAATACAAACTTGTTAAGTTTCTCATAAATATACTGAGCAAAACGTTCTGCTCCAGTTGCTGGTATTTCTCTAAGTTGAATTACACCTGCTTCATCCATTCTACGAAATGATTCTAGGAATGGATCGTCTTCAGCTACAAGCATAGTATGATCAAACATATGGTCCATCCAAGCTTTAGGATTCATACCATCAATTTCGGTTTTAGCACGTTTCATACCCCCAAAATCCCAAACCCAATTACGTTCGTCTAGTTCCCCTTTAAACCATACTTTAAACGAGATTCCATAACCATGGAGAAATCTACAATGTGTGCCTTCTGCTTTAGCTTGACGAAACACACAGCTAAACCCATCAAATACTTTAGTTGATATAAACATTAGGCTTCAGCTAAAACTTGTTCAACATGTTGTTTTACAGTATTCCATGTAACGGGTCCTCTCTCATCAGCATATTGTACCGGATCCTCTGTCCCCAACTTAATAAACGCTTCGACACGTTCCACCGAAGAAGCAGATTTATAGTCGCTGTACCACTTATCACCAAAACTAAGGGGCTTATAAGAAGTATTTGTAAGGGAATAAACTCGGTTGAAATCAAGTCCCAATTCATCGCAGCATCTTCTTCCATCAAGCAAAATATCATACTTATCCCCACTGAGGTAAGGGGTATGATAGGTAACGCGCCCAGCGTTCCAATTACCTTCGGTGAAAGCTGCATAGTCAGCGTCCCTGAACTCTTGTCTACAATCGGGGTATATAGCATGATCACCTGCGTGAATACCCATCGCAATATGTACTTCAGTATCTTTTTCATTTGCTATTGATAGTGCTACCGCTTGAATTATTGATGAGAAAATTTTATTTCTATTAGGAACAACTGTTTCCTTCATGTTTTCCTGTTCATAGTGTCCTTCAGGCACCTCATCTCCACCTTCTACAAGGGCACTATTAAGCATAGGAGCCAAACCATCAAGTTTAATTACTCCATATTTAATTTCTGGGTATTTTTCCCTAAATTCACCTAGTGGGGATTGTTCAAGTCTAACTGTATTAAGGTGGCTTACTAATTCACGAGCACGGGAGAGTTCAACTTTATGTTTTTGTCCATAATCAAAACTCAAAGCTGTAACCTCGTAGCCTTCTGCTAATAGTCTTAGCAAAACTGTGGAGCTGTCCATTCCTCCACTTAAAGATAAAACTGCTTGTTTATTCATGTTATATTATTAATTAATTTAAAGTATGTAGTATTATGTCGTATAGCTTCATATATGGCTTCATCAAATTTAGCATCAATTACTTCATCTATTTTAGTTTTAGGTTTAGAATCTAGACCCCAATTATTATAAAGAGTACCATCAAATGCCGCCATTACAGGATTTGAAGTGTCTATGCTTACAATTTGTTTTACATCCTTATAATATAAAAACTCTTGTGGGAGGGAACAACCTAAAAGATGAATTTTATCGCTTTTTCCAATAAGACCCATATTAATCATTTTGCTAATAACTAATTGACGTCCCAATGCTTTCCCAATATCCTTATTAGGATGTGGGAATATATCGTTATAATAGCTAGCTCCATATGAAAATGCAATTTTGGTGTAACCCAACCACTTATATGTTTGATAACACTTTACTACGTCATCAAATGATTTACCTTGTACTACTGCAACTTTCTTTACTCCTTCAGGTAATTCAATAAAGCTCCATTCTTTAGCTTGGCGCATTGATTGGGTGGCGTCTTCCCAAGCATCTGGTACTATAAATTCATCGGGTTTTATTTCCTCAATAATAGAAATCATTCTACCTTTTGAGTAAGGTGCTCCAAGTTCATGGAGAGAATTATCCATTATAATGTGACGCTTACCTGCATGGTTGCTTCTTTGGAAGAATTCTTTGTACTCCTCAAATTGATCATACAAATGAGGGAGTAAATAGTCATAGTCGTTAAATTCTAGACTAGCTTGTAGGTAAGTAAAAGGTATCTCATGTGATACTATTGCTCCCTTTGCTGATGCTTCTATACTCATTTAAAAATATAATTCTTTATTTTTTGGTGGTCGACCTCTACGGGGTGCTGTAGTGGGACGATTGTATTTACCGTATTTGTCTTCACAGTAATTATAAAATTCCTCCAGTGTACCTCCAACCTCAACTACATCATGATCAAAATCTTGTTTGGTCATACGAAATGTGGTAGTAAAATCTTTACGTAATTGGGTCAGATTTTCCTTTTCATACTTTTCATGATCATCAACAAGACGACGGCGACGGTTTTTATCAAGACGGGTCTCAGCAGCTTGGGCTTGACCATCACCTTCATATTTTTTGTATTTTTGATCAATTTCCCATTGACAATAATGGATTTGCCACAAATAAGGACTTGGGTCGTAGTCACCATTACGAATTTTGTCAATCAATGGAGCATAATTGTGTAAAGACTGACCCTTACGGCCCCATCTACGCCACCAAAAGAATTGATTGTAATTCAATTTTTGGAGTTGCGACAACTGCTCTTCGATAACCTCAATTGTGTGCATGAGGTGAATATACGAATAAAAATTTAAAGATCCAAATTTATCTTTTACCCCCGTAATAAGGCACTGCTAAATTTTCAGCTAATAATTTTTCACTTAAATTAATGTGATTATGAGCGTTAGGTTCTATTCTTACATCACCCAAACATCTACCATATTTATCTACTCCTTTTGAGTAAAGGAAAAACTGGCCGTCTGTGAGAGCTAAGAGTTCCTCTACTCTTGCTTTGGCTTTTAATCCTTTTTTCTTTTCATCTAAATCCCTAGTTCGAGATTCATAGGCATCTATTCCGTTTAACCTAATACGGACATGTTTCCATGTATCAAAACCTAAATCTACTAAGGCGTCAATAGTATCACCATCAACAACTCTATCAAGTTTAGCATTGTAATAATATAAAACCATTTTTAAAACTTAGTGAGGAAAAGTATTTTTTTTACTTAACTTTTTGTTAGTTTCTACCAATGAATCTAAATAAAAAACCCAATTTTGTAAAGAGTCTACATAATTTAATAAATCTTGGTTTTCTTGATTTAATCTTATAATTGTAGGGTAACATTCATTACCACACTTATGTAAAGCATGATTTAAATTGTCTTCTATTTCTTGAATTTTTTCTTCAAGAAATAAATTATTTGCTTGGTAGGCAAAAAGTAAACTATCTTTAGCTCCTAATTCTCCTGATAAATTTGTTAATAGGGCTTCTTCTTGGTTTACTGTATACTGTAATTGGAGAATCTGGTTTCTTGTTTTAATTTTGTCTTCAAGGATTTCATCAAGAGCTATATCTGCTACTTCTAAAGTAGCATCTACAGTTGCTAATAAATCTTCATTAAGTTCAACTGATGGGGATACATCTACTTTTACAGGGGTTTTTATATCTTCTCCTGCTTCTACCCCACAGCCTACTAATAGTACAGCTAGTATTAATCTCGTGTGTCTAAACATTCTAATAACTTTTCGTTAATTACTTCTAGTTTTTCTTCGTACCTAAGGATAGTTTCTTCTAAGGATTCAATCCTTTCTTTATGATCCTCAATCCTTTGCACACAAGAAGATTCTAAATTTTCGAGTTGAGCCTCATGAATTTTCATCATGTCTACATACAAATACCCTATTACTCCTATAGCCGCGAATGCTATTGCTGCAACTGGGTTTTTAGTAAACTGCTCAAATGTTATAGGTGACTTCATTTATTTAATAGAAAAAGAGGGTCTAACCAGTATTTATGTAACTGATTAGACCCTCAAGTTAAGTTTTTTTGTTTTATTAAGCTTCTGTTTCGGTAGCTTCTGCTTTGTTCTTATCGATCACAGACCAAACACCACCAACGAGTGTCATTACTGCACCAAATAATTCCATAAAAGTAGCGTCATCAAGGACACCCTGTGTTACTAAAACACCACCAACAAATGTTAAAGCGTGTCTTACAATTCCTAATACTTTGTCTTTCATAATAATTTGTTTTTAAGATTCATGTATAAATATATCACCCATCACAAGAAACGCATTCTGCAGTACGGGATCCTAAATCTCCTTTTATCACGGAATCTGTGCGAAGATAATATAAAGTTTTAACTCCTAATTTCCAAGCCTCCATATGACACTGGTTAATCCATTTAGGGGAATCAGTAGGGTCAAATGAAAGGTTTAGAGATTGTGTTTGATCAATATATTTTTGTCTAATAGCTGCTTGCCTAACTAATTCAAGTTGATTTACCTCACTAAATGTTAAATATACCTCCTTTTCGTCAGGTGATAATATATCTTCAGATAAATTTTGAACAGAACCATTGTCTGCTAAGATTTGATCCCATACTTTATCTGTGTTGTGTCCTTTACCTTCTAATAAACATTCCAATTCTTTATTTTTAACAATAAATGTTCCTTTAGCACCATTAAAAGTGTAGATATTAGCTGGGATGGGCTCAATACCTGCTGAACAATTGTTTAGGCGAGAATTTGAGACTGTAGGTGCAATAGCAAGTAAGTGGGTATTTCTCATACCTGTACCCTTACACCAAGTAGGTTCACCATATTCTTCAGCAAGTTGTCTTGAAGTAGCTTCTGCTTTACTTCTAATATCACTAAAAATAGTATGGGTCCAGGCTGTTGAAGCAATAGAATTAAATGGCAATCCTTTTTGTTGAAGGAATGAGTGCCAACCCATTACACCTAATCCTAATGCTCTACCTTTTTTAGCGTGTCTCCAAGTACGAATAAGTGATTCTTTACCTGCACTTTTATCAATAAACTCTTGCATTACACCATCTAAAAAGCGAATAGATGTTTCTACTACATCAGTATCTTTCCACTCATCGTATTTTGCGAGGTTTAAAGAGCTTAAACAGCAAATAAAACTATGCTCTTCATCTGTGTGGAGTGTAATCTCAGTACAAATATTAGTCATACTGACATCAAGGTTATTCATAGCATATGCTAAAGGGTTGTTTTTATTAACATTATCCTTAAACATAATATATGGTTCACCTGTTTCTACACGTGTTTTAAGTATCTCAAGCCAAAGTTTCATAGCATTGCTGTCCCTATCTTGTAGACGTCTCATAAAAGTATCATCTACTACAACACATTGGTGTAGATTAAGACACTGTCTATTAGGATCACCTTTAGGTCTACGAATCTGCATAAACTCATCAATATCAAGGTGATTGATATCTAAGTTTACAGAAGCAGCACCTCTACGAACTGAACCTTGGTTAGTTGCTATGATAGCTGAGTCGTAGATTTTACACCATGGTACTACACCTTCACTTTTACCATTACCTGTAATTGTAGTTCCTCTAGGGCGAATTCTAGAAACACTAATACCTACACCACCACCTAAAGCGGTAAGTTTCATAAGTTCAGCATTTGTTAATCCAATTCCCCTAACGCTATCAGGTGTATCAATACCAAAACAGCTGATGGGAAGACCCCTATCGGTCCCAGTGTTAGATAACACGGGAGAAGCAAGGCCAATCCAACCGTTCCAAATATATCTGTAGAACTTATTTTCCAGATCTGGTCTATTAATACGTTCTGCGATCGCTTTCGCAACTCTTCTGTAGGCTTTCTTTGGTGTTTCATCCGGTAATAAATACCCTTTAGATATAGTTGCTACGCCTACTTCATCCATCCATTCAGGGTAATCCTTTCCTGCAACCCAATTTGTTGTATCTGCTACTAAATTTCCGTCCATAACTTAAAATATTGCTTCAGCATCCCATTCCATATGGCCCTTGCTGTAATTTGTGACTCTGTTTGCGAAGAAATCAGTGTGCTGTTTACCTGCTGATAAACTATCAAACCATTTCATTCTTTTAAGTGCATTAGGGTCAATTCCATTAACTACACCCTCATATCCTAAATCCCCCATTTTGGTATTAACTCTATGTTTAATAAATGAGATTAAATCTTCTTTAGAACACCCTTCAAGATCACCCAATTCATATACTTTCTCAATAAACTCAAGTTCGAGGTGAAGTGAAAGTAATGCAGCTTCTGTTATTGCTGTTTTGAGCTCCGGAGTGTTGAGCTCAGGGTTTTCCTGGATAAGTGTTCTAAATAACCAGCATCCTGCTTCTGAGTGCATTGATTCGTCTCTAATGCTCCACTCAACAATTTGTCCCACTCCCTTAAGCTTATTTCGCATTTTAAAAGATAGGAGTACGGCGAAAGAGGAGAATAAATTGACCCCTTCTGTGAAAGCAGAAAATATAGCGAGGGATTTAGCGATTTCGTGCCAATCTTTTTCGCCATTAAAACTATCCCTAACTGACATAAGGTTTTCAATCTTAGCCATCGTAGTTTCGTCTTCGAGAAATTCTGAAAAGTCATCAAGTCCAAGTTCTTCATTTAATAGTGAATATGCTTCCGCATGTATTGTTTCAAAGGCCCCAAACGTTGTGGCCATCATAATTATTTCGGGTTTACGGAACCATTTAGTTACCAAACCACTCCAGTAATCGTTTACTACAGTTTCAGTTTGGGCAAAACCTTTTAAAATGGATCCTACTATATTTTTTTCGGTTTCTGTTAAGTTTTGTTTCCAATCGTTTACATCACTCATCATTGGTACTTCAGTGTGAAGCCAATGTGCCTGTTGTTGTTTTAGCCAATAATTATGTGCTTCGGGATATTCGAAGGGTTTATAGACTACTCTCTCCTGCAATAGTTTGCTGTTTGCCATTTAAGTGTTTTTAAGAATTAAGTTGAAAAAATTGTTGTGCTAGAAGATCTCGATCTAGGGTATTCATACTTGTCCCATCAATTTGTTGTACAGGAGAGGGACCTTCACTATCGTCAAAATGGTGATCCATAACTTCAAAATGACCTGTAGATGTATCTGCGTTGACCGAAAATGTCATACCATCCATTCCGTATCTATTTTTCATAATGTGAAATCTACCTGTGCCATTTACTTTATCTTCCTTTTTACGTGAAAGAGATATTGCAATGTCAGTAATCATAATTTTATCATAACTGCCAGCTGCCTTATCACCTTCAATTACATCATCTTTTGCCCCTGCTCTGTTTACTTGGGAAACAGACCAAACAGGCAATTGTAACTCTTTAGCGAGACCTTTAGTACTAATATAAATATCATCTATTTCTCCTTTACGGTCTTGAACTCGCTTTTTAGATGAAAGAAGATCTACATAATCAATAATAACTAAATCAGGTTTAAAATCTAAATCCTCGCACTTTTGGAGGTGTGAACGAAGAGTATTTATAGTTGCCTGCCCAGGAGCATATTCTTTGATAATAAGTTGGCCAGGTAGTTCTTTAACTATTTCGTCTACTCGTTCCCTATTTTTAAATAGTGTATCTACTGACTTACCTGTGAAAAATGCATCGTAGCGTCGACCTACATAATCCTCGCCAAGTTCTAACGTATAGTGAACTACATTAAAGCCTAATTTTACGGCATAGCCACCAAGCGCAACCAAAGTCCACGACTTACCTCCTCCAGGATTACCAAATATAAGACCAAAATCTCCGTTACCCAGACCCCCCTGCATAAGGTCATTAAATTTATCCCAAGGAGTTGGTACAACTGCTCTTGCTTCTTCCCGATAACGAGCTTCAGTATCTTTAATATATTCATGTCCTATGTTTTTTTCTGCACCTGCTTTTAATGCATTATCAATAAGATTCCTAATAGACTCAAAATCACCAGAGTTAAGTAAGTCCACTGAGTTAAGTAGTGCTTTTTTGAGTTGCTGGTTCTTACAGAAAGATGAAAATTCTTTTTCAACATATTCTAAATCTTCATTTGAGGCTTGGTAAGCTTCTCTAAGTTGTTCTTTAATAGATAGCTGGAGGACATCATTTTCTACTTTTTTCATTTCTACCCTCAACACTTCCATTGTGGGTGTTGTATGGTATTGTTCGTAATAATCTAAAATTTGTCCAATAATCCACTTGTGTGCTGAATTGTCGAAGTATTCTTCAGTTAATATATCATATATATTTTGAAGGAATTCTTTGTGTGTAAGCAAAGAGGATAGAACCTTTACTTGAAAGGCTGTACCATATGTTGAGAGACTATTAAGCGTCATAAACTAATCTTGTAAATGTATCTTTTAACCAAAATTCTGTATTTTTAATAATGTGGGTCATACCATCTTCGTTGTATAAACTCATGAACTCAAGTATACGGAGTTCATTTAATGGTTCCTCGGTTAGTTGAGATAAATCTTGCTTTTCTTTTTCTGATAGCATGGGTTCACTTAAGTCCATAATCTTTTTAGTGTTTAAAAGCTTGTCCCAATCTTGAATTACCCTAGCATATACTACACTATTTTTTAGCTTTTGTTCACTAATTTTAAATAGTTGATCAAATTCAAGTTCACCCTCCCCTAACTCAGGGAAACGCTTTAGCACACCTTTTTTACCTAAGCCTTTAATACCAGGTACTTTATCAGAGGCATCACCTACTAACACTTTATAATGAATAAAGTTTTGAGGTATAATACCAAACTTTTCCTTTACAGTACGTGGGTCATAAAATTCTCGTTCTATAGGGCGGTAAACTGTTACATTATCATCTATTAACTGAAGGAAATCCCTGTCACTAGAAACAATATATGATTTTGTATTAAAGCGTTTAGCCATATCTTTTGACATATAAGCTATAATATCGTCTGCTTCTACTTTGTCTATTGATACCACTTTAACTGGTAAGCATTTTAGGTATTGGATTAAGCGGATGATTTGGTCTACTTTAGCATTATTTTCATCATCAATACTATCAAAAATATCCCAATTAGTAATACGAGTTAAGTTTCTACCTGTTTTGTATTCGGGGAGTAGGTACCTCCTATTAGTGGAGGCACCCACTCCATCGAATACTATATATATAGAGGTAGGTTGTATTTGGTTTATAAGAGAACCTAACGAACGTAAAAACCCAGACAACCCCCCTATATGTGTGCCTGTATGGTTAACAAATTTAAGCATAGCAAAATTACGCAAAAATAAGTTTAAACCATCAATAAACACCACCCTCTCATGTTGGCCAGGTTTAGCAGTCGGTTCCCCTTGCTCAATGTTATTGAGCATTTCCAAATAATCCTTCCTATTCATTAATCAGGTTCTTTTTCGAAGTGAGAAATATCTTGTACTTCCTGATCTTCTTCCATGATATCAAAATCAATACCCCCTAAAATAGCTCTCCAGGCTTCTGCATGAGCGTCCTTATAGGTTTTAATTTCTTTATCATTATCATTGATAAACCCATGAGGTGTCATAACAATTTTACCTCTGGTAGTAACTCCATTAATGTGATTTTTATCAATCTGAACATTGGTACGTTTAGCGAATTCTACCTGCTTACCATCTTTGATTGCTTTAATTTTAGATGTACCTGCAGACATTACATTGCCAAATGTTACTACAAATGTTGAATCAAACCACATAGCGTATCCACCTTTATTCATCAACTTAGGTTGACCCATAGGTGATTCAGGTTTAAGTGTCCACACCTTATTAATACAAACTAATGTATTAGTATATGGACTACTTTCTTTACGTGAAAGTACAATACGCTGGTTTACATTATTACCGAATTGGGTAGACATAGCACCAGCATTCCACTCATTATTATTTTTATTTGATTTAAGTGACATTTCGCATGGTACTGAGCCAATTGAGTCCCACAAGAACAATAGATCGTAAGGTAGGTTACCTTTCTTTTGTTCGTCAATCAAATCTAAAATAAACGCTGCTACGTCTTCAATAGAATTAATAGTTTCTCTATCTACATAAATAAAGTTACCATTATAATCTGTAATTTCACCAGTTTCTTCATCAACTACTTCGTTGATTTCAAGACCCATCATTTTAGCATGTTCCCAACTCCATTTCATCTCTGTGATAATAAACACAGGGAGTATTCCTCGTTTCTGGCCGGAGACAGCCGCCTCAATTAAGGCGGTTGTCTTACCGGTATCAGAATGGCCTCTTAGTAGAACAATATGTCCTGCAGGTATGCCTGGAATTGAAGTTACATCCTGGAATGCTTGGGAAAGTGGGATCCATTGTTGGGGCTTAAATTTAGCATTAGCATTAAGCATTTTCTTTTCCTTAAATTTGCTAAGGTCGAAATTTGCTTTAAGCTCTGCTGAAACTGCCTCTGTAAGTGATGCTTTTTTCCTAGGCATTAGCTAAATAATTCGTCAAATTGGTCTATCTTGCTCGTTTTTGTTGGGGGAGTCTTTAGAGCATAATTGTTTTGAGACCCCCCATTATCAAAAGGGAGGTCGTCGCCTTTTCCTTCATCAATAATATCTCCTTCTTGGGCTTCATCTTCAGGTGCCAAGAATGTTTGGAGATTGTTTTTCATATCCTCAAATGAATAACGCTTAAACACGTCAAGAGGATTTGATTGATCATCTAACCAGCTTTGAATCTGGTCAGCATCACCAAGTGGGGTTTGCTTAGTCTTAACACGAACCGAAGACTTATTATAAGCGGTTCCTGTTACATCAGGACCTACAGTATCAACTGTAATATCACGTCCCTGATGAATATCTGTGTAGTCGCCAATGTCGTCATCATCAGCAAGTGAAAGGAATTCGAGGTAAGTATTCTTACCAAACTGCCAAAGTTTAACACCTTGATCTTCTTCACCACGTACAATTACAGGTACGAAGATACGCATTTTGGGGTCAAGCTTCTTAGCCAAACGCCAATTTTCCTTATCACTAGTTGTACGAAGTTGCTTCGCAAACTCAACAATTGGATCTTTTTCACCATAATTGATAGGTGAAATCATAACACGTTCACCAATCCCATAATGGAAGTATACTTCCGTAAAAGGATTTGCTTTGTTAAACTTATTAGGTACAATACGTACTACCTGTTTACCAATGCTTGGTTTCCAAAATAGACTCCGATCGGAGCCTCCATTTCCCTTATTTTGCTGCTGTAGGGAATTCAGCTTACTGCGAATTGCGTTTAAATCCATAATATAACTGTTTAAAATGTAACTTTCATTAAATATAAGGACCTAAATTTAAGGTCCCAAATTAAAGTTCAATGATCTTGTGGATCCTTGTCTTTAATTGTCTTAACTCATTGTGCTGGGTTAGCAAAATGGTGTTTCTGTAATGTTGCCAATTCACCTTATATCTCACATCAACTACCCCTCCGTTTAAAGATTTAATTAGTTCATTAAGGGCGTTAATTGTATATAAAGTATTGGATTCTTTTTTTCTGTGGACTAATATGGTTTCGGGTAAAATTCTCTCTACGCTGCTCGGCTCTACGTTATATGTGCAAACATATTCGTCATTACTTTTTATATATAAAACAAAAATCTTTTTATAGAGTATATCGTAGCTAGATTTTACCTCCAATAATGTCCTCTCTAAATCCTCTAAAGAGGTAAAGGTACAAAATAGCTTGTTGTTCATGTTTGGGCTTTACATATAAATATTACACCCTTTCTAAAGAACTATAATTGGGACCTGCCTCTACTTTAGTAGAAAATCCATATTTCTTAAATACAGCGAGGATAGACAACACTACATATTTCTCATCCTTAGATACATCTAACAAGAATGAATCATAAGTATAATGAACAATCTTAGTTTCACTATTTTTAAGTATATGTATGATTTCTTCTAAAATAAGCACATTATAATACGTTTCCGTGTTTTGAAGTATGTAATTAAACAGTTTTTGAGGCTTCATATCTGTTTTAAAAACATATCCAGATTTACACTTGTATTCTTCCTTACTACTTATATCCTCTATATATTTTTCTACACGTTTAAAGAATTCTAACTCTTTATATTCCTTAAATACCCCTCCGTATAGCTGTTTAAAAGTTAACTCCTTAGCCTTTTTATAATCTACCCCATACATGTCAGCAAATGCTTGGTGTATGTCTTCATGCTCAAATTTGTATCCTACCAATTGTGCCGCTAATGTAGGGTGATAAGCACTAATATCAATCTCTAATAAAAAGTCGTTTTTAGGTATAAACGCTTCTCGACAACCATTTTTTTTATCCAACGCCATATAATTTACACCTCCATAAGTGTTTGAGGGTCGCGTAGTAGTTGTTTTTAGATTAAAACACGTATAAACATGGTCCCAAGGGGTAACATTAGCTTTAAAATACTTTTCAAATAACTCGGGATCTACCTTAATTCCCTCTTGTTCAATCCAATAAAACACATTTGTAGCTTTGATATTATAAAACTCAAAGTGTGGTGGTTTCTCCATAGAAAACACATGCTTAACCGCGTGAAATATCGTTTCACAACGTTCATAATGCTTTACTATGGGGATGATGCTACCTATATTGGCTATGTTAGGATATTGCCTATAGAAAAACTCATGGCATGGGAATGAGTCTGGGATATCTGTAGGATATATATAGTCTATGTCGCTAAGCTTTTTATTAGGTGCTATATTTAAAAATGCTTTCCTATCCCTTACAAATATTTCATCAAAACTATATATTAGATCATAAATTTCATCCATACCACAACTAGTGGTTTCGCTATGTTGTAGTACAACTATAAATCCTTTTTTATAGTTTACTTCCCTAATATAAAACCCTTGGATTCCCCTATGGTAGGGGTGAACGTTTTCATTAGACCATATAGGTTCAATAAAAACATTCTTAAAATTCTTTGCCCTAAGTTGGGTTAATTGTTCATTATTCTCTATGAGCCAAAACATTCACTCCAATATACGAACAAGAGCATTAGCAACCAAATCTGGGGTTATAGATTTTGAGCATTCAAAATGGCGGGGGGTATCTTTATGGTGGGGACACCACTCCCAATCTCCTGCATCTAATTTATGAGTATTAAAACATCCACGGCATACATTAGAGGGGGCACTTATTCTTTCACAATTTTGGAATTCAGTATACTCATCACTAAATCCTGAGATAAGAATTGTAGGGGTATTTAAGGCCCAGCTAACCCAGGATAAACCACTACCTGTTCCTACAAAAGCTTCAGCGTTAAAAATGTCTGTGAATCTATCTTGGAAAGAATAGTCACCTGTTTTATCTATTACATTTTGTAAGGTTCCTCCTAGTTTAGAATCATGCCAGCTATTTCCTAATTTTTCATAGGAAATCATAACTACTTTATATCCTGTTTCATTTAACCAATCAATTATAAGTTGCCACCCCCCCTTATTATTCCAATAAGAAGCATGTTTGGTTCCATGGGGGGCTATAACAACATATTTTTCTTTTATATTGCGTTTTTTATTTTTAATAAAAATAGAAGGTTTAATTTCTTGATATTGTAACCCCAATATGTCACTTGCAGTTTTTTGTAAGGGTTGGGTTTTTACTTCTTTTGGATTTTTATTTAAATTGATATTTTCTTCTTCGTAAAACCATCCTACTCTATACATAGCATATAAATCATGCACTATAGTATTAGGTTCTACAAATTCAACATTAGGATATTCTTTTTTAAACCAATCATTATGAAATGTAGAACACACAACTTTGCAATTATGTTGTTCTTGAAATTGTTTTATATAAGGAAACCATGCTAATGTATCTCCAATGGATTTAGAATCTAAATGAATATAAACTCTTTTATTAGTACAATCAAAAATATGTTCTTTTATTTTGTTTCCATTATTCCAAACTTCTACCCTCCACTTTATAAAATATTGAGGGTTAGGGGAAGTCCACATGTTATTGCTAATAGTATCCTCCCATATAAGTTCATTAGTTTTATAATTAAAGAACTTAACTAAATATTTCTTATCAAAAGAACCATTAATTTCAACTTTAGCTCCTTCAATGAAAGAAATATTTATTTTATTTTCATTAGTATTATAAGAAGCATTATAACTTAAATTATCGTATATCATAATTTTTCTAAAATTAAATTTTTAGTTTGATTAACATCCCCATTTGTATATGATACTAAATTATTGTTATCATACTGGTTTAAGTAGGTGGGGAGTTTTCTCATCAGAATAGGGAGTTTGTAGGAAAGTGATTCTTTAACTACTAAGGGGTTTAACTCTAAAATACTACTAAAATAAAATAAATCAGCAGCTTGTAAAAACTTTTCTACATCATTTCTTTCCCCCCATACTTTACAGTTTTTAGGTTTATTTTTCATTAAGGGACCCCAATAATCTTCAAAATTACCTGCTTGGTTTCCTATAAAGTGGAATATTATATCTTTATCTGTAAGGTGTTTTGCAACTTCGAATATTTCACTTTGGTTTTTACCAGGGGTAAATAATCCTATATTAATTATATGTTTATAACTAGGATCAAATCCTAATTCTTTTTGGTATTTTTCTTTATTAGGAATTAAATCCTCAATCGGATATTCCCAAATATCACAAGGAATTTTTACTACCGATTCAAATCTATTTTTACTCCACTCAGATACTAAAATAAATTTGTCTGGTAGTGAAGATAATTGGTTAGGGTCAGTGTATGAAGAATGTGTAGTAGATAAAATATAATAAGAACGATTAGGTTTATTAAAAATTTTATCTAAAATAATAGTATCTATAAAATGCTCAGGAATTTCTTCAAAATGAACAATATCAGGTTTTATATTTTCTATGTGTTGTAATAAAACCTGTTTATCTTCATAAAGGGTAATTAATTTATTTTCCCCTAGTAATTGTTTTATCTTATTTTTTTGAACAACGTATTCCCAACTTAAATCTTGATATTCTATTACATAAATGTTAAATTGAGATTTAAAATACTCTATTTTTTTTAAAAGATATTGTGGTAACCCTCCTGTTGACAAGTGAGGAGTTACGTAAAGTAACTTTTGCATAACATTTAATATAATAATTTTAATTTAAAAAAACAAATTAAAGTTTATTTAAAGTAAGTGTGTGAGAATGAAACATATACCTAGTGCTAGAGGCATTTGTGGTGCTCTTTGCTCCTATAATAAGGAGGTCCCCCTTAGATAGGGATTGGGGTTGGTAGTTAACACTTCCCGTTACAGGAAAAGAACTATCAGAAGAATTAAATTCTACACTAGCACTAGTAATTATACTCATATTAGGGTTTCCAGAAGAAGGTTGGCTTCTAATAACAAGGAAATCATGAGATTGACCTTGATATTCTGCAGCAGTAACATCACTGGTGGGTTGGGAAGAAACATAAGCTCTAACGGCAAGGTTTACATTATAAGTTCCATCTTCGGGGACAACATATCCTGCTTTCATGTAACTTCCTGCACCTGTAGTAAGAGTAGTAGGGGAAGCTAATGAGTACATATCAAAAATACCAATACTATAACCATACTGCCTACTGCCCATATAATGGTAATATTGATCAGTTGTAGTACTTAACAAGGTTTGTCCTGAGTTCGCGAATGTTGTTTTTACATGTATAGCTGCTAAAGACGCAGATACACTACCCCAATCATCTATAGTGATATCGCTTCCTGTTATTTCACCTGTGGGTCCATGTAAAAATATAGTGCCAGTTCCAAATTTATTATTTATTTGAATTAGACCCCCTAGATTGGTAGTTCCAGGGTTGTCTGTTCTAATAATTACATAAGGATTGGTTCCATTACTAAGTACAAAACTAGCGTTTTCAGTAGGAGTGGTTTGGGGGTTAGTATCTTTTATTTCAATAGAATGACTAGTAACTGTAGAGTAAAAATCAGAATAGGCACCATGATTATGCGCCATGTCTACCATATCAACCTCGGTATTAATATTCCTTGATATAGCAAAAGTTAATTGACCATTTACTCCTTGTGTAGCACTAGGGACATCATTTACTCTAGTTTTAATACGAGCAATAGAACCTGTAGTTGTGATATCATTAAAAGAAGCACTGTCAATTACAAAATTAATTATTCCTGCTTCATCACCTACTTGTGCTCCTACAGATTCACGGCTGGAGCGGATAAGTAATTCTGTTCCTCTACTATTTTCTATTTTGGATTTTATATCAAATGCTTTAATAGGCTTTTCACTTGTACTAAACCCAATACCTATGCGTGGCTCATTATTACTACCAGTTGCAGATATTTTAAATATTGGTTCTCCTTTTGAAGTATTATTTTCTGGGGAGGGTACTCTAAATATTAATTCACCTGAGGAGCCGGTTTGGTCCGCACTGGTAATGATAGCTTCTATAGAGGCAACTGAGGATGTTGTTAAAACATTCGAACTGGTTGCAGGGGAATATACAAAAAATATTCCTGGGATGGAAGATGTTGTGGGTAATGTGTACGACCCTGTGCTTCCTAGAGCTATTCCTATTGCAGAACCAAAAATCATATTATATAAATAAATATGTTCCCTTTACCATTTTTGCTCCTCCTCTAACAGCTAATCTACATGAAAAAGTTTTAGTAGAATCATTATAAGTAATATTATTATAATCTACAGTGTCATTTCCCAACATTGAATAGGGTTGAGGAGTAGTATAAGTAATATTATTAGGACTAGCGACATTTAAAGGCGTATATTTAAAACTTGAATGGGTTGAATTGTCAGGTCTAATTATAGCAATTTGTTCAAACCTAATAGGTTGGGTCCCCCCAACAAGATTAGTAAGTGTATTAGGTAGTTGGCGGGGCATTACTATCCCTTTTACATGAAGGCCTATAGGGACAAAGTTTAAAGAATCAGGAATAACTTCTAAATACACAATGGGAGTAGTACCTGCTGATCCTCCGGCAACGGTATAGTTTATAAAGGCTTTTTGGGTAGTATAGGGTTGCTCAAATGAAGAGGATACATATAACCCCTCCCCACTAACATCATTATATGCTATATTTAATTGGTTAAGTGTTTTTAAATTTCCCATAATTTTTAATTTAATACATTAAATAGTTTCCTCTAACTATAAAAGGATCAAGTTGTTTACTCATCCACCATTTTAATTGAAATGTTTGGTTAAGGTTATTATAAACTATATTAAATGTTTGGGTGGGGTTTCCTGCATTATCATAATAACCAGCAGGATCTACTGCATTAAATAGATTCCAATCCCCTTCCTCGTTAAAATGGTCTTCTTTAAAACTAAAAGGGTAATTTATACCCTCAGAGGATACAGCTCCTTCTGTGTATTCATCACCATTACTAGCGTGGGTAACAGCAGATGATATCATTGTAAAAGTAAAAGGACCTGTGTTGAAATTAACACCTATAGGTTCAACAGAAATAAACATTTCTAATATATTAGCCCCAATTCTATCAGGATCTCCAAAAGCTAAAGCTTGGTCTTCAGCAAAAGTGTTAGCAAATCTATATCTTGAAATTTCAAATATAACAGATCCAGTATAATCATTACCAAGGGGGTAATCTTGGTCATTATCAGGGATATAAACTGTATTATAAAAAGACCCATACAAAGGATTATATACATAATTTACATTATCATTTATACTAGAACTAGCAATAGCAATTTCATGATATAAAGGGGAATTTATCATATATATTCAATTATAGTTCTTATGTTTCGTGTACTCCCAGGTGGTGGAACAGTCATAATCCCCGCTATATATATAAAATCATTACTAGATGTGTCTACTTCATTATCTACCATTCCTGATGAAGATGGATCTCTTCCTACATAAAAATAAGGGGGGCCTTGAAACATGTTATTATAAAAAAAATATGTAGTAAAATCTGTATTGATGGGGGAGGTTATTAAATTTAGTTGGAAATTTGTAGGGTTAGTTAACGTAAGATCTGTGGGGGTTGTTACTGAATTGTCTCCTTCTAGTGTAGAAGGGAGTCTTCCTATTATTTCAAAAATTGCATTATCATAGAATCCTCCTTGATTATTAGAATTGCTATCGTTATAAAAATACATATACCCTTTAAAAGCTGATCTATAGGGCTTGGTAGAGGTGGTTCCTTCTTTAATTATGGGGAATTTTGCAAAAATGGATAGGGTTGTTGAATTCGAAGTTATTATTCTATTGCAACAATATTTTTGAGAGGAAAATGGAAAAACTCCATCATTTCTGTCTGTAAATGCTGAGGTGTTATCATTGGTGAATTGTTCATGTATTAAGTTAGAGTAATTTAAGGCCTGTATATTACTACCACCACCCTCACTTTTAGCAAAAATATACTTACTTTTTTTGGGGTGTAAATTTAGTTTATCAAATACAGGGGAACTACTCATAACAAAATATATTTTAAACAATAATAAACATTATCAATATCATATTGATAAATTTCAAAATTTAAACCCCCATTACTATCAAAAGAACCCGTAACCCTTTTTATGTCATAAATAACCTTATCTTCGGGATATCTAACATCTTCTACAGTACTGCTTACTAAACTATCTCCTGAACTTGAGTCCCATATTAAAGTGGTACGCATAGCTTGGTGTTGGGTATAAGATCCTTGAGTTACGGCATCACATTCAATTCGTGCATATCCAAATTCTCCCGACACATTTTGGGGATAATTAGTAGGATCTAAAGTAATATTAATAGTGTAAACTCCGGGACCATCATTAGGACCCGCACATATATATCCTTCATTATTTCTAAGGTCAAATTCTTTTTTTTGGTTATCCCATACCACATAAGAAGAAGGAGGGGGGCTGCATGCATCAAGTGGTACTATAACATTATGTCTTGTTGTTCCTTGAGCCATTTATTATAAATATTAAAATTATATAGATTTATTCAAATCTATCAAGTTCAGCATTATAATTTTGTGTAACTTGATTTGCACTAAGGGCAAAATCATACATTCTTACTATAGCAATTTTTCCTTTAAAATATTGAGATGTATATGTTCCTATTCTTACAAGAGGGTTATAGAGCAAAGTTGCTGTAGTGTCAATATTTAATGATGAAAAAGTGTTTGTTAAGGATCCATTTTTGTACACTTTAACAGTATTATTAGCACCATCAATAGTTACTACTAAGTGCATCCAAGGTCCAGGGTTCCCTGTAGTTAGGGGTGGGAAAAAATTATTGATGGTATTACTATAATTTGTAGTTGAACCTTCGATATTAACTCTAAGATCTCTACCACTAGTACCTTTTTTAGTTAGTCTTACATGTCTAGAGAATGAAGTCATTAGTATTTCTTCTTCAACATTATTATCACGGTTACGATCTGATGCTAACCATATTTCTATACTAGATGTATTAAGATTTTGAAATCTATATATGGCCGCAGTTGCTTCACTTGAGTCGGGGTCAGGGGAAAGATATTTAACAACTCCACCAGTGGCTTGGATAAAATCATCTGTTCCATCCAACCCTAAATATTTAGCACTTCCTGTAGTATCATATAAAGGACCATTAGCAAATATTGCAGCTAAACTTCCTGTAAGTTCTATTTCAGTACCTCCTGCTATAAGGGGGGTACCTGTACCACCAAGGGGTAATACGGTATAAGTAGTTCCAGGGTCATAATTATCCAAAGATTGCCATAAGGGTCTATTGGCTTGGGAGGGATTCCCACTAACATTAGGATTAACATCCCCCCAAAGTTGAGATCCTGAATCTTCAGCATCTAAGTGGAGCATTAGGCCTGTAGTAACATAATCAGGGGTGTTTGAAGAGGGTATAAAAGAATGGGTTCCTAATAATTCTACATAAGTTTTACCTACTAAACTTTCAGTAACATATGAGGAATTTAAAGCCACATAATTTTGACTTAATAAATTAGTACTACCAATTTGACCCTTTAATAAAGTATTTGTAATAAAACCTTGTTGTTCAATTGTAATAAATCCTGTTACAGACTCTGATTTGTATGTTGCATTTAAGTTTAAAGTCATGTTATTCCTGCAACTAAGCCATGAGTAGGAGCAAAGTGTTGATAAACTTGGTTTACTTCGCTGTCTGAAAGGAAACGGTTATATACTAACATTAGTGATGATTCAAAACTAGAGGCATCATCATGAGTAGTAACCAGACCCCATGCATTGGTAGAACCAGCGGTTGCAAATTCATAAGTTTTGTCGAAGGTTGCTTGGGTTTTAATATTAGCACTATATTCAGGATCATCACTCCAATTCCAAGTTACTTGGTTTTTCCCTATAACTTTTATATCAATGTCTTCACCCGCTCCAGACTTTGCAGTTATTCTTATGACCAACATATGCCATTCTGAAGTGTCGATAAGAAAAGAATCAGTAAAATAATTGTAAACTCTAGGGATAGTACCAGTCATACCTACTGGAACATCGACATGTAAATGGTCTGAGTTAGGGTTAGGCCCTCTGCTTATTCTGTATCTTTGATTAGGGCTGCTGGAGGCATTACGGTATATATACTCATCGGGGTTTATATTAACATTACGTATCCACATTATATGGGTTACAGGATCTGTGGTTGCGAAATCTAAAGTATTGTTAACATTTATGTTATCCATAAATTTATTATTATCAAATTTAAAGTACCTTACACTATACTTACCATTTTCGGTAATACCAAAGTCGTTAATAGTAGGATTTTCTGAAGGATTGTTTATATTTTCAAAAAATAGAGTATAATCATGTTCTTCGGGAGATTGATCTTTATATCGCTTATAGTATCCAATAAAGGTAGTACTTGAAGCATGACCATCATACGTGCTTAAATTACTACCTGTTGCTTGAGAAACTATAAAAAGGTATAATCCATTTGTAATTAAAGGAACAGGGTCATAAGGGATATCATGTCTTGCTTTTAAGAAAACATTTCGACCATGTTGACCTCTAAGTTGGACATTCCTAATATCCCCTTGAAGAAGAATTTTATCTTTACCTAATAAATTACCCATTTATTTTTAGACTCTTGATGCAGAGGGGAATAAAGCTTTATTTAGGGTAAAGGTACCTCTAGATACTACTACACTATTTTCTCCATTACTATCTGCTAAAACTAATTCATGTTCGTATGTAGCGTTAATTTCGTCTGCATCAGAATCCAAGTTATCTGTTAACCATCCAAAATCATCTTTAGTTATTGAAACTAAAAATTTATTATCAGGTTGGTATGCAATTCCTCCTTCACCACTAAAATCACTAGCTCCAGTTGTTTTTACTATTCTTTTAGTAGTATTTGAATTTGCAATTCCGGTAGGTACAGGGCCCGCTGACCAATAAGCTTTATAAGTGGATATGTCCCCCACATCAGTAGTAATAGTAAATTGAATAGTGAAAGTATCATATGCATACTTTGTAAAATTTTGATTTAAAGAAGCCATAATGTTGTAAGTTTTATTTATAAATATTTTAAGTTATTGTTACCGATGGAGAAATTACAATTGCGGGATCATCATATTTTCTTACTTGGAATAAACATTTAAAATCTACATCAAAAGATAAATTATTTGTAAGTTTTACAGTAATATCGTCATCAGCAGGGTTATCTGTTAATTCTACACATATTTCATTAATTTTTATTGGGAGGAATCCAACATTAGAGTCTCTTCTAATCCCATTAAAATCTGTTATATCTAAATAATAGGTAACATCATTAGTTCCACTAATATTAGTAAAGGCATCACACTCTAGTTGTATAGTTAATGCAAGATAACTTGCTCCTGTAGCATTAAATACTATAATTCCTTCTATATGTATGGAATCTTGAGTATCAGTGGGAACTATACTAGATATTACTCTACTACCGCCTGAAAATAAAGTAGTTTCAGTAGACCAAACTTCTGATATAGAAGTACCACTAGTACCTGAGGTACCTGAAGAACCGGAAGTACCGCTTGAGCCTGAAGTACCTGATGAGCCACTAGTACCTGAGGAACCTGATGTACCACTAGAGCCTGAGGTACCTGAAGAACCACTAGTACCTGATGAGCCTGAAGTACCTGAGGAACCTGATGTACCGCTTGAACCTGAGGTACCTGAAGAACCACTAGTACCTGAGGAACCTGATGTACCACTAGAGCCTGAGGTACCTGAAGAGCCGCTAGTACCTGATGAGCCTGATGTACCTGAGGAACCTGATGTGCCACTAGAGCCTGAAGTACCTGAAGAACCACTAGTACCTGAGGAACCTGATGTACCTGAGGAACCTGATGTACCTGAGGAACCTGATGTACCGCTTGAACCTGAGGTACCTGAAGAACCACTAGTACCTGAGGAACCTGATGTACCTGATGAACCACTGGTACCTGATGAGCCTGAAGTACCACTTGAACCTGAGGTACCTGAGGAACCTGAGGTACCTGAAGAACCACTAGTACCTGAGGAACCTGATGTACCTGAGGAACCTGATGTACCGCTTGAACCTGAGGTACCACTAGTACCTGATGAGCCTGAAGTACCACTAGAGCCTGAGGTACCTGAAGAACCACTAGTACCTGAGGAGCCTGATGTACCACTTGAACCTGAAGTACCTGATGAGCCTGATGTACCTGATGAACCACTGGTACCTGATGAACCTGAGGTACCACTTGATCCTGAGGTACCACTGGTACCTGAGGAACCTGATGTACCTGAAGAACCACTAGTACCTGATGAGCCTGATGTACCTGATGAGCCTGATGTGCCACTAGTACCTGATGAGCCTGATGTACCTGAGGAACCTGATGTACCTGATGAGCCTGAGGTACCGCTTGAACCTGAAGTACCTGAAGAACCACTAGTACCTGATGAGCCTGATGTACCTGAGGAACCTGATGTACCGCTTGAACCTGAGGTACCTGATGAACCTGAAGTACCTGATGAACCTGAAGTACCTGAGGAACCTGATGTACCACTGGAGCCTGATGAACCTGAAGTACCTGAGGAACCTGATGTACCACTAGAGCCTGATGAGCCTGATGTACCTGATGAACCTGATGTACCACTAGAGCCTGAGGAACCTGATGTACCACTGGAGCCTGATGAACCTGAAGTACCTGAGGAACCTGATGTACCACTAGAGCCTGATGAACCTGAAGTACCTGAGGAACCTGATGTACCACTGGAGCCTGATGAACCTGATGTACCTGAGGAACCTGATGTACCTGAGGAACCTGATGTACCACTGGAACCTGATGAACCTGATGTACCTGAGGAACCTGATGTACCTGAGGAACCTGATGTACCACTGGAACCTGATGAACCTGATGTACCTGAGGAACCTGATGTACCACTGGAGCCTGATGAACCTGATGTACCTGAGGAACCTGATGTACCTGAGGAACCTGATGTACCACTGGAACCTGATGAACCTGATGTACCTGAGGAACCTGATGTACCTGATGAACCTGATGTACCACTAGAGCCTGATGAACCTGATGTACCTGAGGAACCTGAAGTACCTGAGGAACCTGATGTACCGCTTGAACCTGAGGTACCTGAAGAGCCGCTAGTACCTGAAGAACCACTAGTACCTGAGGAACCTGATGTACCACTAGAGCCTGAGGTACCTGAAGAGCCGCTAGTACCTGATGAGCCTGATGTACCTGAGGAACCTGATGTACCACTGGAACCTGATGAACCTGATGTACCACTAGAGCCTGATGAACCTGAAGTACCTGAGGAACCTGATGTACCACTGGAGCCTGATGAACCTGATGTACCTGATGAACCTGATGTACCTGAGGAACCTGATGTACCACTGGAACCTGATGAACCACTTGTACCTGAAGTACCTGATGATCCTGAAGTACCTGATGTACCTGATGAACCACTTGTACCTGAAGTACCTGATGATCCTGAAGTACCTGATGTACCTGATGAACCACTTGTA